AATCGGCGATTTCGAATGTGATCGGTCGCCGGTGCAAGCGACCCAGTTCGAAGCCGAGAACAAACCGCTCGTCGAGCAGATGGAGAAAATCCACCTGGAGCGCGGCGGTGGTGGCAACCACTACGAATCCTACGCCGCCGCATGGCTGTTCGCGGCAACCAAGACCTCGATCGATTGCTTCGAGAAACGCGGCAAGCGCGGGTATCTTTTCACCGTCGGCGACGAACAGCCGACCCCGATTCTGTACGCCCATCACATCCAGAAATTCCTTGGTCTCGACGAGGTCAAGGATCTGACCGGACCCGAAATCCTAAAATTGGCCTCCGCGACATATGACATTTTCCACGTCATCGTCGAGGAAGGTAGCCACGCGCGAGCGCATCCCGATCAGGTTCGGCGCGAATGGGTCAAGACCTTGGGCCAGCATGTTCTGCCTCTCGGTGATCACAGAAAACTCGCTGAAGTGATCGTCTCCGCAATAGAGGTTGCCGAGGGTCGCGACAAAGATGCCGTCGCCGGGTCGTGGTCTGGTGCCACGTCAGTCGTGGTCGCCAATGCGATCCGCGATATCGTTGCCGGCGAACACCGCGAGGGAGCCGTCAGGCTCAACTACTAACTGGAGGCTCGACCCATGAGGCGCGCGACAGCCGTTATCGGGGCCAACTACGGCGACGAGGCCAAAGGGCGGATGGTTGATTACCTCGCATCTGGCGTCTCGGCCGATTGCGCTGTCGTGCGCTTTAATGGCGGAGCCCAAGCTGGGCACACCGTCGTCACGCCCGATGATCGGCGACGTGTGTTCCACCATCTTGGCTCCGGCACCCTCGCTGGGGCCAAGACCTACCTCGCCAAGCACTTTGTGCTCAATCCGATCTTGTTTTGGCATGAATACGCCGAGTTTCTGGAGGTTCGGCTAGCGCCCCCAGTCGCGGCTGACCCGCGCTGCTACATGACGACGCCTTACGATATGCTGATCAACCAGATGGTCGAAGACCACCGAGGTGCCGCACGACACGGCAGTTGCGGGGTCGGATTTGGCGAGACCATTGAGCGCAACAACTATCCGGCGTTTCGCCTGTTAAAAGACGACCTGTCAGCCTCTGATAAATTATTGAAGCAGAAACTGATCAACATCCGCGACAACTGGATGCCCGCGCGACTGCACCAACTTGGCGTCCCGCCACTGGTTGGAGACGACACGCATCTCGGCAACAACTGGGTTGACGCGTTCATCGCCGCCGCACGGAAGTTTGATCATGCCGTACCCTCAGCGGGGCTGGAATACATCCAGAGTTCGCAGATCATCTTCGAGGGCGCACAGGGGTTGCTGCTAGACCAGGAATACGGCGAGTTCCCGCATGTGACCCGATCGAACACGGGGCTCAAAAATGTCGTGCCGATCGCCCGCGCACTTGCCCTCGAACTCGACGTTGTTTACGTCTCGCGCACCTATTTGACGCGCCACGGCGCTGGAGCGATCAAAAACGAATTTGTTCCGAACCCGGTCCCGATAGACGCAACCAACCAAAGTCATCCCTACCAAGGCACCTTGCGCTTTGGTCATCTCGATCCGCGTGGCCTCAAAGAAAGGGTGAGCCACGACCTAGCGATTGGTGGTCGCTCAGTATCGTCTGTACATCTCGCCCTGACCTGCTGCGATCAGGTTACGATCGCCATGCCCGATGTTGGGTTAGCGATCGGCTATCGCGGGTTTGGCCCGCGCCGCGATCAAACTGAAACGGTCATCTGATCGAATGGAAAGCGGGGAAGCTCACCCCGCCTCCCGAGATGCCGAGCAGGATCTCGATCAGGAAAATCACCACGATGACGACGCAGATGATCTGCGCGAGCCAGCGGAACGGTGCCAAGATTGGCACCGCCCCAAAAATATACAAAATTAATCCTAAAACAAGACATAGTATAAGAATTTGGATCAACAAGCCGATCATCAGGCTCTCCTAATCCCGCGATTTGTTGACGCTCTCAACGGGTACAGTTAGAGTGGTCGGTGGCGTCGCCACGCAGGGCATCGCAGGGTACGGCTGCGCATGGCAGCGCAGGCGCGGAATGGCGAGGGAAGGAGGGGCGGGCATCGGCCTGGAATGGTGATAGGGCGGCTCAATGCCGCCCTATCGCTCCGATTACGGGCCAGGCGCGACTGGTGCCGTCTGCGGGGTCGAAACGACATTCGTAAGGTCAAGACCCTCGGCTGCCGGTGTCGCATCAACAACGATGTCGAACAACGCAGCGGTCGTTCCCGTTGTGATCGGCAAGCCGGCCGTGTCGGTGATCGTGAGCCCGATGCCGCCGCCCGAATTGCCTGCATCGCTTTCGAGTACGAGCGGGGTCAGGATTACAGCAGCGTTGGTCGTGCCCGGCATGACACCAATTGCGGCGCCGAGACTGGCGGCAAAGGTACCTGTGGTTACAACCGTCGAGACGTTGCTGGCCGGCATCGGCACTTGAGTCTGGGATGCGTCGAGGGCAACCAGCGCGATTGCGGTGACCTCGTCGCTCGGCAGCGCCAAGTGGCCATTGGGTAGGGTAGTGAGAGTTGCCATCAAAAGCTCCTATTGGCTTCACGGACCCGCGTCGGTTGGCGCGGATTGTTTGGTCGAAGCGACATTGGTGAAATCCAACCCCAGTTCGACCGGCCGGGTTGGAGCGACGTTCTGCGCGATCTCTTCAAGCAGGGTGATCTCCTCCTGCTGCAATGGGGCAGTGGCAACGTTGCCCAGCCCATCAATCGTCACCAGCAGCAGATTGACGGTGTTCCCAACAGTGGCTGCCAGTGCGGCGACCTGTTGCGTCAACAGCGTGACCTGGTTCTGCAATGCTGCCTGATTGGTGGCCAGCAGATTTTCGGTGACGGTTGCTTCGTTCTGAGTGAAAATTATTGCGGCAACCGACTGCGCGATGTCCTGCACGATCGCCAGCACCTGACCGAGGTAGCTGCCGAAATTGAAGATATTGATCGGCTGGCTCAGTGCGTCGGGCGGATCACTCATTGCGGCGTCCTAATATCATTTATTGGCCCAACGCGCCAGTGACGATTGCGAGACAGCCCGCAGATCACTCTTTGCCAATGTCTGGGAATTTGGCGTGCACCTTGCGGCGAACCTCAGCTTTTTCAGCCGGAGAGCCGTGTTGCGCGACTCTGGCCAACGCATTGCGTCCATGACTTTGGTCTGGAATCGGGTAGGAGCCTCCGCCCTTACCCTTGGGGCCAGATCCCTTGCCGGGCAATGCAAATTCACTGCTGGGCATTTTCTCGCGCTCGCCGTAAGTCAGGCGACCGCCTTTCTTCCATCCCCCGCGATCGAGGCGGCGACGGCCCTTAGAGCCGCCGTCTTCTTCAACATGCTTGGTTTTCCCCCCACGGCTGTAGTGCGGCAATGGGCCAACGCCATTGGCAGCACCACCGCGCTTGTAATGCGGCATCTTGCCGACCCCAGGGGCATCTGGGATTGACGGCAGAGTCACATCGTCGCAATCCGCCTCACGGCCCTTCTTGGCCATCAGAATTCCCGCCGCAACTAAGACGCGAGTTCGTCGTTATCGGCCATGTGGCCTTCTTGCTTGGTGCGGGCCGCCGTCGACAGTGGCGTCGCATCAGCACCAATACCGCCACCGCGCTTGCGGCCAGGGCGGTCCATCCGGCGATGCTTGGTCTTGCCGCCTTCCATCTCCGCCTCTTTCATGCCGCCACCCCGCTTGTAATGGTGGTGCTCGACATGCTCGGCCTGATGGTGCTCGACGTGATGCTTGGCAGCGCCGCCGCGAGCGCGCTTGGCACGACCGCCCTTGCTGCGCTCTTCGCCCTCAGCCTCTTTCTCGACGTTGTTGTCCGCCGTGTAGCTCATTGGCTTGCCGCCATGCTCCTCTGGCATGTCAACTTCGCCGCCCTTACGTCTGTGATGTCCTCTTCCGGCCATCGCTAGTCTCCTTCAATCTCGGCGATCCGCGCCGCCGGTTTCCCAGCTGGGACCCGTCCCGGTAAAGGGGCGAGGCTACTGCCGCATTGGCGGCGGTATTGGCTAGACCTGCTGGACTCCGAAGATGCCAGCTTGAGTCAGCATATTATTCACATTGGGACGCCAGAACAATTGCATTGCGACAGTGCCGTTCGACGGCGTGCCGGTGCCGATATTCAGCGTGCCGCGAACGTCACCAAGCAGATTGGTGCTCGGCGAGGTCGTTACCGCCGGGACAAATGCGACACCCGTCCCAGCAACCGCGATCAGCGCGTTGTTCCAATAAACCGTGAGGTATCCGAAAGCCGACACCGCCAGCGGAATGCCATATACGTCGGTCGTGCCGATCGTCAGCGCGCTGCCGCTGGACCCGGCCTGCGGCACCGCCGACGCCACGTACTTGAACGCCTTCAATGTTGTTGCAGCGCCCGTCACCAATTGCGTCATCGGGTAACCGTAGAGGTCGTAACCCGAAATCAGCATCGTGCCGGTAAGGCCAGCGACGACTAGACAGCGACTTATCGCCGTTGCCGGATTCCACGCATTGGCAGCAGCATTGGCACCAAATGCCACCCCACCATGCGTGCCGTCGATCGCTAGCAAACCAGTGACCAATTGTCCAGTCAGCGCGTTGACTACCGAAGCGCCAACCGTAATTCCGGCACCGCTAGTCGCAACCAATGTCGCCGCAGTGCCGGCAGTTACTGCCTGCGATGCCGCGATGTTGTTGGCCGCCAACGCTGAAGGCGCTTGGTCGATCAGAGTGAGTTCGCCGGCCGCAAACCCGTAGAACGGCTCCGTCGCGCTCATCCCCGGCTGATAGGTGAACGGCGGACGCGGGTCTAGCCAGCCCCAGCCCCTGTTGCCCAGCGACGGAGAGGGATCGTCAGGGTTGTTGTCCTGAGAAAATCCAATACCGCCAGGGCTGCGACCCTTGCCAAACGCTATTACCGGGCCAGTGAAATCAGTGCGAGCCATTCAGGCGCTGTCCTTTTTCTTGGGCAGCGTGATCACGTTCTCCGAACGAACGATGCCTACGCGCTCCATGTACGCTATCGCCTTGTGCATTCGGGCAGTATCGTCTTTTGCAAAGCCGATGAGCGGATTGCATCGACCGCAGAGCAACCCTCGAACGTGTAGTTCGCCAGTCGCCTCTTCGAGAGCGTGATCGTGATCCATGGCGAGCGCCTTGACCTTGCCATTGCGCATCGCAGTCTCGGGCTCGCCGCAACTGGCACAGACACCGTTCTGCTCAGCAAATAGGCGAGCAAAGACGACCTCGCCTTCGTGACCCCACTTTTTGCGGATGTCGTAACGACGATATTTGGCCGGATTGTTCTTTCGGTCTTCGCGCGCATGTGCATAGCGCAACTCAGGCACTTGGCTATAGCCATCAGGCTGGTACAGATTTTCGATCCGGCAATCATCGCGATCGTTATTGCGGAACCGCACAGCACCATCTGGCCATTCGCCGTAGACATAAAGCCACGCCAAACGCTGCGCAGGATGCCGCTCGCCTCTGAACCCAATAAACCGATATCCGTTCGGCTCAACACTGCCAGCCCGTTTGCCTGCCGTAACCGATTTTCGAGAAGCCCGATATGTGAAGATTCCCGTTTTGGCGTCGTAATGGAGAATTTTCCGGACATCATCTGCCGTAAGCGCGCCAGGAACCACGACGGCTAAGTTAGCGAGGCGCTCGCGGGCTGAGCTCGGCAGCGTTGGGTCTTTAAATCCAACCTCTTCCTTCGGCATTACGCCATGTATGTAGAGCCACGCAAGTCGCTGCGCGGCATGCCGTCGACCATCAATCCGAATATATCGCAGCCCGTCAGATGAATTGATTGTTCCGGCCAAGCCGCCAAACCGGACCCCACTACGTTTCACGCGATTACGAAACTCGCCCGTTTCCGAATCGTATGCCAGAAGCTCGCGCAGCACATCCAATCTCGGTGTCGTCGCCAAAGCACATTCCTCCGTCGTTTTACAGACGGATTGTAACTCAGGTGATCGGCAACAGCGCATACAACTCAACTCGTTGGATTAGTGCCGTAGCACGACCGAGGGTTGTAATAGCTCAATGAATAGCGCTCATACCCCTTGACCAATAAATTGTCGGTAGAAAATTCTACCTCCATGCTCATCTCAAAGGGGATACGTTCCATATACGCCAACCCCGGCACGTTGGTCAGCAGGAACCACGAATAGGCTGAGGTGAGGTAGTCGTTGACGAAATACCCTTCCTTTAGACCGCCAGTGGTTGAGCGGATGGCGTTGACATCGTTGTCGCCAGTGCCGGGCCGCAGTTGGGTCTCCAATAGCCGGATCGCGACTGGCTCCAACTCCGGTGGGATCAGCAGCATCTTGGCGCGCGCATAGAGCTTCAATGCCGCCTGATCGACAAACTGACGGCGGATCGAGATCATTGCCGACAGCAGTGTCGTCTCGGACAGATCGGCTGCGGTCGTGAAGGCATTGGCGTAGGAACCGCCGTCGATCGGGTGAACCGTCGAGAACAACGGCTGACCGTCGCCGCCGACAGCCTGCTGGTAGACGAAGCCGAGATTGAAGACCGAGGCGGCGTAGATTTCCTTGGTCTGGTTGAAGCTCTCTTGCAGACCGAGGTTCGACGGATTGAACTGGGTCTTGTAGAGGTTGTCGTCGATCGCCGGCCGGGTGATCGCGTAGCCGAGCGCGATTTCCAGATGCGATTGGTTCCACGTGAAACGTTGGCCCGCGCGGTTGTCGAAAACCGTCGTGGCGCCTTCATTCTTCAGTCGCGCCAAGGGCAGGTAACGGTTTTCAATCGTGCGCTCGACCGCCTGCTCCGACTTGATGTATTGGAAAATCTTGTCGTATTGGCGGGGGATTTGCTGGTATTTGCCGGTGACCGCGCGCAGCCCCGGCAGCAGCATATCGTGGATTGATGAGAGTGCGACTGGCATCGGTTACACTCCCGTCAGCTGGCGGTAGAACTCATTGTTCCACATCACCAGAACTTTGTTGTAGGCAGTTGTCGTATCGGACCCGTTTGAGCCTGGCGGGTCAGTGACCAGCGACAGGATGCGAAACGGAAAGGCGGCGGTGGTCGCTGGGGTCGTATTGAGATCGAGATAAGCGCCCGACTGGCCGTTTAGCTGGTTGCCTGTGCCGTAGGCGTAGGTCGCATTCATCCCGACCATTGCCTGGGTAGCGGGAACTGGCGATCCGCCGCTCCACCCGGTCTGGACGACAAATGTGACATTGGGGTCGTCTACGATCGAAGCGTAAACAACCCCGTTGGTCAACTGGTCGCCGCCTGGATACCAAGCGCTCCACACCAGACGGCCTTGGGAGGCCGAGATGTAGTAGCAGCCGTTGAAGATGCCGACGGGCATCACCGTCGAACTGACCGACCCTGGAGTTAGGGTGTCGATGTAGCCCGACGACAGCAGGGTGACTGGGTCACCCTGGAAAATGGTGTGGGTGTTCGAATAGAGGATCTGATAGCGCGTCTGGTTCGCGGACCACGCAGCTCCGATCTGGAGCCCTGAGTCCTGAAACCCGTTCGGCGCGAAGATATTGGCCATCGGGACTTCCCGACTTGGCCCTCAACCCTCGACCGATCTGGGTTTGCGGGGGTTTGCGATCGACCCGCCGATCGCGCTCTCAATCCCGTCAGCAGCGCCCGTCGCGCTGGGGGACCGTCTCTCGGACTTCCCGCAAGTCCGTTAATTGTGACTCTATAAAGTAACTACTGGCAGTGCGTCAAGCGGGTTTAAGAAACTTGACGCACTGGGATTGGCGGCCACGGAGAACGGGGACGACGTAACGTTTTCTCCTGCCGCCGGACGGGGTTTTTCAGCCCTGTTGGGCTAGGTCACTCAACCGTCTTGACCGTGTTCCATTCTCTCGCGACAGAAAAACACCTGATTGTCTACCACTGCCCGCTGATGCCAACCGTCTGGGTTGGCCTTCCACCAATTATTGCCTGGATCGGGAAGCAGTCTGGTGTCTAACAGGGACAGATACTCGGAGGTCCCCATCTCAACCATCTTGTATTCGCGCATTTTATGGCTCCGATGATAGGGGGCCGTCATCTGATATGGGGGCTCCCGGCGCGTATTGCTGATTGATTTTTGAGATGCGCCGCACCGAAGGGTGATCGCGGGTCAATTGATCCGGGGCACCCCCATACATGATCTGCTCCTGGTGCAGCACCGGCTTCATCGCATCCTCGATCTGCTCCATGCGGGCCTCATCGACCAGATAGGTCGGGCGCTCATAAAGTACAGTATCCTTGCGGCGAATTACGGTGTCGCTGCCCATGGCGTATTCCGGGTGGCGCGAGGCCGGCACCTGCTTCCAATGGTTCTCGCGGATGTCGATGATATGCTCGTTCTGCGGCTCGCCGTAAATTTTCTCGGCCTTCCACTCATAGGTGAAGCCGGGCGGAGGCTTGGGCGACTCCATGATGTTGACCTGATGCCGGCGGCGCTGCAAGCGCGGACCATCGGTCGGGGTGCTGGCAAGACGCGGATTGCCGTCGCGCGGCGAGAGGCGTGGAGCACGATCGGTAGCCCGCGCCTCAGATTGGTAGCCTGCGTCATTCACGTGCCAAACTCCCGTCAGTCGGAGATCCATCATCGAGATAGGTCATCGTGCACCACTTTTCGACAGCGACCGCTGACCGCTTCTTGCCCGTGATGACATCGATGGCCTCACCAAACGTTCTCATTGCCACGGCACGTTCTTGCTCAGGATCGGCAAGGCACAATCCTCGGAAATCCCTGCCGTCACCAAATCCCTCACGCACGTAAAACGTGATAGTGCGCGCCGCCTTGTCAGCTTCGCAAATGATCCGGGGGTTCATCTATTCCTCCGGTTTGGCCCCAACTGACCCTCGCGGATCAATTCGAGCTTGGCCTTGGCCCATTCCGCCTCGGTGATTCCGTCGCGGCGGGCCTGCTCCTTTTCCTCGCGGGTCAGATAGACCTGCTCGGTGCCGCCGCTCGCCTGCGCGGTGTTCGGCACACTCCCCCCTGCTGGAGCGGTCACCATGCGCCGGTCATTGCGGTTATCGCGATCCTCGGGATTGCGTCCTGCTGGCTGATTGGTCCGCTCATTGGTTTGCGCCGCAACCGGATCTGGCCGCTGACGCAAACCAAGTTCGTAATCAACATAGTCAATATATTCCTGACTGCCGGGGTCTAGGCGCTTGATGCGCTGTGCGTACCCGGCGGCAGCGGCGACCTGCTGCTGGAAATCGGCGTCATTGAAATAGCGCTCGCGATTGGCGCGCAGCCAGTCTTGGACGCGCGGAGGTTGCCCGCGGATAAAGGTTTCTTGGCGTTCGGATTCACTTGGCTCGGATTGCGTCTCTTGTCGCCGCTGCGCATCGGGGGTTGCCTTGCGTGCCTCCAATGCTCGCTTGCCCGCTTCGAGCGTTGTAATCCTCGATCCAAGCAACGCCATATTAGCCTGAATCTCGGCCAGTTTGTCGGCATCGCCCTCGGTGAACGCCGTCTTGTACTGCCCTTTCAGACCGTTCATCTGATCGGTTGCCGCCGTCAGCGACGTTGAGATCGCCTCGAACTGAGCGTCATCGACCGAGCGGGCAGCGGTGTCGGCGCCATCCCGAGCGCGGGCATCGGCATCACGCGCCCGAGCCTCGGCCGCCTCGCGGGCGCGCTGGGCATCACTAGCGCGCTGGCGCTCAGCCTTGATCTCATCTTCGCGCTTCCGATCCCGCTCCTCAAGCTCAGCCAGTTGCCGCTTCATCTCCTCGACGATGCCGCTCTGATCGTCAATCGGCTCATCGACGATCTCGATCTCGCGATTTTTCTGATCAACATCGGTATTGGGGTCAGTGACCCGAGTTTCAGACATGGGCTAGATCACCATTCCAGTGCCATAAATCGACCGGGGTATTTGACCCGCGCCCGAATGTGCGCGTCCTGCAGTACCCGGCAATGCGCAAACCGATGAAACCCGTAGAGTTCCTGAATGCCGCGGTTCCAGCCGTCGCTGTCGCGGAACATTACCCAATCACCACGCGCCACAGTGGCGCCGTGGAACTTGGTGTGTTCGTCATCAACGAAAGCGGTCGGGCCGACCTTGAGCACCAAACCAATGCTGCTTTGCCACTTGTCTTCTTTCTGCGTCTCGGCTGAGGCCGTCAGATTCTCGCTCAATTGGGTGCGAATGTATTTCAGGATCAGAACGTCGTTGAAGAACAACTCAATGTCATCGAGATCGCCCAATAGCCGATAGGCTTGCTCCTTGGCTTCGTTTTCCTCAGAGAACGTCACCCGATGCTCTGCGGGACGCACGCCGCTCGGCGTCACCAACGCCCGTTCAGGCATTAAAAAACTGGTATTCATTGCCGGTCCTGCTCTCTTTTAATATCTTCGGCGTGCTCGGCACCGAGCCGCAATCCCTCGATCACCCCACAAGCATACTGGTAGGCACCGAAATCAGGGGCAATCCCATTCCCGAGATCGGAAGCTTTGTCGCGGCGATCGGTATCAATTCGCCGAATCAACTCGTCCACAAACCAGGGATTATAGCCACCACCGATCATCAGTCGAAATCCTGACGGCTGTAGATGCGGAAAACCAGATGACCCACTAGATGATATTGGCTATCGTCGAACGAATTGACGGCGGGATACGCAGTCATCGCGGCCCCCCAAGGTGGATCGGGTCAATGCGATTTGGGAAGGTCACCGCTGCCGCCTGCGGGGCAAACTGCATCGCCTGCTCGTAGCACCGGATCACATCAATCTGACCCCCGCAGCCCTCGTCATGGCGTATCGCCACCTCGACCGCCTGCTCGGCGGTCGCCCCCATTTCCATGGCCCCCAGCGCCAATTGCCAGCCTGAGCCAATGGCGTAAAACGGTGCTTCAACCTCAATAAAGACGGGCTTCTTGCCGGAGGACAGCGCAACCCGATTGCCCGATCGAATTTCGATTGCTTGGTGCTCATCAAGATCGGGGGCGTCTTTCAGGGCACCCCCTTCGGCAAGCCAACGCGTAAATATCGCGGCGGCACCGATAGGGCCAGAAAAGCCGTAGTGATTGCCTTCGGCCGAAGTGCGGAAGATTTTACTGCGGTGACCGACGCGACCGCCATAGCTGGCTGTGACAAGTCTGTCGGCGCAGAGAATCCCATCCCTGAAGCACACTACCGTCACTTACTGGTCGCGGAGAATCCCATCGCGCGCCTCGTTCTGATGGCGATGCCGCCGTGCGGTTCTGGGATCAGTCCGTCGAACCGCTATGCGCTACCAGAGCGCGGCTTTCCCAGCATTCGTGGCTGAGGTTCGCCAGTACCGATGCTAGTTACGAATCAATTGCGCCATTGTCAAGCGGCGGCTCGGTGTTTCACGTGAAACACCCCTACCACTCGTAAGGTCCATAGCGATCAATCCCCGCCTCTCTGATTTCATCAACATTTTGCAACCATCGCTCAAAATCGTCATATGCGACTGGGGCTCGCGAGCCAGCAAGAAGATAACACGCTGGACCTTCGATGATGATTTTAATGCCAGGAACGTAGTCGTCAGTCGTCGTGGACACTCGAACGATGCGGTGATCGCGCGGAATTCCAAGAGCTTTCTCCAGCGCGTGAATGTCAATGACAAATCCATTGAATTGACGCGGTCTACTTTGCTCCGTCATCCCGTAACCTCCGCCAAAAACCATGCTCGATCATGGTCAGTTCGCTGTGCCACCCATCGCTACGGGTGACATTGCCACATTTGCACCGATGGGTAATGCGCCAGCCCTGCTCACGGTCATATTCGATATGCGGCTCGATCAGACCATCGCACTGCTGATGACCAGGAGCGGCACCGCGGCGGTCTCGACGTTTTTCCATCGCCGACAATTCGCCCGCATGCGTCAGCACCAACGCCCGCATGACGGGCTCTCCTTTTAGTCTCCCGCCACAGCGGCAGAGCCGATCTTGCGGGCGCTTTTGGTCTTTTCGAGACGGCCGAGCGCACCCTGCGCGCCGCCACGCATCTCTGGGTCAGCGCTAAACGGCGGATGCGGCTCGCCAGCCTCTTCCTCGATACTACCGCCATCGGCTCGCCCAGCACGCCCCCCATTGCGGCGAATCCCGCCAGGTGCCATCGGCATGGGCATGCCTGGGCGCGGTGGCATTCCCGCTCCCGGCATACCTCCCGGAGGAGGACCGCCCATTGGTGGTCCGCCCGCGCCCATTGGGGGCATCGGTGGTCGAGGCGGTGGCGCGCCGCCAATCCCAGCCGCAGGAACCGGGATCGGCACCGGGCGCGCCGGACCTTGCCCAGGTGCGACGATGACATTGACGTGGCTGGCCTTGCCGCCACGCTTTGTGTGGCCACCATCGGCAAACCGATCACGAGCGTAATGGTCAACATCGCGCTTCTGTTCGGCATGCATGCGGGCGGCGTCTTTCTCGCCCGACGCGTCACGTCCCTTGCCGCTGTTCGACGCCCCCTCACCACCATTGCGGTCGCGGTAGATCGAGTCAACCTTGCCGCCGTCCGCGCGTCTTGCCCGATCAAGCCGATGCCTGCCTGAGTGACCCTCGGCGTGACCGCCATCGCGGAGATTTAAGTGAGTGAGCGGCGATCCCTTGTGCATTGCGCGCTCGTGGTCATGCACGCCCTTCGTCACAAGAATTTTGTCAGCGGCTTCGTCGCCGCGACCCCCATGTGCGCGGTGATCGCGCTGGATTTCATGAATCCGCTCGGCGTGCTGCTGCACCGCCATGTGGCGCAGATGAGAGTGGTCGTGCGAGTTGGCCATACTGGCGGCTCCCATAGACAGAGAGCCGCAGTCTAGCACACCGATTAGCTCAATACCAAATCCCGACGCGCTGGGGTGGGCATCAATCAAATGTGTGCGGGACGAACCTCGAACTATTCGAGATGATCAACCCATTGTCCTCACGGACGCCCATGCCGCATGCCTCGTCGTGCACCATCCAGACACCAAGATTAGCGCGACATCCTGAGAACTCTGGCGGCTCGGCATAGGCTTGATAGACGAAGTTGCCTTCGGCGTAGCGACCATCAGTCTCGGCGAGCACATGGCCCGCTGGGTCGTAGATGCCGATGTTGTTGCCTTCGCGCCCAAGTAGCGGCTTACGCACCATGGGCTTCCCTTGCAGGGGACTGGGTTCGCGGAACGCAGGCAATAGGTTCTCGTGCTCAGGGAACATGTCCCAGAGGATCGGGAGCAGACCTTTGTTCGAGAGCAGCATCTTCCATGCCGGCTCTAGCCAGACTGAGCCTGACCCGCGAATGTGAGCGCCGAAGTCGTCACGCATCAGCCACTCCCACGGGTATAGCTTGAAGATCTGTCGCATGGCGGTGCCGTCGAGATCAACGAAGGCGTTTAGGCCATCGTGCCAGCCGATCTCCTTGATGGGCAGGAATTTGACCTTGTAGCCGGCGTCCTCAGCCGTGCGACCAATGTACTGAACAGTAGCCTCGTCCTCGGGCATGGGTGTTGCGGTAGTGACGTAGAGCCGATCAGCATTTCGACGACCGACCAGCAGATTCTGCCACCGAGCGACGATGTGCTCATGGATTGAGTTGAACTGGTCTGATTTGGGAAAGCGTTGCTCGCGCCAGTTCCACTGCACGATGGATGCCTCAAATAGGCTGGTGGGTGTGTCGGCGTTGTATTCGAGGAGCTTTGGTGGCGACTTGCCGTCGTACATCATGTCAAAGCGGCCGTAGATCGCTGGGTCTTTGCGGTCCCAGCTCTCGGCGATCAACGGCACCAACTCAGGCTCGATACCGAGAAGCGGAAACAGCCGTTCGTCAATGATGCGCTGGACGGCGTAGATGCAGAGCCGATGTACCTTATTCGCCGCCGCTTCGATCTCGTCAATTTCCGCTGCGGTGAAATGGTAATAGGCGTTCTCGGTCCAGTACGGTATCCCGTCCATTAGGTAGAAGTCGAACCCCAGTTTCTCGATTTCGCTCGACCAGTTGGGTCGCGGGTCTATGGTGATCCGTTCCATTTTGGTAATCCCCTGAAGTGCGAAAATACACGAATCGTGCCGTATAACACGCCGATGAAGGCAGCGAGAGTGGCGGCTTTCCACAGAACCCAGAAGAGGAAGTGGGCCACAAACCACGCGATGATGATCGCAATGATGATCTCGACACAGATGCGGATCATCATTCGCCTCCAGACGAGGAGGCGGAGAACGCCGAACCTCCGAAACCTCCGCGAGAGACCGAGCCACCCGATGTGATGCCCGGCGACGAGGATGAGGAATGGAACCCGCTCCACGAACTGGCTGAGCCGCCAAACCCGCCTCGACCCGGCGTCACCGTGCCGATGGAACGCCCACCCGTGGTGTACGCAGTGCCCCCGCGATCAATGTAGACAGGACGCGAAATATAGGTCGTTCCACCGCCACCAGACATCATGTTGCCAAGCATGAAGCCAGTCATCATCGGTATGAATGAACTATCTCCACTACCTCTCGGCACACAGTTCCCTGGTCCGTAGAGTTCCTCACAGCTATCTCTATTAGAGTAGCGCGGGGCGCTCGCCGCTTGTTCCTGAGATGCCCTAGCAAAGGCATCTAGGCATTGTTGAGCAGTGTAAGTTGGGTCCTTTTGGCACTCGGCGAGAGAGTTGAAGACGCGCTCTTGGCTGTTATCGCCGCTGCAACCGTTAGGGCCGCAGGCGGCGAGCAACAATAGTGAGCCAAGGCACGCGGCGTTACGAACGCGCATGTGCCTGCTCCTATTTTTTTAGGGCTGCGAGCCGCTCACTCAGTGATTTGGTCGACGCCGCACCGTGCACTTCGGCGAGTGCCTCCGCGATGTTCGGATCGTCGGCGGCGTCGTTGCCCGCGTGGTGCAGGGCTGCGGCCTTCATGTCCGCCGATTCGGCGCGTTGCCGCGCGTCATCTGCGCTCTGTTGCATCACGTTAAGCGCCACCGTCAGACCACTCGTCGGAGATTTTGTGAGACCCGCCACAACAGCAGCTTGCTGTGCGCGTTCGCGTGCGCGCTCCTCTTGGATATTGGCGTGCGCCAGATCGTGACGGGCCGCATCGAGGTTGCGCTTGGCTCCGGTCAGCGCCGCCGCTTTTTGCTGATAGGCATTCTCAGCCTCTGTGATCAGCTTTTGGGTCGCGTCAACATCCTTGCGGTCGCGCTCCAACTCAGGCGCGATGTTCTCAATTTTACCGACAAGCGATGCAAGGGATGCCTCGACCGAGGCGTCGCCGCCCTCCAGCTTTTTTTGAAGGATTTCAGCGGCTCCCATCAGTTCGGTGTACTGTCTGTTTAACGCGTCGAATTCGCGCTGTTCGGTGACCAGATCCTTTCGGAGCTTAGCAATGACGCCGCCCGCTCGGTCGAGATCCTGCTCCATTGACATGAGATCGGCAGCGGAAGCGCCTTCCGGGTCCAGATTGACGAGCGCCTTCGTGACCGCCGCCGCAGCATTGTTGCCCTGAACGGTGAAAAAGTTTCGGGCAAACGGCAAGAGAGACATTGCGTGGTACCCCTCATTTGGGATGATGGATACGACCAAGCAGAGCTTCCAACGCCACCGCTACAGTATGAGGAATAGACAAGCTTCCCGCCGCATAGCGGCTGATAGTCGCCTGTTCCTTGCCGAGCTTAAGCCCCAATCGGCGCTGCCATCCTGGACGCGCGCCGACCAGTTTTTTGCCGATGTCACTGAACTCTTCTGCAGTCATCCGCAGCAGAGATAATACGCCACGTATCGGCGCGCAAGCCCCTTTATGGCGATTCAGGGGCGGCTGGCGGAGGTGCGGTTAGCGCTTCGTGGGCGCGGTCCATGGTGTTTTGCGTTGCCTCGTGTTGCAATTTGGCCTGCTCGGTCTGCTCGCGCATCGCCGCGACCCGCTCGCGCGATGCGCGGTCGGCCTCGCGGTCGGCGCTTTCCACAACGCTTTGCTGTGCTTGAAGTTGGGCGTCGCGCGCTTCTGCCGCTTGCCCCGTCTGCATCTCGGCCATCTTGGCAGCGTTGTCCTGCTCCTGCTGCTGTCCCTTGAGTTGCAGCGCGGCGATCTTGGCTTGGTTCTCGGTCTGGACCTGATCCTGCTTTTGCTGGACCTGCGCCTGCTTGTTGGGGTCAATCGGGACCGCTGGTGGTGGCGCGTTAGGATCGGGCGGCGGCGCAAAGAACGAGTCGGAATCGGCGACCCCGATCATCTTGAAGACCCACTCATCAACCTTTTTCATGTCGTACATCTGCGGGTTCATCTGCGCCACCAGCTTGACCGCTTGGCACTTGATCAGCCGCAGGGTGTGCGATGCGGTATTCGGATCGGCCGCCGGGACGATCTCGCAATCGTCGAGGGCCTGGAGGAACAGGCTCTCCTCCCACGCATAGCCCTTCTTGTTCCACCGCCAGAACGATTCTGGGTTCTGCTTGTAGCGCTCCTTTAATAGGGCAAATTCCTCGGCTTGGCTGGCGTGCAGCCCGATATGCACCGCAGCCAATAACTTCTGGGCTTGGTCGAGCAAAGCCAAAGTGGTTCCCACCGGCGCGTTTTGCACGCCCTCGCCAACCGGCAATTCGCCCATGCTGGCGACCCGGTCCATGCGCTGCTCGATGTGTGTCGTGATGCCGACGAGCCCGGCACTGACATCCTTGTACGGCAGCGGTTCCAGGACATTGCGCAGCGGAACATTGGGGGGTACTCCCTTGATCCCAAGCCCCCCGCCAGGCGGGATGCGGTTCTGATTCGTCCAGTTGCGGATGACGCCTTCATTATACATGAACCCCGGAAAGTTATTGAACATCCCGGTGTCGAGCGCCTCGCGCCACGCAGCGGTCAGGGCTTTGTCGCCGTTACCCAACAGGTGCAACAGACCAATGTCGTAAAACCCGAGCGCTGGGATAAACCCGAATTTGACGAACACGGTGCGCGGCTGAAAGGTGTCGTCGTCTTCCTCCCAATTGCGCCGCAGTTCGAGCATCTCGCGGCTGTCTTTGTCGATCGTGACCTTGTAGGGTAACGGCAGCCCAGTCGGCTTCCCGTGCCGTTTGTGCTCAAACCCCTCAATGTCGAGTTCGACATAGGATTCGTAGATCGTGCGCGGTTGGTCCTCTTGGCGCTGCGGCTTGTCTTCGAGCCCCTGAGCGCGGGCGGTCGCTTGTTCCGCAGCATTGGGCTCGAAGAATGGCTCATGCAGTTCGATATCGCGGTAGACGCCGAGGATCTGCATCCGCCTGACCACGCTCTGCCGCATCACAATGCGGTGCGTCAGCCGGCCGGCATCGCGCGCGTCCGAAGTGGCGTCGGCGACGATGATGTCGGTCGCCTTGACAAAGCGGCTGATCGGGCGTTCGCGGATTGGGCAGTCGTAGACCTTTTTAAAGGCACAGCCGGAGAACCCGATCTCGAACAGCATCCGCACGCTGTCAGGACGATAGCCGCGGTCAACCACCGTCAGATTGTGGTTGAAGCCCTTTTCCAGTGCCTCGGCGAGTTCCTCACGGGTCGCCTGAACGGGCGGGCTACCGTCATCGAGAGGCGGACCGCCATTGTCGCCGATACCGGGGATGTCATTAGCGCCACTCGGCTTCGAAGGCCGATCGTCGCGAACCTTGACGGGGCCGCTCGGCGGGTAGAGTTCGGCAGCGGCATTGGCTTGGAACCGGGCGATGGCTTCGGAGAGCAGCGGATGCCGGATTGTCGACATCCCCTCGAACGGCTCGGTCGTATTGCCAGCATCGGCGCGCGGCTTTTCCAGCGCGATGCCGAGCATCTTGATCCCTTCGGCACGCATGTCGAGCCATTGCGTGCGCGACTGGTCATCGGCCGCGATCCCCTCTAGGAGTTCGCTGACGATCTCGTTGCGGGCCTCGGCACTGATCTTGTCGGCGAGATTGGCGAAAAACTTGTCGTCGCCGGTGTCGGCTTGCGGCTTCGGCGGGTTGAATTGGACAACAACGCCGCCATCCTCGGTGTCAATTGACAAGGCCCCAGTCTTGGGGTCAAGCCTGGGCTTGACTGAGGGGTCGTCGGTGAGAACCGAGACCTCGCCGCCCTCGTCCTCGGGGAGACCCTCGGGCTCATCGGGAGGCGGGATACGGGAGAACCCGTGCGCCAGATCGTCGGGCATGACGTGCCTTTACGCACGCCACGACCCCGAGGCTGGATGCGGATCAGGCCAGCGATCTCGGCTGGCCCCTAGTTTATATCACGATTTACTCGGCGGTCGTTCTTGTCTTCCGAGCGATCACTCGCGGCTCTAATTCAGCCAGCAGTCGGACCCCACAAATTCCCTTCATGGGTCAGTTTGCCGCGCTGATACAATGTTGTCAGTCGCGGCGAAACATTCGCGACCGGAACACCAAGCGCGTGCGCGATTTGCAGCGCGGTCATCGGCTCGGTGAGCGCCCCCAGAATCCTCTCAGAAATCGTTGGCAGCAACCCCTCTGGAGGTTCGCCCTTGTCTGTATTTCGCAGATGCGGGATCGGCTCAGCAGACGCCCAAGCCTTTGCCGCAAGCATATCCTGGTGTGTAGCGGCGACTCGCTCGAAGTCTTCTTGTGTGCCTGCTGGGGCACCCTTGCTGCGGATCGCATCGATCGCGATCTGTAGCGCTTCGCGCTCTTCGAGAAGCGGCCAAAGCTGTTCCAGCTCGTCGATGTAGCGGTTCAATTCGGCTAGCCGCTTGGTGATGATTTCGGGCACTTGCATGTCGTCCTCCGAGGGTTAAAAAAGCCCGATGATCTCGGTGTCGAGAACCGCCGGGTCGGAAACAATCCCGAGATGGCGTTTGGTCTGCTTCGTGCGGTGGTAAATCTTGACCAGCGCGATCCCGGCGCGCAGCACGGTAGCTAGGGTAACCCCCTGATCCTCGGCGATGGCCCGAAGTTCAGCATCCAATGTCTCCGAGACTTCGAAGTGCAGGCGAGGGTTGGGGGTGCGCTTCATGCGCAATTGAAGCCCACAAATCGCGGGGCGTCAAGCCCTTTATCAGAGATCGTAGGGCAATTCGAGTCGCTGCTGTCCAGGTATCCAAATCTTGGATTGCTCTTCGGCAATCTCGTATTCGCCACGCCGTTCAAAGATGCCGATGTCGCGGAGATGCTTTAGAGCAGCACAAAAAGCGTCAGTTGCGTCGTCGTATCTTCCCTTGGGGAACATAAGAATCTGATCTAGGCAAGGATCTACCCAGCTTGGGTAGGTTCCATCAGGAAAAGTGGGGAGATATACTTGTCTTGACGATACAATCCCTTGCACTGCGTAGGCGCGCGCCACCTTATCACCCCGAGCCGGGACGAGTTCGACGCTCCACGTTGCGTCAGAGTGCAGGCGGTGCAGTTCTTGCTCAAGCTGATGGCCTACGGCCTGGGTTTCGATGCCGAGATGGTCAACTTTGTATCTTTTCGCAGTGTGATGGACCCACTCGACGAGCCCCCAGTTCTTCTGCCGCTCCAGCAGATACTGAGGGCTATTCCAGGTTTTAAGATCGACCCCAGGCGGCAGTTCTTCCGGGGGTCCGTGGATTGTCAGCCGTTTCAGCCACGCATTCAGCAGCAGAACCTTCGGATATCCCTGATCGTCTGCCACTCGGATATATTGACCGTCGGTTTGGCGTTCGATCCGCCCCTTCCCTTCGGCGCGGAAGACGCCAAAAGTCAGCATCGCGCAAAAGTCGTTCTCCTCTTTGATCGTGTGCGCGGTGTCGAGCCATGCTACGACATACTCAAGCGCTGGGTAGATGATCCGACCATTGACGATCGCCCCGATCGGCGGTTCGCCCATCTCGTCAAGCGGTGGCCACGCTTCGAACCACTCGTTTTTGAAAATCCCGCCCCCGCGTGGGACAGGCTGCTGCATAAACTGACCGGCGAACGAAAACGGCCCTAATTCAAACTCATAGTTGTCAACAACTTCCTTGGGGAATTGCTCAGGCCAGAGCAATTCATCGCGTTCGGTGCGTGGATCGTCGTACCACGGTGTCGTGCAGTGCGCCTCGGGGATGTGGCGCATTGGCAAGCAAACGTGAATAACATCGTCGCGAGCCTTTTGCAGGATGTATCCTGAAAGGTCATCCTGACCGAGGCGCTGCATAATCAGCACCTCAGCCGAGGTCGAGGGGTCGGTCTCGCGGGTTTGCAGCGATTCCCGATAGGTCCGCGTAACATTTTCGGTTTCTACCTGACTATTGGCATCTTCTACGCTTTGGGGATCATCAATTATTCGACAATTGGAGATTTTTATTCCATTTGCAAAAAAGCAGCCCGTTTCTTCGACTTGGATATCATAGACGAGTTCCTCTCTGTCCGTTTTCTCAACCACGGAAACGATATCGTCTTCGACTTGGAACGCTCCTCCGCGTGCGGGATACAGCAAATTTTGCCGCAGTGCGCGCAAGAGAACATCACCAGGACGAAGGGCCATTGCGCTGACTGAACCCCGTCTAGTGTAGAATATATGCTCTCCCGTCGCCTCAACCACGTTTCCAGATCGAGTACATACCCGCCAGATGGCCCTCGGCGGGCGCCTAGCGACAGCAATAACTCGACGGTAGACTGGTATTCCTTCTTTCGTGCAGGATAATACATAATCGCCTAGCTTTGTTTCATCTATGCGCTGCGGTCCAGCATAGCCTATTACTGTAGTATCGCCAACAACGCAATCGCCGCCTCGGCCAAGAGTCGATCCGGTCATCGAGGTGGCGATACGGAACCCTCCCGCTGTCGTGCCGAAATTGTCGATGCGTCCTTGGTCATCGAGAATTTTAACCCGCTCGCCCCAATGACCTTGGTACCAATCGGACAGGATCAGCCGCCGCGCAAGAGTTGCAATTTCAGTCGAGAGCCTTTGCCCATAGGAAATACACATAAACTTGGTCTGCGGCCCCGACAATGGACCTATTTTTGGTTGTGTCCAGCACCACGCTGGCCAGCATACGTTTACTATGATCGTTTTGGTTGCGCGCGGCGGGACGTTCACCACGAGACGGCGGATTTCGCCACGAGTTACGGCCTCCAGGTGTGCACACACGCACTGATGGTGCCAGTTAACCTTAAGTGGTGCCGGGTCGATCTCTCGCCACGCCCGCTCAAAAAACGCCAATAGCGACTGCTCACACCGCAGTCGCTCGAAGTGCTTTAGTCCTTCCTTTGGGAAGCGGTATGCGAGTTCGAAGGCGGGGTGATTGCGGAGATGGCGTAACTCGGGCGGTATTGCCTCGTCGCCTAGCCGCAGGACGGGGGATTGGCGTCTAGTGCCCTTCCCCGCTAGAGGTCGTTCCTTGCTCTTCACGCACCAGATTTAGTGCGGATGTACCAAGAACGGAAGCCGACACGATCCACTCATCATTGGCACCGATGCGCTGAACACACAATGCGCCGAGTTTGTGGTCTGGGTTCTGATCGTGCCAGCGCTGGCGTTCGATTGCACCGGCGGCGAGTGCTTGGTCTAGTGTCCGATGCCGGGCATCACATGGGAATCGCCAAGCCACGACAAACCTATCGCTTGACAAAGCCGTATTCCTCCAGGAGTTCGACTGGCGCATCGCAATCTGCTTGACCGGGGCGACCCGACCACTCTGGCAGCCACATCCCAAATCGCTTGAACTTATCCAATCGGCTGACCCACTGCTCATCGAGTGATGGCGGTGGGGGCAATTCGTCGGCGATCTCGCGATTGAGTTCAGTCAATTCATCGCCGAGATCGAATACGTCCTCTGCGCCATCGGGCTCGACAGCTGGGACCGCACTGGGTGATCCTGTGTCGTTCCACTGATTGCCGTCGCTGACCTTGGTGTTGGTGAATTGGCGAACGGCCTCTTTGGCGCGGTCGAGCTTTGCCGCAACGAACTGTCTGCTGGTCTCGCGGTTCATGTCGCGTGCGACTGTACTTGGCGCAGTAGCCGCCCAACTAGGCAACCTCGTTTCTAGGAGCGCGCGAATTGCTTCGAGGAGCGTGCGGCTCGCGCGGAGTTCAGTGAGCATCGCGGCGTTCCCCGATTCTTCTGGAACTGGTCGGGTCGTCGGGCGGATCGGGGACACGACCGCATCTCGCTCCGCAGCGGCACGGCGGCGTCCCTCAGCCATCGCTGCCAGATGCTCAGGGGTGAGAGAAACGCCCTTCTTCGGCATGGCTGGGACTCATTATATATTAGGGCTCACGCGATCTTGGCGCGCAGGGTGACTTGACCCGCGACCCAGAACCGCTCGCTGACGCCGAGATCAGCCCCGCCCTCCTCGACATCCGGCTCGGCTCCGCTGCCGCCGCTCGGCGTGTAGACATTGTTCGCGGTAGCGTATGCCGAAGACGCCCGCATCTTCTGCGCTGCCAGATCCGCACTTGGGGCATTGAGCCGCCAAGTGTCGGCAAATTCGATGACGGCGACGCGATACAGCCCTGACGGTCGCACGTTCTTGTTGTAGAGCGCGCATTCGGCGGCAGCCTGTGCCGCCAGCGCGACCCGCAAGTCGCGATTGATCTCGCGTACCTTCGCCACCGGCAGAGCGTATGTCGCCTGCGGGTTGACCAATTCCAAACCCTGCTGCGACACCGCCTTCGCGCGCTCGGCCAGTTGCCGGTTTTCACTCTCGGAAGCTCGCACCACCGCCTGCACATTGACGATCTCGAACCGTGTCTGCCCCTGTAATCGCTGAACCCCAGTGAACCGCCATTCGCCTTCAATAAATTTGCGCAATACCGCCCGAATCCGCTGGCGCAGTTCGGTTTCGTCGGTCTCGGCGTCGCGTTGCGCGGCTACCGTAACATTGATCCGCACCGTGTCGTGGGTGACGGTCTTCTGTTCGATCAGCGACAGGACAATCTCGTCCTCCTGCGGCGGGGTCGCGATGATCATCTGGTCCATCGTTCACCTTATATATTAGGGAAGTTCCTCGACCACACTGTCGCGGCGGAAGCGCAGCAGGCGTACTGGGTTGCCGAACGCTTGGCGATGGGCTTCGGCGAACTCGCGAAATTGCATCGCAATGGCGCGACTGCGGGACTGGAGGGGTATCGGGCCACCCGAAAACCCTTGGATGATCGCGGCGATCGTCCCCTCCTTGTTGTCTGAGCCGTCCTCGACCCAGACAAACAATTCCTCCATCTCGCCGCTCACAGCGCCTCGCTATGCGCGATGGCGGCGGCTCGATCGAGGGCGTCGAGCACTTCCTGCTCGGTGCGGTCAGGAGCGTCATTCCATCCCACGACCGTGCCGGAACTGCCAATAACAGGCTTCAGCGCCCGCATTGCTCCCAAGATCAGAGGGTCGAAACATCCGCGCGCTCCAGTCGCGCTCAGGATAGCGCCGACCATACAACGAGGCGACCCATCATCCCCAAATGCGCCCTTGCACCAGCCGCGCTCCACTAAATATTGCCGCGCGCGGAGGAGGGCGGCGGCGGTCTCGTTTAGTTCAGCGCCGTCAAACGGCATCGCAATGACTCCTCGGAATTAGGCTTTCGATGGCTCGGTCGAACGCATCGAGCACTTCTTCTTTGGTCCGACCGGCGGCGTTATTCCATCTAACGACGCTGATCTGCAATCGGGCTTCGGGAGTGGGTAAACGAGGATCATCCTCTGGTGGGAGTTGATTGGCCTCAATGAGGACTCCGAGAGCAGGGAGGATCGAGCGACGGTCATCTTCCCATGGCAGTCCGCCGCCTTTGAGCAGCGCTCCGATCGCACATACCCGACCGCGATGGTCCCACAAGACACCCTGACACCACCCATCCTCAGCGAGGATTTGTCTTGCGCGGATCAGGGTTTCGAGGGTTGGGTTCGTCGTTCCGTCAAACGGCATGCTAATCTCCTTGTTACGCGAGGTCGCGGACTCGTTTCAGCAAATCAATGACTTCGTCGCGGGTGCGCTGGGGATCGTCATTCCACATAAAGAGCGAGTGCTGCTCGTCTCCGCACCGCGGAATCATCTCGGCGAGCAATCGCTTCGCTTCCTCGACATCTGGGGTAGGCGCAAAGTACGACCCCCTGACTTGGTAAATCCCGATCGCGCCGAGCAGGCAAACGCTGAGCCCTCTGGTGCTTTTTGGGTGCACACCCAGAGATCCCTGGCACCACCCATCGGTCTCGATGCGATCGATCGCTTGGTCGATCACGTCGCGCACCGGGTTTGAAACAACCGGGAGATTATCAAACGGCATCGATCGTCTCCTCCAGGGCATCGGCGACCATCGCGGCGGTAACCGAGTATCTAGGGTAACCAGCGAAGCGCCCATAAAGACCCATGATATGGCAGGTAGCTTTTCGCGAAAGCCCGATTTGACTGCCGACTGCGGTAAAATTAGGCCATTCCGGATGAACTTTGTCGGGCCACAGGATGCTGGCCAGCCCGAGTGCGCACCCCTGACTGCCGCATTCGGCCTTCTTTCTGGCCACAACGAAGTTCCACTCGAATTCTTTTGGCAGGTTCCGCAGGGCGGCGATCAGTTGACGCCGCCGGTCAAGCGGCGTCTCCTCGCGATAGGACAGGATCGTGTTGTCATCGAATGGCATTGTCATCCCCTTGATGAGTCGAATGGGGTTAGCATAACCAACACCGGAACGGCGGGCAAGCACCATTTTGGTGAGAGCGCAAAAAGGGCGATGCGCATCCATGACGCCCCCGCTATCTAGGTGTCAGGATGAAAGCCGCGATATGGCGACCTGTGCCTTTGCCGGGTTTACGGTCCTCGGTAGAGAGCCAGCGCACGTCGCCCAGATTGCGAACTTCCGTACCGATCGCCGCCAAGAGCATGAGCACCCATTTGTCGACGGGATAGACCAACACCGAGAGACGCCCTTTGGCTTGCTCTGCAATTGCCTTCCGCACCCATGCGGTCGGACCTTTCTTCTTGCCGTGGTGGATGATGGATCCGAAGGGAGGATTGACGTAATTCCGCGATCCCCATTCGCAACGCAGGCCATCGAATCCAGGCGGCAAAGGATAGGGGCAGGGGTCAAAATCGAAGTGAAATTCTGCGTCGAGCGCCGCATAGAGATCAGGCGGCGTCAGCCAATAGTGCTTTCCATCATCGCCATTCCCACGGTGAAATTTGTTGTCGCCGGGGAACAGTTGGCTTTGGTGCACATCATCACCTTAGAGCGCGGCAATCCCACAAAAAAGACCCGGCTAGCCGGGTCAAGTTTGGGAGGACCACGGAGTCCACCGGCTCCGCGTCTCGCCGCCTGAAACGCTAAAGGCGGCAGAGCTGGTTAATCAGACGCCGCCGACGCCTGCCCGCATGGCGGCAGGTGCGCGCCGGCGCCTTATCCAACCGATACCGAGCAGGCCGACGCCGAGCAGCAAGGCCGAAGCCGGCTCGGGGACATTGTTTGGTACGATCTCAAAGCTACTGGTAAAAATATTCTCCTCATTTTTGGTGAGCGACAAGGCATCCAGCCGCGTCGTCACATCTTCCATGATCGCGTCGAACGACGCCGTGCCGCCGACCGTAAATGTGGACAGAAGGTCTCCCGTCACCGCGGTGATGTCGAGCGTCCCGTCAACATGAGGATTCAACGAATTGTCAACAACGTCCGCCAAGTGGAGGGTGCCATCCAGCGTGTTCGCGCCGCTGGTGAATGAGAACGACTGCACACCCCCGGTCTTCACAGAAAATACACCGGCCGACTGCACATTGGTCGTGAGGGATGAGGCACCAAAAACCGCATTCCCCAAATCGTCGGCTGGATCGAACGCCGTTGCCGACCAACCGCCCGTGCTCATGCTGAGCGCTCCGCCTCCCGACCCTGTCGTCGCCCAGTCTCCGCCAGCCCCGCCCGTGATCTGATCGGCTTGCGCCGCCGTGATGGTTAACGCCATGACCGCCGTGGCAGCCAGAAGTAAGCTACGCATCTGTCCCTCTCTCTGATGAGTTGGGGACATTAACGCTATCTCGGGCGTCTGTCAAGAGGGTCAACGCGGGGATTGCGCCGAGATCGGGCGATCGGGTATTGTCTGCTCGAAGGGATAACGGGAGTGATCGCGATGGCTGACCAAAACTTCAACCAAGCCATGCAGCAGGCGTGGATGCAGACGCAGAATCTGCTCTATCAGCCTCTGCCGCTGACCATCAACTCGCTCTACGGTGGTAATTACGCGACCGGCACAGCCACCGAAGCCGACGAGGCTCGGAAGCGGATGGAGAGCAAATTCCTCGCCGCTCTCGCGGCAACCGAAGAACATCGGCGTGCGCTACAGGCGATGACGATCGAGCGCGACACAGCTCTGGATGAGCGTGACCAAGCGCTCGCCGAGTTGGCGGTGATGAAGGAACGGCTTGAAACCCCGGTCAACCGAGAGCCAGCCGAAGACCCGTCGCCGTTGCGCGGGCCGTTCTGGCGATAAAATGCTGATTCCGTTCACCTTGGCGAATAGCCTGACAATCGAGTACATCTCCGGCGAGCATGTCGAATCGGTCGGGCCAAACGGTCCCAGCAACACCACCATTCGGATGCAGAGCGGTCAATACTGGACCGTCGCCGGACCACCCGCTGCGGCACAACTCGCGATCAACCAAAGTTTGAGCACCGCGCTTACCGCGCAGACTGGGACAGACTAACCCAGCCACACGATCAGAAACCACGCAGCGGTCGGGATGCCGAGCCATACTAAAACGCGTGCCAGCGGCATCATGAGATCACCCCAGTTTCGTGGAACAGTGCGGCGAGGGCCTCACGAGCTTGTGGCCTATAGTCTTCCGAAAGACGATATTCGTAGCCCCTGCCCTCGCCGCGCAGAACACTCTTTTCTGTGAATACAAGTTCGTTGGGGTCGTGCCCCTCGGCAGCGCAGATCGCTTTGGCGATCTTCTCGACCATCTCCTCGCTCTGCGCCAGCCGCGCGAACTCGGCGAGGACGGCATTCGTCCCGCTAATCCAGTGCTCGCGGGCGCCCTGGTGCATCTGCTCCCACCAGTCTGGGACTGGCCTATGGCCAAATTGTTCGCGGCAACACCTGGCGCACTGCTCGATGATGTTCATTCGCCGCTCCTGATCTTGGCGGCGAGGCACGGAAGACGCTGTCGGTCAAGCTCGGCGGCGCACCGCTCACGCTCCTCAGCGCATGCGGTTGCGAGCCACGCGGCGACATACCCGACGATCTCTTTGTTTGCCCCGCGGTCGATATATTTGACCACGATCTTTGTCGCAATTTCGCGGAGGCGGTCTGTCGGCTCGGTCATGGTCCACCGCTCCTGATCTTGGCGGCAATCTCGTCTACCACCGTCCAGTCAAGTTTCATTCGCGCTTCCGCATGCCCGAGACAGCGCTCGCGCTCCTCCGCACGGGCGGTCGCGATCTTGCAGGCTATCGCCTGGTAGAGCGTGCATGTGCCGATGTCCGCATAGTAGGAATGCTCATTGTCGTCGAACGGCCATCCGTCCAACAATGAGCGGGTCGCAGCGTAATCGGCTTCTGTCGGCTCGGTCATTCCCCCTTTCCTATCAAATCGCGCCCGGTTCATGCGGGGGATGCGGGCCGGGGGCTGGCTGACCCGCGTCCTGGCCGGCACTGTAAGCCATCGCAACAATCTCCATCATTCCCTCGACTTGCTTCCTGCGCATGATCCGCATCGCGGCGATCCAGGTCACAATGAATGCCGCCAGCAGAGGCCAGATCAGGTAGTCCATGATTTCCTCTCAGATCGGTTTATCCATGTTGCGGTCTCTCTTCTAAGTTGTGGCGCAGCCATGCCCGGCCCAGCCACAGCACTGCGGCATCGGCACCGCAGAGTCCATCCCGATCTCCATAGAGCGACAGATTCATCCTGGGGAGCGCCCATCGCTTTAGACCTTGCCACAGGCTCGCCTTCGGTTTGTCGGTCATAACGGATTTCCCCTCAGGGCATAATCCACTGATACGGGGTCATGATCCACTTTTTATCTTGGCTGCTGAGTCGCGCAGCCACGCGATTTGGCGTTCGTTCTCGGTCTCTTCCCGCCGTCTCTCAGCCTCCATCGCCAGATAGCTCTCTCGGGCGTCGTCTTGGCACCAGCGCCAATCGTCAAGGTCGTAGAATTTGTCGGATTTTTCGGAAACCCCGCGGTTCTTCGCAATCGCCAGCGTGCCCGCCAGCAGCATCCGCTCGCTGATCTCAGACATCGGGCATCAGCGGATGCCAGCGGGTTGCAACGCACTTGACCCATCCCGTCGCAACCCGGCACTGCCCCTCCGAATCGAAGACACATACCGCCTGACCGGGGTTGTCGTACTTTTCCATGTCAACCCCGTGAATAACGGCGTAAAAGGCCGTGCCGTCAGTCGGCGCCGTCACGATATCTTCCCAGAAAGACAGCGCCGCAACCCCTGTCCCGTCGCTCATCGCCTCAACCTCGCAGAATTTCTGGGAATTTTTACGGAGCAGCCGTCTCCATCGCGAGCGCGATGGAGAGCGACACAACGGCTGCGGCGGCGATGGGCGCGGCACGGGTGATGCGGTTCATTTCAGATTTGGCTTCCGTATTTCCATATTGCGTATTCCTCGGCGCGCTTTTGCGCATCAGGACCGGCGAAGATCGTCACATCCACTCCGCCATCGCCATCGGCATCCAGCTTCTCGACCCGCCACGCGTCGCACATAACGGCATCTTTGACGACTTCGGCGGGGAAGGTGGGGGGTTGCAACGTCAGATTACGCATCGGGCGTCTCCATCGCGAGCGCAATCGCCCGGTCGAACGCGGCGTAGACCTCTTCGACGGTGCGGCCGGGGGTGTCGTTCCAGCGCGCCAGATGAAATACGTCGCCCTCGCCAGCGGCTTCGAAGAGGCTGCGTAGCGCCGGCAGCGCCGTGCCGTAATCCTCGACGACCAGGGCCGCAACCATACATACCCGGCCATCTTCATCTCTGTTACCAAGCGGGCACCACCCGTGCTCCTCGATGTAGCGCTTAGCCCGCATCAGATGAGCTGCGGTCTTGTTTAGCTGCGTTCCGTCAAACGGCATCGTCGTCTCCCTTGGTTAATCCTGCTTCACACTCCGCCGAATGACCTCGGCGTCCGCCTCGGCGCGGCGCACCTGCTCCATCGCGCGGTAGATGGCGGTCATGACTTGCGGAGCATTTTGCAGCCAACCGCGATGCCAACCCTGCCCGTCCTCCAACTCGCGTGCGCCCGCCTCGATCATCGCGCCGCTAACGGGGATGTCGTCGTCAGCCGGTGCGCGAGGCTTGAGAAGTCCCGATTTTTCGAGATACTCACACACCACCCTTTCCCCAGCCGCAACCTGCGCCCGACGGATTTTCTCATGCAACTCGTCAACCATCAGCCATCCCCTTCGCCCAGCGCAGCGTCGATCATCCCTCGCGGCCATCGCCGCGCGGGCGAGCGTCACGCAACCCACATCGTCAGAATACCCGCGAGCGTTGCTGCACGACGCGCAAATCGGCTGTTTCGGCCCCCATTCGAGCGAGCAGCTTCGTAACGCCGCAATCGCTCGCGCGACCCGCTCCACCCTCCCTTCGCTCATTCCCCATCCTCCGCCTTAGCTCGCCGCCGCGCCATGTACCCGCGCATGTATGCCTTCCGATCGCGCTTCGCCTGCGGCTTCCGCCGCTTCGGCACCGGCAGCGCCCCAACCTTCAGCGGCACCACAACCTCAACCGGCGGCGCCATCCTCGGCAGCAGATTCGTCCGCATCGCAATCATCCCGATCCTCCTTCTCGACCCCAATCGCACCCGTCACCGCAGCCATAATCAACCGCTGACGCCGCAGATAGCGATCATTCTGAGCGGCAATCTGACACCGCGGGTTGCAATACTTCACCCTAACCTTGTGAGCCCGATCCGCAGGCATCGCTCCGCCACACCACGCACAGCATTTCTTAGCTAGCCCAAGATTGGGTTCGACCTCCGGCATCAAGACGCCAAGCGAAATCGCAACCGGCGGCTCATTATGACGGTTTACCTCGCGAATGAGATCCACCCGGTCACCTACGACGCCATCAATAACTACATGATCCCCATCCAGCCGATCGGCCGCAACCCCCCGCTCTCGCAAATAATCGCAGGCAGCATCAACCGTGACCGTTTCAGGGAATGCCACAAAGTGACCATTGACCCGAGGCTGCAGCGCCGACTGCCGCGTGGCCCGCTCCGCCGAAGCCGCCACCCGATGACACCCGCAACTCAAGTGATACCCGTTTAGCAGCGCATCGCCCCGCGCCTCCGTCTCTACCCCGCAATCACACCGACACACCCAATAAATATGCCGACCCTTGCCAGCACGCCCCGACCGCGCAATCGCTACCAACCGCCCAAACCGCCGCCCCGCCAAATCAATCGGCGACCCGACCCCACGCAAACGCGGCACCGCCTCGATCGGGAGGACCGCGACCCCCACCAACCCCTGGTACACCTCTATAAAATGCGTCAATTCCTCAACCCGCCGTCGCGCCTCGTCCCGCTCCGCCAGCGCGCGATCAAGAACCAAGTCGCTCATCCCGAATCCCCCGCCTTCTCCGCCCGCCACCGCCTCATCGAGGCCGCCGCATACGCCCGACGCCGATCGCAATGCTCACACTCCCCAGGCGGCGCACATAACGCCGCCCCGCGCCCCCTCGAAGACCCCTCACTCTTCAAGACCAACCCCACAGACGGACACCCCCATACAAAGTGATCCCCACCACAGCGCGGGCACCTCACCCTCGGTAAACTCATTCCGATTTCCTCACCTGGGCCGCACGCCGCCGTCGCATGTACTCCCGCTGGTACGCCGCCCGGTCAAACTTCGGCGCAGGCGCGCGCTCCTCAGTGGACGACCCAAGCCACACCGTCCGCCACGGGGTCGGAATGCTCTCAGCCTCCGCCCCTAACCAAAAATACGGAAACCCGTCGCGGCTTTCAAACTCACCCATCACCCCCTCCGCTTAGCCCGATGCGCCGCAACGCGAGCCTTCGTCTGCTCACGTTTTAGCGTTACACGCTCCTCGCCAGACAACTCAAGCCGAGGTCGCCCCCGCCTTCGTGAACCCGAAACCGACGCAGATGGTCCAGCTTCCTCAGTTGCCGGGTCCCCGGCGTCAACAGGAACATCGCACCGCCCGTCAACAATCTTCGGCGCCAAACGTGACTCGCCCCGCTCCCGTAACGCTCGCCGCTGAGCCTCCTTCGGGCCAATCCTCATGCTAAGGAATTTAGCGTTACGGTAACGCAAAAATCAAGCACAATCGTCAACACCCCCAACATTCCCCGAATTTCCTGGGAATTTTTCGCGAAGGTCGAGGGCGGAATCACGCAATAGGCCGACTCAGCCAGCGGGGTATACGGGGGTCAAAGCGTGCCAGGATCGCCGGCCAGCACAGTTCCGGCTCAGCTAGGCGAGTTTAGCTATTCGGGATAACACCCATTGTCACGACTACGGCGACAACCTGAATGCGTTAGCTATATCAGCGTGTTAGTCGGTTTCACTCGGGTCGGTCGCGCTACTGTCGTTCGACTCTATCTCGGTCGCGTTCCGCCGCGCCTCGGCGAAAGCCTGCAACGCCGCCAGCTCAGGAGGCGACAGCGCATGCTGTTCCTTGGCTAGATCGCGAACCGAGATCTGTAACGGATTGTCCGCATCGCCGCCCACTTGGATCTTATCGCCCCACCGTTTCGGATCTAGCTTTGCCATCAAGAACTTACGTGTGTCAACTCGCAACCGCGACCGCTGAATATGCTCATGATCGGCAACCATTACGGTTCTGCCGTTCCGCTGCTGTTCAACCCAATCGTTAGACCCATCGTCCGAAATGTCCAGTATCTCCTCAGCCCAGAATTGAGCCCGATCAAGCTGAGCGCGCGCATAACGTTGAGAGAAGTCCGGGTGCGTTGCTTGCCAGTGATAGACCGAGAACGCTGGCGGCATGTTTGGGAGCGCGCATATACGCCTAAGCGAGAGTCCGGCTTGCATGAGGTTAAGGACTTCTGAGGCGACGGACTCGTTGTATTTGCTAGGGCGGCCGAAGGTGTAGTTATCGGGTCGGATGGTTTTGCGCTTTGGCTTCTGGGGCTTAGCGATTTTGCGGGAGGTCTGCGACCCGTCGCTTTCGGCCGTAGCGTTACGAGGTGATTTTGGCGTTACGGGAGTGCTGGTAGGTGAGGTCGGATCGGTTTGTGCGATGATTTGAGCGCGGCGGGCTTTGTGACCGCCGGGACGGGGCTTGGTAGGCTTAGGCTGCGGTGCGGGCTCGCTGACAGCCGGCGAGGCGCTGATTTTGGGTGCGAGCGGGATTGGATTAAGTCTTTCATCGGCAATGGCTTTTGCGTCGCGAGCGGCGTCTGATCCGGCTTTGTGACCGGCGAGATACGTGGGAAGCCTGGATTTGGCTCGCGCGCCCTTGGCGCCATCGTCGAACCCGGCCTGCCATATCTTATTGGTGAGATTGGGTTTTCGCGTCATGTCGCAACCGCAGTCTGAACCGATCAGAGGCTAAGTGTATGATATCCGCGACGGAAAAGCTATAGCCTCGCGAGCGGAATCGGACGGCAGAGCGCTCAGTATATATTAGGCTGATCGCGCGCATTTTAGGCTTGACGGCATATGGAGCGCCGCATATATTCCTGTTTGTCAGATACGCCAACGCAAGGGAACCACGATGTTTGCATACAAGCTCACTTCGCCAGAACAAGACTGCGCGCTTGAAAACCTGATTGACGAGTGCGGACTCGCTCGCGTGCTCGATGCGATCGGAGTCATTGCGCATGAGAAAGCGGAACATATCCGCAGCAACTATGACCACCACGACCACGATGCGACTATGTGGCAACGCGCAGGATCCCAGACACAAACGCTCGCGGCTCGAATTGAGAGCTGGTGAGTCTAACCCGCCAGTCCAGCAATAGGAGAGTGAGAGATGGCAAAGCTTACAGCTTGGGAAACAGAGACAATTACAGCGGCTCTGCGGTCATACAAGTACGTAAAGGATTGGAAAGGTCGCGAGCTTGTAAAAGATCAAGCGGCAATGGACCAGATTGATGATCTTGCCACGAAGTTGGAAGGTGCTCGATACGTGAAATTGCAGCTTTGGTAAGCTGCCCGCTGAGCAGACGGAAGCGCTGTCCGCAGCGCTTACGTGTACCCAGCCAGGAGACGACACAATGACCAAGAAAGATTTTGAAGCCCTAGCGGAAGCGCTCTTTGGCGCGCCAGACCATATCATTTTCCGCGTCGCTGAGGTGCTGCGGAAATCTAACCCACGTTTCGATATGGAACGTTTCACGAAAGCCTGCAAAGAGGGAAAATGACCATGATCGAGATCAGATTGAACGGCGAGACGGTGCAGCGCTCCAAAAATTTGCGCGGCATTATCTCTAGGGCTGGCAAGATCGGGGTGCGCTTTGTATCGGTGCAAAAGCTAACCGCTTTCGACGGATCGCCTCGCGGTGCAGACGTGAGCGTTAGCTTCTATGACGACAGTTGCGCCCGGACAACGTTTGCTGATTTTACTGTCGCGCTTGATTGGTTCCGCAGTCGGGGCAAGCGTTGGGGCTTGACCGAGCGCACCAATACCGAGACTCATCATTCCTGGCACGTCAATACCTAACCCAACTCAGAGGGACTCTCGCTATGTATCCAATCGATCTTAACACAGCAACGGCAGTTGACGTAATCCAACGCTCGATTATGTGTCATCCTACTTTGCTTTGCGAAACTTTGCGCGCCAACGCGGCAACGCATGAGCAGGCTGGCTCAACTATGTATGATCGCATAGCGCGGGAAACCGCATACCGTATGGGCGGCGATTGCCACACGGTGGCGAATACGATTGAGAACCTTGGCACTATTCCACCGGACTTGACGTTTGGTGAGCGCACACAAGCCTTTTCCGCCGCTGCCAAGCTGCAGTTAATCCCGTTTCCAACGGCGCTGGTCATCGTCGCCCGCTGACTGAGCTTACTACCGCGCGCCGCAGCGGCGCCCTTTCCACAAAACCGCCGGCCAGCGTTGGGTAATCCCAGCGCTCGCTGGCGTTGCGCGTTCCGACTCTCCCCGCCACAAATAAATATCCTCATTCGCCCAAATACGTGTTGACAGCCTAGCGCTACATGATATGTTGATGTTGCCAACACACGGACATGGGGATGACCGAAATGTTTGCAGTCATACGAGTGAGCGATGGCGAACGCCATTGTGTCGAACGCACCGGCAAGGGTGCGGCCGAACTCGCCAAATATCTAAATGATGTCCACAAGCGCCAGGGAACGGCTGAGCGTTTCCGCGTTGTCCGGCTCGATGCCGATGAAATAGCGGATATCACCTGGCAAGCGCGCGAACAGCAACGGTTCAATGATGGAACCTACAAAGGCGTTCCCTGGCGCTATCACGACTTTGCCAACGTCAATCACTTCGCACACGTTAGCACAGACGACCCGACAAAACTAGCGTTTACGCCAGACGCGGCGCATGGGCGCGATGATCGCCAGGTTCGCATGCGGCCAGGCAAGTATCTCGCGAGCGTTCTGAAACTCGACGACGACGACGTGCGCGAATGGTGCTCGGCATGGGCGATCGAAAACCATCCGACCAAATTGCGCTTTGCCGATATACCGGACGATATCGAGCGGGTCTATCGGCATGGGCCGAATTCCTGCATGTGTCACCCAGCGGACGATTACGACAGTTCATGCCATCCCGTTCGCGTCTATGGCGCAGGCGATTTGGCCATTGCCTACCTGGAACCGGAAAAAGGTCATGTCACCGCGCGGGCATTGTGCTGGCCGGCTCGCAAGATTTTCGGTCGTGTGTATGGGGATGCCGGTAAGCTTGTCCCTATGCTGGAATCGGCGGGGTTCGGTGACATTCGGCGCAGCGAGCCATCCTTTGACGGCGCCAAGCTTCTCCGCATCGAGGACGATAACGGCTTTGTTTGCCCATACCTCGATGATCCGCACCATGGAGTCGAGGATGATGGCGAGTTCTTGCGCATCGGAGGCGATATTGACGCTCGCAATACTAACGGGCTGACTGAGGATACGCGCGCGCGTTGCCACAATTGCGGCGATCGTTTCGATCGCGAGGATTGCGGTTATACCGACGATAACGGCTATGATTGGTGCGACGACTGTTATTCCGAGCATTTCTCGTCATGCGTCAACTGTAGCACAGAAGTTTACCGCGAGGACGCAATCACTGATCATGATGGCGATACCTGGTGCGAGCGTTGTGCCAATCGGCACCTTGGCCGGTGCTATGGATGCGATGAGCATTTTCCACATCACGATTTGCAATACCATCACGGCGAGCACTATTGCGATGCTTGCATGCCAGAAGAGGACGAGGACGACGATTCCCCCGAGGATGACGGGATAGTCGTCCTTTCGCCAACGACTCCGACAATCGACGATCCGAGGCAAACCGAAATTATCCTTTGGCCAGCGGAATAGGGGACCACCAATGACTTTCAAAACAGACAGTGACGAGATTGCCGAGATCCTGAGCTGGGCGCGCCCCTATGGCAGTGGTGCCGAGCAGGCTTTCGTCAACGAATACGTGGCGCCGCTGGCACCCTTGGTCGACGCCTTTGGCAACCACATGGTGCGGATCGGGCAAATGCCGGTCATTTGGTCATGCCACACTGATACGGTGCATGCGCGCGGCGGGCGACAGACGATCCATATGCGCGATGGAGTCGCTACCTTGGTCAAAGGCAAGGCCGGCATGTGTCTCGGCGCCGACGATGGCGCTGGCGTTTGGCTGATGCGGCAAATGATCTTGGCCGAGCGGCCAGGGCTCTACATCTTCCACCGGGGCGAGGAGCGGGGCGGTTTGGGGAGCGCTTACATTGCCGATTACACTCCCGAGCTGCTGGCCGAAATGAATTGCGCGGTTGCGTTCGATCGCAAAGGGACAAACTCGTTGATAACCCATCAATCATGGGATCGCTGCTGTTCCGACCAATGGGCGCGAGGCTTTATCAAGCGGCTGAACTTGCCCTATCGGCTGGACGACAGCGGCGTTTTCACCGATACGGCCAATTACACTCACTTGGTTCCCGAGTGCACCAATCTCAGTGTCGGCTATGAGCGGGAACACGGTCCGACCGAATGGCTTGACGTTGGCCATTTGTGCGAGCTGCGTGATGCGGTCTGCGCCATGAGCCTGAAAGGCTTGGCGCCGCATCGGATCGCACGCCATGAGCCTATCATTTTGGCCAATGATGATTGCGATGATTGGCGCAAATATCGGCAGATTGGTCCGCGCGAGTATGACGAGGACGAGCTAACCGAGGTTGTGCGCGACAACCCGGAAGGCGTGGCAAACCTGTTGCGCCAGTACGGGCTTAGCGCCGCCGACGTGCGCGACTTCATCGGCTGATCATTCCGAGCTTACGTGGTAGCGGCCGATCGCTTGACAGAGATCGGCCAAAATATCAGCCGCTTGGTCAGCTAGCTTGCGCCATCGAGGATCCAGGTTGATTGCCTCATGCTCGCACAGCTCGGCTTCGACGGCACGCTGTAGGAATGCGGCCATATGCAGGATCTCGTGGACTCCGTAATCGTCAGTCTGCGGCATCGTTTGCTCCTTGAGAGAGAGGGTGCAGATTTGTCCAGGCTGACTCCGGATCGCTAGGCGGCTTTGCCAAGCCGGAGTGCATCTTGCCGATTGCCAGATAAAGCATCCCAAGCGCAAATCCCGCGCGAGTTGCGAGGTTTTCCAATTCCGGGTTTTCCCGAATTGCTGGGTGCTCCACTATCTCGGCTTGCACGCTGGCTTGCAAAAAGCCCGTCATATGCCAGACCCTATGCAAGCTCAAGCTATCAGTCTGCGGCATTGACTCACTTTCCCAAATCGTCAAAAACACTATCCAACATCGCGTGGCAAGCCGCCCGGTTCACGTCCATCTGCGATGCAATCGCGCCAAACAAGGCGCAGACTGCGGTTAGTGCCACTAGCCTCGGTTTGCCGTCGAGCTGATCGGCAAAATTCGCCGCCAGTTCGCGGCTTTCGACCGAAAAGGCGTCGTCATTCATCCTCGAATTTTCCCTTGGGCTTGCGCCTTTTGAGCGTCAGCCAAGCTACGCCAACGATCAATGCGGTTAACCCCGCAAGGATACCAAGGCGGGTCACCTCGGCTTCCACTTCATATCTCATCGCGGATTTCCCAGTCTTCATCAAGCAAATCGGCTTGTGACGCTAACCACGGCACAACATACCCTTGTGCCGTAAACATATCTATATGAGCATGGTAAGTTACCCATGTTCCTTCTGGATAAATCTTGTTAAGCGGCGCTCGGTTAACCTGAAACTCCGACCCGTCAACTAGGAACAAATACATTCCTTTGTTCCAGCCCTTGCGGCGGACCCTTTCGCCACGTTTCAGTGCTGCTAACGCATCGCTGAAATTCATCATTTATCTCTCTCCCTCATTAGTGGCAACGCGGCTCCGCTCGGAGCGGGTAATTAACTGGTCTATCCGCTTAGCCCGTAGAAACGCATTGTTGCTATGGCCCACATGGAATCCTCCGCATTTGTCGCAGCGATAAGGGTGCAAACTACAATTTTTGCTGCGGCGACAAGCAATCTGCGCGGTCAATAACGTAGCGTGCCGTCTCTTGCCGTCGCACCCATTTCGGCGAGCCATGGGTTATCATCCTTCCCCGACAAGCGCGATCCCGATACCATAGTGGTATTCGACTGGGAACCCGTGCCATTCATAGGGCAGCACGCCACCGAGGTCGCGCTGCTTGACGCGCAAATACACGTGAATCTGATTGTCGCGAGTGCCGACAAACCCCGGCGAGCGGCCCAGTAGCACGCCAAGCTCAGGAAGCGGCAAAGGGATCTCAGGCCAGCCGCCAAACGCACGGCGCAGGCTTTGTGCGGCCCGGTCAATGCCGCCCTCTGCGGGAGGGTGACTCAACCGCAGAGGAGGGGACGAAGCGGAATCAGCCGGGCCGCACATGGCGCATGTTAGCCGATTCTGTTGGCGCGATCAAATGCCTTTCGCTGGCGTCTGCGCTCATCCTCGGCGACCAATTCGGCCCACCGTTGGCGCGCCACAAGGCGATGCCAGACATGGCCACGCGCGCCAAGGCGCCAGTTGAGCCAAAGGTATGGGTATCCCCATAGCGGATAGAGCCAGGGACTAAACGCTATGGGGCGTAGCATCTTGACAATCAGCGGCATCGAACATCGTCATTCTCCTTGCAGCGCCGTATGGTCGAACGCGCCTTCCCTAAGCCATTCCCGCTGGAGCGCGGCGCACAGCAACTCTAGCGTGCGGTCAATCTTGACCGAGCCATAAAGCCGCTTTTGAAACTGATCTATCGACAAGCCAAGCTTGTGGGCGGCATCCCGATTGCCGTGCAACCCGAAATGCCGATCGCGCCAAGCGCGCAGTTGTTCCTTGGTCAAAGTTGTTGCCTCTCCTGATGGGCCGCGGCCACAAGAGCATCGCGCGCCCGCAACAACTCATTAACGCGCACTAAGTCACTTTCTGCTTGCTCGGGCGCATCGGCTTCTTGCGAGTGCTCATAGTCAGCAGTCGCCCAGGCGATAAGCTCATTCACTTGGATGAGGACTGCCGCGAGCAATTCCTGGGTGGTGGTCATCGTCGTCTAAGTCCTCATCTGGTTGACATTATTAACATGAGGCGCGATGATCGCGCCAAGCGCGCAACTGCTCTTTGGTCATATTCTTCCACCAAACCAAATATTGTCTGCCTCGGCTTCCCAGCGAAGCCACCGCAGCCGCGCATATAGCGGTCTGCACTTGTCAGCCTTCCAGCCGCAAGCTTTAGACAATCTCCGAATTCGGGATATCTCGAATTCGACCTCGGATTTTGTGCCGACAACAATAGCGCTGCGATAGCTCGGGGCCATCATCTTCTCCCTCATCGGGTTGACATTCCTAACATAATGCAGCGCGGGGCGTGCGGCAAGCGAAAAAGCGCGAATGAGCCGAAAATAATCCTTGACGCCCTATCGCTGCGGGCTTATGTTGGCGTTGTTAACGAGACAGACCGCGCGCCTCGGCGGTTTCAGGGGCTTGAGGGACGAAATGGCAAACCACCCGAACCGTAACCACGACTGCATCGGCAGCCTGATCCAAGCCGGCATCGAGTACGAAGACGCAAAGGCGCTGCGGCGTATCTCAATGACCCTGCATCGCTGGCACGAATTGGAGTGCGGCACGGATAATGGCTGCATCGAGCGCGCTGGTGAGAATGGCGACGGCGCGCCATTCTGGGTTTACTACGGCGGTCAGGGCAAGCCTCGGCGCTATCCCGTCGCCGATCGCGAGAACGGCGCGCTAAAGCGGCTGACCGCGATCATGACTCGCTACCCGACGCTCGGCCATTACGTGCAAGGCGATCCGCGCGGCGCGTCTCTCTATATCCTGCGCCCCGGCGACGTGCCCGATGGCGAAAGGGCCGACTCTTACTATTCCCGCGGCATCGCCGTTTACAAGTGAGGGAGCGCGATAATGGCCGAGACCTACAAAATCGTCCGCACCTATTTACATTACGATGCCCGCACGCTCGCCACGGGTCTGACCCTAGACGAAGCGCAGGCCTGGTGCCGCGATCCCGAAACCAGCAGTTCGACCGCAACCAAGGCCGTGAATGTTCGGCGCACCGAGCGAATGGGGCATTGGTGTGACGATTACGAAAAGGAGTGACCAGCAATGACTTACGAAATTCGCGTGCTCGTCCGCTGCCAAGTCAAGGCGAACACTCTCTTTGAGGCGCTAGAGTGGGCGGAGAACCGCTCGGTCGATGAGTTGCTCGACATGCCCACGGCAGTTGTGGACAACGCCACCATACACGACGCCAAAACCGGCGAGAAACTTGCGGAGGAATAGCCATGACCGCAATCACCGCCGCTCGCGTTCCGTGCGGCTCCTGTCCCTATAGGCGCGATGTTCCTTCGGGGATCTGGAGCCGTGACGAGTATGACAAGTTACCCAGCTACGATGGCCCCACTTGGAGTCAATCGCCAAAATTGTTCATGTGCCATCAACGCGATGGCAACCTCTGCGCGGGTTGGCTTGCGTGTCACGGCCCCCAAGAATTGCTGGCCCTGCGGTTCCATAACCCGGATATCAATCCCGCGATCTACGACTACAAAACGGATGTCCCTGTATTCCGCTCAGGAGCGGCAGCTCGCGCCCACGGTCTGCGCGAAATCAAAGAACCTGGCGAGGCGGCCGAGAAGATGATTGCTGGCCTAGTTCGATCCAGAGCGGCGCGCCGCTGACAGCTTACCGCCGCGCGCCGGCTGGACCCCGGCGCGTCACGGTGCGCTGTGCACCCCAGGAGATCACAATGCCAACGGTTCACAAATTTCCGATCGAGCCGCAATCCAACCCCGAAATCGAAATGCCTGTCGGCGCAAAACTGCTGGCGTTTCAAGCGCAACACGATGTTCCCACGCTTTGGGCGTTGGTTGATCCTGATGCCGCGTCCACCGAAACGCGCCGATTTGTATTCGCCGGCACCGGGCATCCTATCCCCGATCACGTTGATTCGCTAAAGCACGTTGGAACCTGCCAACTTCACGGCGGGAGCCTCGTTTTCCACCTCTTCGAGAAGACGAAAATGCTAATTGCTGCTGGATTGCTCGCCGTTGCGGTGATCGGCGCGGCACAGGCGCAATATTACAACGATCCGCGTCCGCCAGCATCACAATATGACAACCCCTACGACCCGAACCCCGGCGTTACCGCGTATCTCCACGACCAAGCCGACCAGAATGCCTATCAAATGCAGCAACAATTCCAGCAGCAACAGCAGTGGCGGAATTGCAACGTACCGGGATCACCCGATTTCGGACGCTGCTAGAAAGGGAGATCACCCATGTTTGATGCTGCGATTGACGTGCTTGCCGTCTGTGCCTTCGTCGGGTCTACCGTGCTGATTGTTCGCGGCATCAAATTTGCCGTCAGTGATCGGGGCCAGGTGAAAATCCGCCAGATTTTCTGCCGCCACAAAGGAGCCTGGACCCCGACCTATAGGAACGGCTCGACCTGCAACGCCTGCGGAAAACACTCCTGGAAATTCAGGGAATAAAAGACAACACCAACCGACTCTAGTTCCTACCCCAAAACAAAGGGAGACGACCACAATGACTACTCGCTATCTACCACTCGCCGCCGCAATTCTGCTTTATGCGGTCTCTGCTCATGCGGGCACCACTGGCGATTTCGATTTGGTCAACGAAACCGGTCACACAATTGTCGGGGTGGCGGTTTCCACGCCGTCTGATAACCGCTGGTACCCCGTCCAAGGAGAGGTGATTGATCCCGGCGAGACTACGCATGTTACCTTCAATCACCCCGGATTCCCATGCCACCAGCAGCTTCGGCTCGAATTCAATGACGGGGTAGTGGACGCTTTTACCGACGGCTTCGATCTCTGCCAGACCTCCTACATTCGAATCACAACCGATCCTGACGGCACCGATACTGCGCACTACCGCTAAGATCGCGCAACGCGCGGAAGGGGGCGGCCATGATTATGGCAGCTGCATCACCGCCAGCTATGATCTACCAACATCCTGGTGGCGATTCGTATCGGGGAACGACAGACCACGCGCTCGATTTGCTCTATCCGGCCGCAGCGTTTTTCCTGACGCGCCCAGCGCTGGCGGCAATCGAGACGCGCGGATTCTGCCGATTCCGCGCGTGGCAGCAAGGCGAGATCGTTGACGCGATGGTGTTCGGTCACGGTCAGGTGGCCTATGGCGTATTCGTTGACGTTGATGATTGGCCTGCCAACGCGTCGCGGCTCATTCTCGAATGCACCGACGGCAGAGGCAATGCGCTGATCCTGCCCAAAGTTTGCGGGAATTGGTCTTATGAACGCGTCCCGCCCTTCCCGATTTGGGGAACGCCCCCGATAGGTGAGGGTTGGGCGCTTCCTGAGTGGGGCGGTGAGGGCGATACGGAGGGCTACGGCTACGGATGGGGCAGCGGAGGCTACGGCGGTCTCGGCGGAGGCTTTGGCTCGCCAGGTGCCCTCCCTGCGGCCTATGAGGTGCCATCTGGCAGTACCGGAGGGACATCGACAAGCGCCGCGATCGTGCCGCCATTCCAGGAAACGCCGAGCGAAATTTTCACTCCCATCCCTCCCTCGGAAACCCCCCCGCCTCCGACAAACGGGTCGTCCACACCGGAACCGCAATCGTTTGGACTGCTGTTGTTCGCAATCGCCCTTTTCGCTGCGAAAAGGGCTCTTACTAGAGGCACGTCAAATGCCAGACGCCGACGCGCTAACCACACTCGTCGATGCGGCGGGTGATCACGCCCGCCGCGTCATGATCGGCACCGAAGAGGAATTGATGCCGGTTTTTCTGCTGGTCGCGGGCAACGGCGATCGAATCATCGTCGGTACGCCATTTGTCAATAACGACGACAAGGATCGCGCTACCGCAGCCGTGCGCGAGCTGATCCGCGAGCACCACGTCACCCGCTATTCGTTTCTGAGCGAGGGATGGCGAGCGGTTCAGCCGCCCGGATGGGATCATGGCCAGCCGATCGGGGTCATGCCTTCACAGCGTCCCGATCGTCAAGAATGCGTGATGGCGTTCGCCACTGACGGCATCCATACAGTATGGCGCAGTTGGGCAACCCACCGTGACCCCAGGGGCAACTGCACCGATCTGATGCTAGACCCGGAAGGCGTGTCAATGACCTCTCGGTTCGCCAATCTGCTGGGAGGCGAGGCATGAAATCCCGCACAATCGTCGTGAATCTGCCCCTCACGGATTTGGAATTTAGTGCGCCCGCACGGGCAGGCACCGATCCGCAAACAAATCCGGGAATTGGCCTCTTCTTCCGCACCGCGATTCCCGAGTCGGAACTTAAGCATTACAATCGCTTCAGAACGCATGACGGATTCATGCAGCTCCCTTCGACCGTGATCCCGCGCGACCAAGCCCGGCGCCTTCGGGATTTCCTCAACCTGTTCCTCGACGAAACCCCCGACCCGGAAGCGCGTCGGTAAAAGAAACGACATCATCAACCCACACACCGGAGACGACGATGACCCCGACAAACTTGCCCGACCAGAGCCGCCTGAGTCGCCGCGCACTGTTCAAGGGCGCTGGAGCGACCGCAGCCTTATTTGCCCTGCCTCACGCTCGGTTGCTTGCTGCTGAGAATGCCATTCAGGCGGTGGAGTTTTTCCAAGGCACCGCTACTAAACTAGGCACTGCTGTCGTGCTCAATACCAAGACGCTGGCCGCAGTTCCACCGCCGTTGAACCCGCTTCCCCTATCGACCGGGCGAGCCGTCGTGAGCCTCTTCATCAAGCAGGGGCTGATCATGGCCGCGAACTATCCAGGTTATCAGACCCTCCTCGGCACCGGTTCGCTACTGGGCAATGAGAGCTTCGCGGTGCGAATGCTGCCGCCGAACGCCAGGCTGTCGACGACACCGACGCCGATCCTGCAGGTCTTCGCAACCGCCAATTCTGAGAACCCCAACGCCGCGTTCTTCAACTACCTGATCCCCGATATGCTGTCGTCCGTGGATGGCGACTGGCACCAGGTCAACGTCACAATCGGCCAGACCCAAGCCTCGACGCCACGTTGGCTGATCGAGGCGGTCGATATCGACGTGGACGACTACGTAATCAATGTCCCGCCGACCGGGTTCTGGGCGGATCGCGACAACAACCCGCTGAGCGATCAGATCCCAAGCGTCGCCTTCAACTGGCCGATGGTCAATACCGGCATCAAGACAGCTTCAGGCGCGCCCGACGTATACTCCCTGTACTTCGGCCAGCCGACGAGATCGCCCGCCAGCGGTTTCGCTCCCATCGTCTCGACCGCGAGTCAGTATCTCCGAGGCTTGCAGGCCAGCCTCGCCAAGGTGTTCCTCAACTTCAGCCCGACTCCTGGCATCACCCCGGCGACCCTGATCGACAAACAAGCATTCGTGCGGCCGACCGTGCCGAGCGCCAACGCTATACTGGCGCAGGTGATCTCCTCGGTGCTGAGCCAAGTGCGGCTGGCGGAGAACCTCGCTGAGCAGAACGAAGCTGCCGCCGTCCAGAATCAGGCCGCGCTCCTACAGCAGATAAAGACAGTAATCGCTGGCGTCCAAACTAGCGTCGCGGCGGCGCAGAACGCAGCGGTCAGAGCAGGCGCGTCGGTCCAGACTCAGCTTAGTCTACAGGCGGCCTCGTTAGAAATAAACGGCGCTGCTTTAGCAGCTTCGGAGAACGCCGCCGCATCGATCATCTACGGTCAGATTGCTGACGCAGCGCCGAATGTCGCTGAGGCGGCGTCATACGTGCAGCAGCAGGTGCAGGGCACCATCACCTCAGTCGCCGTAGCGATGCCGCAGTACGGCGCCAACGTCATAGCCTCCGGCATCCTCAACACGCCGCAGGTCCTGCTCAACGGCACCGCTACCGGGAACGTCACGATAACCTCGGGCGGGACAGTCTACAGCGCAGTGAATGATTTCGGGAACAACCAAGGCACCGTATCAGGGAACGTCGTCGAGACGGATACCAGCGGGGTCACAATAGAGAACATCACGGTCTCTCCCTCGGATACGGTCGACACCGCTGCCTCGACGCCACTTGGTTTCACGATCGTCAGCCCAGCGGCCGACAGCCCGGATGCGCCTTAAGCCCTACGCAGCGGGCTCAGGGTGCTGTGGGCCTGAGCAAAGCGCGCACAGCACCCCGATGGCCATTTCGGCCTTGCTCATTCTCACCCCGCAGCGCTGGCAGTTATTGAACGAGAAATGCGACAGCGGGCGATGCCCACGGAACGGGAACGGCACTCCACGCGGCACAGCGCGCGGCGATCCCTCATTGAACCGCACCCGCTGATTTGTCATCTCACCTCCAGATGCTCGCCGCCAATCAGTTTGTCCTGCAGAAGAGATGGTTCTGGTCCAGCATCGAGGTTGAACATTTCGCATGGCAATGGCGGGTTGCCAAATACGCATCCGTTGGGTGGCGGCGGCAGCACTTGGTAGATCGGGAACGTGAAGGGTCGCGAGAACAGCGTGAACGCAACCAGCGCGGCAGGGAGGTAGATCACTTGGCCCGCGCGATATCGCGCTTCTCTGACCCGGTCATCGCAAATCACCGCTGCGGCAAAGGTGAGCCAGGGACGCGCCGCACAGGAGGCGCAGGGAAGCTCTGTGGGCCATGTGGGGGCGCATCCACCGACAGGGGACGCCCGTTGTCACTCAGATAGCTTGCGGGCGCTTGGGGCGGCGCCTGTAGCCTACGCAACTCAGCTTGGTCGTTCGCCAGCAATGCCCCGACCGCATCGAGCTGCTTGGTGACATTCGCGGTCGACAATGCCCCGGAGCGAATCGCATCGAGGTTTTTTTGCAGCGTGTCGCGGGTCTGGGTGTCCTGCGCGATCCGCTGCTGCAACACTTGGATCTGCATGTCCACCGAGGTCTGCGGTGCCGATGGAGGCGGCGGGGGTGCTTGGGCGTCAACCCGACCAATGGCCAAGGCGGCGGCAAAAGCTGCGGCGGCGGCGGTCAGAATAGTGATACGATTCATACGGATTCCTCAGTTGCCGGGGTTTCGGGGGATCTCTGTTGACCTTCGATCGCATCGAGGCGCTGTTGCAGGCCATTTGGCAACTTGCCCCAAATCTTTTCCAGCCAACTCGGCCAAGCACCGTTTTCGCGATCAGCAAAATTACCGTTCTGCGCTCGCTCGATGGCATCGCTAATCATGCCTCTCTCTCGCAACAATGGCTCCATTGACGCTCTGATCTCGGCGAGAGTCGGCCAATACTTGTGGCTTTGGGGCCAGTCGCGGAGGGCTTTTCGCACGATGTCCGCAGGAAATTCACTAAGCGCATCCGCAAAAGCCGCCAAAGTGAGATCAAGGTCTTCGCTGGTCGAAGCCCGCGATATTGTTAGTACCCGCACATTTGTCAGCGCTGCAATGATGTCCTCGATTGGCAACGGGTGGCGCACCGCGTTGATGAGTTCTGACGCAGATTGCAAGCCATCGGGAGCCTTCTCGCCAGAGACGCTGAAACGGCGGATTTCACCCATCTGATGCGGGTCTTCCGTTAGCCATTCGCACTCGCTCGATAACTCGACGAGCGGATGCAACGACGCTCGCAGGCTCCGATCCACCTCGGCGGGGTTGCGGCTGGTTGCGACCATTTGTCGGAGACTGTTCGGCGCAACGGCCAACCCACGTTCGCCAAGCGGCGTGGTGGTCGGCAAAGACATTGGCTTTCGAGCGGTGCCAGTCAACGAATTTGTCCCGCTCGGCAACAATGCGCCCGAGGTCAAAACCTTGTTTTTCAGCGAATCCGCAATCTTGCTCGTCAGGCTGCCAATCGTTTGGAATTTGTCGTCGTGGCTTTCGTCGGTCATGACCGTTGGCCTTCTCCGCTGGCTCGGTTGGGGGAAGAGACGCCGCAGGCGTCGGGGGGGATTCTTTGATGGTTGATGGTTGATGGTTGATGGATGACGCGCGCGCGAGCTTTTGGTTGGCGAAACCGTCAGGTTCACTTAACCCATTGGGTCTCCCACCTTTTGCCCCGTTATGATGAGCTTGTGCGGTGCGCTTGCGGGCTTTCTGCAACTCGTCTGCGCAACGCGTGACCCATAGCTTGCGACCATCCTGCGTCACTTTACCCCCCCTCACAAGTGCCGCAAGAATGCGCCGCAGCTCCCGCCAGTGGCAGCAACAGCGAACCGCCAACTCTCTTTCCCCGATCTCTATTGAGCCGTCTTCCGCCGCGTGGGCGTATATCAAATTGATAATGGTGTCATAAACGCCACGTTGATCTGGCGGCATCGTTGCTACGCCATCAAGCCAGTCTACTGGATACCAATCTATGCGCCGAGGTTTCAATTCCAGCCTTCCCGCCCAGCGGGAAGACGTTGGCGGCCGAATCCGCTCGTCGGGCTGGTGCGACATCAGAGCCTTCGACCGGGTCATGACTTCCGATCTAGGCCGCCAACGCATACTGCTTTACGAACAGGGGTTTCTTCCGTCAAGCTCTATCAGCATTATCTGCTCGGAAATTTTCCTGAGCCATTCTCCCGCTATTGGAGGGGAGATTGCCCCCTTCTCCAAAAGCGTGGCTATCTGGCTGATAGCGCGCGATAAGCTGGCGCGGGAATCGCCATCTGGGCGCGTATCGGGCATCGGTTCCCTCCATCAGATGAGGTTGGGAGAGCCAACCCTACGCCACCTGATGAAGGGTTGTCACCCGCTTTTTCTCGGCTTCGTCGAGAGCGTCGGAAAGGACGACACACCAGCGGCTAAACGCATCCCCCGACGGATGACGAGTGCCAGCCTCCCATGAGTAAAGCAGCGACACCGTGCAGCCTGCTTGATGCGCGACGACCTTTGCCGTCAGCCCGCCCGCTCTCCGCGCCGCCCGCAGCGCCATCCGTTCTGTAGGCGAGAGCACGACGCTGGTGACCAGTTTCACGCTGGCAGCGCCAGAATCTTGACCGCGCGCTCGCCATCGGCATCGTCCATCGGCTCTGGCGACAACTCCTCATGCAATTCCTGTAGTTGGATCAGCAGTTGGTTGATCTCGACGTATTTGTCGTTGATCGCGTTGCAGATGCGATCAGCCTGCGTCTCCAGTTCCTCGCGTGTTCTACTCATCGTCAGTCCCTTTCTGGCTTGAGTTGATTTTACAGTAACATCGCCTGCCTTGGCGGTTCATCCTCGCCTCTGGGCTCCGCTGGAGTCTCGGCAAAGAACAATGACGCATCCTCGGCAAGCCGTTTGCGGCCCATCTCGCAGTACGTCGGATTTAATTCGATGCCAATCGAATTGCGCTGCAGCCGCTCTGAGACCAGACACGTAGTGAACGCCCCAGCGAACGGGTCCAATACCGTGGCTGGCACCGGCTCACCAGCGTCGCAACGGCATGTCGCACGCCAGCCGATGGTTTCAGCAGAACGGTCTTTGAAGTTCCCATAAGTCGGGGATGCCGCTGCCGAGGCCAGTCCAGAGCGCATTGGCGCACCTTTTGCTAGGCGCCCCTGCCAATCAGATTCTTCCTTGGTTATCACCCGTGTCCATGGCGCGCCGCATTTCGGGCAAACTCCTTTTTCTGACGTGCCAGACAAAATCGCAATTGTTGGAATCTCCGGATGAAAAGTTGCGAAGTGCGCACCTGGGAAGGGCGACGGCCCGAGCAACATGTAATTTCGCATGTTGCGCTTCGATCGGACGCCATCGTTTCCTGCAATCTGATTTCCATTGCGGGGCTTGCTATTATCGAACGCGCCGCCCCCTTGAGTCGTGTAATCGCCAAAACCACGAAACGCATTTCTATTGCCTAATTCACCTCCGTCCTCCTTGACCGCCTCGGCGTCGTAGCTGTAAGGAAGCGGAACCCATCGGCCGAGCCTCGCTGGCTTGAACCACGACAGATCAACATCTTCGCCGTGATTGAGTGCTGAACACGCCGCAGACAGTCGCCGCTTGAATGCAAGCTCGGCTGCGCTCGTTGTCGGTACGCGGCGGCCCCGGTGCTTTTGATTTAATTCGTGGCATTTGAGCGCCAGATCAGCCTGCGTACCCTTGGCGATCAGATACGGCCTGATAGCGGCAATCACGCGCGCTGCCTTGGCGTTTCCTACCTGCCAAGTAAAGACTGGTCGCCCCGAACTGCCATCGTTGCGCCAGCGTGGCGAAGGTGTATCGGAACCGCCGTATCCCACGATCTCGCGCACGCGCTCCAGCAGTCCGCGGTGCGTATTGACGACCGAAAGCCGGATGCTCACAGACGGCGCGCAGCCCGTCGCATCGGCGCGTTCCTGAAAGCAGATTGTGCCCTCGCCATCAATGAGCGCTGCGAGCCACGCAGCATCCTCGCGGCGTAGCGGGAGCGGCTTCTCAGTCCCGCGCCATTCTGCCCTTGAGAATAAGAATACGTCCTCGACAGCGCTCGTCGGGCGATCCTCGCAGCTTTCAGGCATCGGCGCTTTTTTGCACCAGCGGATATTGGATCGCAAAACCCACCCATCTTCTTGTAGACGAATAGCCAGCCGCGCCGGCACCATCATCAGGTCTTTCGGCTTTAGCGTAGGCTCACAGCGGCTGGGTGCGCTTGTAGACGCCACATTCGATTGTTGTTTGATACCCGCCTTGTCTGTTTCTTTTCGCTGCCCAGCATGAGCAGAGTACGAGTCACCCAGATTCATCCAAAATGTGCCATCGCTCCGCAGCACGCGACGGATCTCGCGGCACACCTCGACCATGTGGTCCAGGTACAAACTGAGGCTGGGCTCCAATCCCAATGAGCCTCGCCAACCACCGCAGAGGCGGCAGAACGCGCCTTGGCTCGACTCATAGGTCATGCCGGCGCGAGATGGTTCTGTGCCCCTCGTGTCGCCGAATGAGCCGTCAGGCGCGTGATCCCGCTGCGGCGATTGTTTGCGGCGCGTCTCATCTCCCCATTCGTGCTCGCAATTTGGATTGCCCTCCCACACCTGCGGCTCAATGCCGTAATCGCGGAGCCCGTAATATGGTGGAGAACATACAACGCAGTGGGTGCTCTCATCCGCCAGGCTGCGGAGTCCCTCCATTACATGGGTATTGATGATTTTTACTGTCACGCCAGAGACCAATCTTTCAAATAAGCCACCCCACCGTATTGCTTGGCAAACTCCCGCGCCTCGGTCTCTGTGTCAAAGCGCGCATCAAACACGGTCCCGCGCATCCACTTTGGCGTCAGGATCGGGACCGAGCGATCGTCGGGAACGCTGTCGCCGTAGCGGATCACAACGCGCCATTCAAGATGCTCGGTCATTGCTGCCGCCGATCGGCGATCTCGCGGAACAGCGCCGCCCATACGTCCTGGCCGGGCCGTAGGACGCCTTCTGTCATCAGGGTCCAGTTGGCCTCGTGGGCAGGCGCAGACATCGGATCTGGTTGCCAGTTCGCGTAAAGCGGAGCGTGCGGCGCTGGCGCAAAGAGGTTGAGTTGGTCAGCCATCGCCAAGGTGATCCCAGTGTTTCTTGTTCTGCCGCGCTGGCCAGTCGAGAAACTCAAGGACCAGACAGGCGACGAACCTGCCGATCGCTAGCGCCCCGACGACGGCGAGGATGTCAATGACGACGGTCCACATCGCGTGCTCCCCTGAGCCTCAGTCACGCCGCTTCCCGCACGGCTTGCGTGCCGCCTTTCGCAGAACATGTCATGACCTGCACAATGATGTCGCCAGACGCGAAGTCCCGTTCGCAGTCGAGATCGGCAAATTTCCCGCACGCCCGGCAGCGGCAAGTTACCTGCCGCGTCTCTGGATCGGGCTCGTCATATTCTAAATCCCAAGAACAAGCCATTACGTCCCCTCACAGTCCCGCATCGGGATAAGCCAATTCACGGTCGTGACACCCGAATGTGCAAACCCGGACGCTCTGAATAGAATTTGCGCACCTGGCCATCGACAATCTGCTTGTCGTCACCCCAAACGACTCCGTTCATAGAATCGCATACTTTGGCGTAGTTATCCCAGTCTGGTTTAGTTTGCGGACGCAGTTCACCGAGTATTGCGAGAAGTTGTTTTTTGCGCGGCATTGAACGCGGGATTGACACGTTCGCCGTGATGTCAACGCGCAGCGGGCCTTCTATTGGAGCCGCCCCCGCCATCACCTGTTGCGCGGCATAGCGCAGTTGAGCCTCGTAGGAACGCGTCTTGGCGTCGGTATAGACGCGAGCACCCATTGTGGTGCTGACGGCACGTCCACGCCCTTTCCCGCGGGGAGGCCCATCCAAGGACACCACAATTGGCAACAACGTCAATTCCCGGCGCTCTCGACTGACGGCTCGCACCACGCCTGCGGCTTGACGTGCAGCGGGCACTCAGGGTGAACAATCCACACCGTCACTGGCGGGAGACCCCAGAAATCGTGCTCCCAGTCGCGCTCTTCGTTGGTGCCGCTGGGCTGCCCAAGCGTACAGGGGCAACCCAAGGTCTTAGCCTCCGGGGTGCCCGGAAGCGGTGGTCGGATCGTCACGGCAGATCACGCCTGGGCGGCCCAATCGAACAAATCGTAGCCGACCGCGTGCCCGATTCGTTCCAATGCCGCCAATTGCTCGCGCGCCTCGCCGCCTTTGTCGTCCTTGCGCAATCTGGCGATTCGCTTCATCGCGATGATGTCGCGCGGCGGGAACTCGGCGGCGCGACACTGCGAGACGATCTCCTTTAGACTGTCCCGTGCGGCATCGGTATCGCGATACGTCTGCTCCATCGCGTCCACCAAGGTCTTGATCAGCGTACTGCGATCAAGATCGAACATCTTGGCGAAGTCGCGATCGGGCTCCTCGCCGTCGTCATTCGGTTCCGGATTCAGTGGCGCCATTCGATAACTCCCTCCAATTTGCGGTTTCCGTCAGGAACCGCCGTCTCGCCGCTGTCCCAGCGCGCTTCCACGCCAGCATCAGCCGCTCGAACTCCTGTTCTTCCCGCGCCTCTGCCTTAGTAACGTTTTTGGCGGGCAGAGCCAACAGACGCGCCGCTTCGCGCACACTAAACGCCTCACCCTTCTCGACTAGCCCGACAACCATTTCCTGATCGGATGGGCGCAGACTAGCCAAGGTATCGAGTTCCACGCCGTTGTCGGCAATGCCATCTCGGTCGCGAATGCGGTCGCGCACCCCCTGGCTAATCCCATCGGCGCGGCGCAGCGCACGCTGGACATTGCGCCGCGCAATTCCCGTCTTGGTCTCGGTGTCCTCGGTAAAGGAGGAGACGTTGGCGTCAACGCTGTCGTCAACGTTGCGACCGAGCGCGCGGTTCATGCCTAGCGCTCGCATAACCCCAGCTTTGGCGGATGGGTAGCGCTTCTCAAAGATTTCCTTGCGCTTGAGCAGATGCTCGGCGCGCTCCAATTGCGATAGCTCGGCGCGGCACAGATTCTCGTCAATCTCCCACAGCTTGCATTCTGCTTCGTCCAGTTGGAGAATATTTGCTTCGATTTCGGTTCTCCCTAGACGGCGGCACGCTTCTAGCCGATGCCGCCCAACGACAAGAGCAAAAGTCACAACCTCGGGGCCGCCGCCCTCGCGTTGGCCGAGCCCGGTTGATACCGAGATCGGCTCGCGCAGGCCCAGCATCGAAATGCTATCCATCAACTCGCGAACGATTGGCTCGCGCAACTGGCGCAGGCGCGAGCCAACCGAGATCGCGGCAATCGCGAGCCGCATCGGACGATTAGCCCTTCTCGAATGGAGTTCCAAGAAACCGTATCGGTCCGGCTGTCGCTCGCACGATTGACAGCGGCTCGCCACGGAAAAACGCATTCCACGCGGCTGACGTGCTTTTGGCGCTGTTCACTTCACTACGCAGCCGCGGATGCTGAAAGGCGCGGATCAAGGCCGCCCGCGGATCATCTTGCGCCAACCTATCGCCAGTTGCGATCCCTTGCCAGAACGGGAACGCCTTCATCTCTTGGTAGCGCATCGTCACCAAAGCAGCCGCCATCACCCCAGCTGCCTTGACGAACCTAGTGTTGGGACCTCCAAGGGCCGCGTCTTGGATGACTCTTGCGACCGGCCACCACGGCTCGGCGAGCCGCAGCCGAGCCTCATCCGAGCGTAGCAAGTACGGATCGGCGTGGGTTCGGACGTGCTGGAACCCCGACTCGATCATCGGAAGGGCGCGGAAGCACGCTGCCGCAAATCCTTTTTGGAGATCATGCTGGACTTCAATGCCTTCCGCCCTCAGCGCATCTTGCACCGAACGTGGGGCCACCAGCCGATCGTGGCGACGGTACAGCCGATCAAGGCCGCCTGCATTTTCAACCTCGCTGACCAGGGCCTGGAACGAGATTGCGGTGTCAGCCTTGATTACGGCATGCATCCGATGATTGCCGTTAACCAACGCCAGTAGCGGATCGTCACCCTTGACTCGGCCAAAATGGATCTGAGTGCCCCCCGTCCACTCATGCCGCCGCATTTGCATCGCCAGCGCGTCAACATGCGCCTTGCGAATCGGTCGCTGCTTGGCGTAGGGCGCCTCCTGAATGATCCGCCAGGCAAGCTCGGGGGTGATCGTGATTACCCCTTCAACGATTATGTGGCTGAGCGGCTTGGCCGCGCGATCGTCGGCTTTTTTCAGTTCTGGCCGAGCACCAACATTGGGGACAGTCGTGGCTGGTCCGGATTTCGCGGTCAGCATCTCGTTCTCCTCGTCGTTCTCCGATGGGTGTGCTCTGCCTAACAAGAGACCGAGCGTTGGGCGCGGGATGCGCAAAGGTGCTGATCAATTCCCCGGAAAGGGGCGCGCATCCATAATACGGTAATTTGGCATTTGGCGCAAGCCGTATATTTTGGCTTGACAACGCTGCGTTACAACCCCCAACTAGCACCCATGGTTGGCTCAGCCCACAGCCGCGAACGGCTTCCACACATCGGGGCGCATCTCATGCAGCGGTATCCCCAATTCCTCGTTGATCCGCAACGCCCGTTCGACCGGAATGCGCCCGCGTGAGCGCCAGTAGAGAACGGTGGTGCGGTCTACCCCCGCCGCCTCCGCTAGCGCGATCGTGCCGCCCGCAGCGGCGATAACCTGCTCGACATCCATGACCCTATCGTTGGCATTTCCAACGGCGGCGTGCAAGGATTTTTTACATAGGTTCATAATGAACACCCCCCGACATCTCGGCGAAACCCTCTCTCAGCTACGGTTGCACGTTGGTTGGACGCAAGCCCGCGTCGCTGCCGCGATCGGGCGCAAGCGCAGCACCTATGCGGGGTGGGAAAACGATCACATGCTGCCCGGTCGCGAGGCGCTCTCAGCATTGGCCGAGCTTTTCCAAGTATCAACCGATCAGCTGATTGGTAACGGCAACGGAAATCACCCCGCAACCGAAGACGAAACCGCCTTGCTTCTGTGTTACCGACGGCTTCCCGCGACCGAGGCCAAGGCGCATCTGGCGCTGATCCGCGCCCGCGTCGGACCGGCGGTCGCCGCCGAGTAGATGCGACACTATGCCGCGCCAGGGCCGTTGGGGACGCCGACAAAATTCCGCTAGACACACGCCGTTGGTTATGCCAACATCACCTACCATCACTCAAAGGGGACGGAAATGACCCACCCACTCATCCAAATGATGAGAGCCAGCGCCGAGGCTGACGACGATGAGCCGCCCGCGAGACAGAAAATCTCGCGGGAAGGCGAGATCGAGAACCTCCGCTGTGCGCTGCGCTCTCTGCAGACCGTCAACACGTTCGCCGTCGGCATGATCGTGCGGCAAAAGCCCGCCTGCCGCCTCTACCGCGATGCCGGAGACAACGGGCTCTCGATCGTCGTCGAAATCCTGCCCAAGGCAGTCATTGACAATGCGGGAAGGAACGGTGACTCAGGTTCGCCGTATTATCGGCACCACATGGACATGCGAATCGGGCAGTGGGACAAGGACGGCGACTTCGTCGTCTTCCATGTTGATTCGACGCGTTTCGAGCCCGCACCCAACGCCGAAGAATAATTTTCACTATCAACCTAAGAGAGGGGACGACATGGCTAAGTTAGTAGTTGCCGAAACCCCAGTGCTGGAAAATGCCGCGCTGGCCGATGTCATGCTGGAATTGGCCGAACGGCTATCCGGCAAAAAGCAGCCCAATTGGAGCAAGATTGACGTTCCGGTGGACTGGCCCGATGGCGGTCGCCGCATCCAATTGCCAGCCGATCCGGCGCGTATGCCGCTAACGGTCGCGCGCGAAACCCTCGACCGCATCATCAAGGACGAAGACCAGGATTTCAAGGTATTCGAGTGGATCGACGCTTTCCCGCACGACGCTGCGGTGGCGTTCACCAAAGCGTGCCGCAACCTTTACGGGCTGTCGTCGCCGGTCAGCACTTGGTATTCCGACCCGCAGATGCTGACGATCAAAACTGGGTATCGGCCAGGCGAGTTCGTCCAAGTCGCGATGGGGAACTTCAAGTTGCCCGGCGTCGAAAAGCAGATCACCACCGGGTTCAGTTTCAACAACAAGGGTCATCCCGGTATGGTCATCATGGGCACGGTGGCCAAGAAGGATCGCGAGATCATCCTGCGGATCGCCGAGGAAACCCGCCGCATCGTCCGCGAGGAATCAATCTATCGCGGCAAGGCGATCAGCATCCAAGTCGATGACAACGGCCAACTAATGCTGGCCGAGGGACCCGACTTCCTAAACGTCGAGGACACCACCGAGGCGGCGGTTTTGTTCGATGACGTGACGACCGATCAGATCACGGTCAATCTGCTGGTGCCATTGCTGAAATCCGAGGCGTGCCGCCAGCGTAAAATCCCGCTTGGGCGCAAAGTTCTGCTCGAAGGCCGCTTCGGCACCGGCAAGTCCTTGACCGCGCGCATGGTAGCCAACGTCGCACAGCGGCATGGCGAGTGGACCTATATTTTGCTCGACAAGGTCCAGGGTTTGACCGCCGCGCTGCACCTCGCGCGGCGCTACATGCCGTGCGTTGTGTTTGCCGAGGATATCGACCGCATCACCGAAGAGCGAGACGAAGACGCCAACGATCTGATCAACACGATCTCCGGCGTTGTCGGCAAGGACGACGAGGTCATGGTGCTGCTGTCAACTAATCACGTTGACGAAATCCACCAAGCGATGCTGCGCCCCGGCCGTCTCGATGCGATCATCTCGCTCAAAGCCCCCGACGCCCCAACCGTCGAGCGCCTACTGCGGTTCTACGCCCGCGACCTGATCCCGCAGGATTTGCCGTTGCCCAAAGCCGGCGAAGCGCTTGCCGGGCAAATCCCATCTTCGATCCGGGAGTGCGTGTCGCGCGCCACCCTGTCGATGGTCGGGCGTGACGCGGACCAATTGAGCGACCACGACCTGTTTATCTCGGCCGAGAGCATGGGATTCCAGTTGGGTCTGCTCAATCGGAACCTCGGTGACAAATCCGACGCCGAAAAGTTCGTTGAGAGCTTTCAAGCCATCCTGCATAACGGCAACGGAGCGGACGGATTCAAAAACCCCGACGCGGTCGAGCGCCTAGTTAACGACACCGCAGGTCGGACGCGACACATTCAGAGCAACGCTGGATTTATCCAAGCCGCAGTCGGGCGCGACGATGTGCCCGACGCCCTGGTCCCCTCGGTCAACACCAAGGTCAATCGCTTGGTCGAGGTTCTCGTCGAGGTCAACAAGCGACTGGGTCGAATCGAGGGTCGGTTCAACTAACAGAGAGGAGGTGATCAAATGGACGAGGCGCTGCAAATCCTGCGTGATGCGCGGGTAATCCTCGCTGAGGCCGATCTGTGCAAGAGAGCCTACGCAAGGAGAGCCAACGGCCTGCCGTGCAAGCCCACCGATCCGCGTGCCGTGAGCTATTGCATGATCGGTGTGGTGTGTGCTGCGGCTGGGTTAGAAACCGAGAGCCCCTGGATTTGTTGTCATGTTGCTGAGGAGAGCGCGATAATGGAGGCGATCTGCGATCTCGGCGCGGCGGTTGGCAGAACCGTAAGGAAAGTGCCCACGTACAACAACCGCTGGTGGCGCACCAAACGGGGGGTCTTGCGGAAGTTCGACCAAGCGATTGCCTACCGCGAGGCAGAGCAGGTTCCGCAAATCCAATTCATCGAGTCCAAGGTAGATGAGCGCAGTCCCGCTTGACGACCAGCCGATCGAAGTGGTGCACCCGTTGGTGCACCCTTCGGGGGTTTTCTTCGGGCTAGATGAGTCTCGTTACCATCAGGCTCTCGCTTTGAGCGCTTCGGGAATCAAGTGGCTGCGGGTCAGCCCGCTAGATTGGTGGTCTCGCAGTCCGCTCAACGACGACCCCGATGACGAAGAGGACAGCGAGGCCAAAATAATTGGATCTGCGTATCACTCCCGCATATTGGAGGGTCGGGATACGTTCTACGCTCGGTATGCCGCCAAGCTCGACGATCGCGACTTCCCGGATGCGCTCAAAACCAACAAGGACATCGCGGCGGCGATCGTCGCTGCTGGCGGCCCGATAAAGGGGTTCTCTGGCAAGCGCAAGGACGAGTTGATTGAGATGCTGCTTGGCTACGATCCCGAGGCGCAAGTCTGGGAATCGTTGCTCCAAACGCATGAGCGCCGCCATGCGGGCAAGGAGTTTCTCTCGGCCAAAACGGTGCGCAAGATCGAGATGGCGGCGCACATGATCGAGGCTCATCCGCAGTTGGGCAAAGCCTTCAAGGGTGGGTATAGCGAGGTGTCGGTTTTCTGGCGCGATCCTGAGACTGGGGTTCCGATGAAGGCGCGCTTGGACTATTGGAAAACCAACGCGATTGCGGATCTGAAATCGTTTGACAGTCGTGGGTTGCCCCTAAAGACAGCCATAGCCCAAGCGATGCTCCGGTACCGTTATTTTACCCAGGCGTGTGTCTATCTCGACGCCGCCAGAGAAGCGCGCACCCTAATTGACGCGGGCCTGGTCTACGGCGATGTCAGCCCCGCCTTTCTGCAAAGTGTTGCCGCCGAACCAACCTTTATGTTCGTTTTCAGTGCGAAAGGACCAGCGCCGGTTGCGAAAGGATTCGTGGCGCATCGGCACTTGACGTACATGGAAGTCGCCAAGGCTGAGGTCGAAGATGCCAAGCATATTTGGGCGCGAAATTGGCGGGTTTTTGGCGAGGCGCCATGGGTCGATTTATCCGAGATCGAAACGTTCGCTGACGAAGACTTCATTTACAGGGCGTACTAAACTCAACCTTCCAGAGGGAGACGACTGATGGCTCTATCCAACATCTTCCGCGAGCCCCGCCGCGAGATAACAGAAACTGTGGTAGGAGTAGCTTTGATCACAATCCCGGTGGTGGCGGATTATTTTGCGGCGCTGGAACTCCAGAAAGTTTCTGGAGGTTGGAGCGAATTTCCATGGCCTATAGGCATGTTATTTGTGCCGCTGCTCGTGATCCTTGGAGCCATGGCGGTTGCGGCTGTGGCGTTTGGACTCCCCCTGGTGGTGCACGCCATAGGAGAGATTGGGTGTGAGGCGTTAGAGGAACGCGGCATACACCTGCGCCCTCGCAACCGGGTGCGGCGATGAACGATGCCCCTCTCTCAACCGAGATTGCTGTCGATCGCGCAATTGATCGCGTGCGCCGGGCTGAGTTGGTCGCTGGCGGAAACCCGACGCCAATCATCCCGCGCACCATCGAGGAGATTTGGCGGTTTGCCGAAGCGGTGCTGCTGTCGGGAATCGCTCCTGACAGCTACACCAAGAACAGAGGCGGGCCGTACCCCAAAGAGGTCCAAGTCGCCCGTGTCGTAATGGGCATTCAGAAGGGCTCCGAGGTTGGTCTGCCGCCGCTAACCGCGCTCTCAACCATAGGCATAATTAACAATATTCCCTGTGTGTTTGGAGACGGGATCAGCGCCCTGATCCAAAACAAGGGGCACCTGGAATGGATGAAGATCGAGGAGATCGGCCCCCGACCTGATGCGGCGACCGAAACCGGCAAGTTCAGTGATGGATTTGGTGTCCGCGTCACGATGAAACGCAAAGACCAAGACGAGCCTTATGTTGGCGAGTTCACGGTCGGCGACGCCAAACGCGCCCGGCTGTGGATGGACCCGCATCGCCAACCGTGGACCCAACACCCCAAAAGGATGCTAAAGTGGCGTGCATTTCATCGTCCCGCGAGCGATGGGTTTGCCGACGACCTGATGGGGTTGGCGATCCGCGAGTTGGTCGAGGACATGCCGCCTGAGCCGGTGAAGACCGACACGTCGTTCCTCGACGACACGCCCGCACTACCGATGCCCGTCCCAATTCTCCCTGATCCCCCAGCTCCGCTCGACCCCCCATCCGAGCGTGAGGCGCCGCAGGACGACGAGGGTGACATACCCTCGTCGTCCTCGCCGGCTGCCAGACGAGAGGGGCTGCCCGACCCTTTAGCGAACTCCGACGGCGTCTCTACTTCGATCGGAGACCCTTCGAAGAGTTCGGGTACGCCGCCAGATATTGGTGAAGTCGAGATTCCCGAAATCCCGCTGCGCCTTGATCTGGCGGGCGCAGTGAATTGGAGCGCAACCGTCACCGATCTGATCGAGGCTAACGAGAAGCTGCAAACCTTGGCGGGATGCAACGCGTTCGCGCGCAAGAACGGGCGCGTAATCCAAGCAATTTCAGACGACGTGGCGTATCAGCGCTGGCACGACGCCTTCACCGCAAGAATGCGAAAACTGGAGGGAAAGGGGTGAGTTACACTCGGCTCCCGCCCAGGCGGGTGCGCCCGCGATCAGGCATCGAGCGCGCAGTCGCGCGCGAATGGCCTCGGCATAGGAAATTTGTGCGGGCGCACCAGTGCTGCGTGCCAAATTGTCCGGGCCTGCCCATACAGGTCGCGCATGTGCGGAGTGCCGCAAACTCTGGAACTGGAATAAAGCCAGCCGACTGGGATTCAATTGCCCTCTGCGTAGCTCACCACACCCAACAACATGAGGTGGGCCAGCCCGCATTCGAGCGCCTGTACCACATTGATCTGTTCGCCATCGCCGCCGCCTTTGTCGCCCGCAGCCCAGACCAAGCGATGCGTGATGCTCTCAAAACCCAGGAGGACGAGTGAGATGTTCAAATCGAAGAATCCCCGGCGCGACCGCGATCTCATGGCGGTGTGCGCTGTCGGCTCCGTGGCGTTCGCCGTCTTCGACTACTTGGTAGGGCTAAACGTCCTTGTGCCGTTTTCGCTGCTTTGCGCATCGGCATGCGCCATCATCGGCGTCGTCATGCACCACCAGATTCCGCCTATCGCCGATAAAGGAAGTGTGGATATCGGGAGAAGGTCCGTAAATGACTGAAGATGGCGAGCGTTGGCGCACCCCGCCAAAACCGATGGATGACGACGCGAACCCGGAGTCGGGGTGGTATTGGATACGCTCAGCCGACAGCGACAATGAATTCCCGCTCCGGCTCCAAGAGGAGGGATATTGGTGTCTGCCTGGGCGGCTGGATCGATGGTTCCCGCCTAGCTGGCGCATAGTCGCGCGCATCGACGACCTGCTGCGCGACGCGGCGCGGTTGAATTGGCTCATTGAGCATCAGCGGATAGGTCTGCGCGGCGAGAGTCCAAAAGAAATAAGGCAAGCGATCGACGCCGAGATCGCGCGGGAGAAGCCCAATGGCTGAAGGGCACAATGAGCCTTGTTACGCCTGCGGAGAGTTTTGCAACAGCCTCGCGGGTGACCCCGGTCAATGGCCAACGATGCTGCCGGCAGAGCAATCCGCGCGCCCGTTTCATATGAAATGCGCCGCCGCCATGATGCGCGACGCGGCGCGGTATCGGAACATGAGGGAGGCGGAATGGATTCTAAGACGCGTCAACATGACCTCGGCCGAAGTAGATTACCTTAACGACGCCGAGATCGCGCGGAAGAAGCAGCCGTGATCTGTCCTCTTTGCTTCGGTCGAGGCAAGTTCCCTGTCGTGCGGGTCAAGTCGGAAGACGGCTCGTTCATTGTGACGCAGGAACTCCCGTGCCCCGAATGCCAGGGCAGCGGGATTGCGTCGTGCTGCGATACCGCCGGCTCTGGGATATCCGAAGGCGGCGGGCGGCCAGACCCGGATGACAAGTCATGAGCCTGACCTACCGACTTTTTGCTCGCCGCTGCGCCTACATCGCCAAAAATTGTTCCGAGTGGGCTGGTGACAGCCTTGACCGTGAAGTTGGGCCAGGATTGGAGACGCCAGTGCCGCTCTATGTGGTTCGCCGGTCACTGAAGAAGTCCGGGCGCGCCTCGACAGCATTGAGCGTGACGCGCAACCGGAGCCGGAGGATACGCCATGAGAACGCTGACAATTTATCGCGACGATAGCACCGTTCAGGTCGTCTATGAGCGCGTTAAGACGGTCTTCTGGACGGCCGGCAATTCAGTGTTGGTCGTGTCGCAATACACAGATGAAGCAACAGGTACCCACCGATATATTCACTGGCCCCGAGAGCGGTTCTGCTGGTTCAAAGATGAGCCCGACCGCCAGCCGGAGCCGGAGGAATGCGCCGTGAAGGGCACCGTGCCGGTCGCCGACTTTCTCGAACTCTACGATGCTGCGCACGCGGTCATCGATCGAATCCGCATGCACGTCGATCATGCCGAGTACGAGGGTGGCACGAACGCTGTCCAGCACTTTCGTGAGATCGCGGCGCGACTGCGATGGAAACACGCCGACAAGGTGCCGGACCCGTTAGAAGAGGATGCGCCATGACGCGTAAGGAAGCCGATGCGGCGTTTAATGCGGCCGTGGAGCGCTACCAGGCGAAGTGTTCCGCTGAACTGAAATACACGACATGGGACCACAGCACAGTCGCCGAACGCGGCATGTTCGCCGACACGATCGCAGAGGCTATCCAGGCAGCAGTCGCCGAAGAGCGCGAACGGTGCGAGATGGTGGCTCGTCGTTATAACCCCGAGAGTTGGGGCCACGCCAATTTGGCCGTTAGCTATAATACGGCACAAAACATCGCCGACATAATTTCTGGCAAGGTTCCCGATCTCCAGCCGAAGCCAGAGAAGGTGCCATGACGAAGTCAGAAGCACTGCGCCGCGTAAATCAGGCGCAGAGGGAGGCTGCGGCTGGCGCGATTAAACACGGCTATCCGCGCGAGGAGATGGGGCCGTTCCAACAGCAGGAATTCTCTGAGGCGATCTTGGCCGCAGTCGCCGAGGAGCGGGAGCGGTGCGCCGGGATCGCTGATGCTGCGGCTCGGCTAGCGACATCTGGCCCACCGCTGGTCTACATCACAGCCCAGCAATTTGCGGCCGATCTCGCGAAGGACATCGCAGATGGTGTCCGCCAAGGCTTGCCGGCACCAGAGCGCCAGCCAGAACCTAAACTGCTATGACGGGACGCCCCTCCGCCAGCACTGTTGCGAGCATCCTCGCGCGCGGTCGACCGAGACCACAGCACACCAGTCCGCCATAAACTCCGTTGTTCCCCTCTGGCACCTTGACGAAGCAACTCGGGTTCTGCCACAGCGTTGGCGTGATCCAGCCGAGCTTGCGCCCACAGGAAGCGATCAGCCCCGCATACAGGGGTGCCACCGCGCTCGTCCCGCCGATGATCTCAACCTGCCCAGCAATGACAACGAGATAACCCGTCGCGGGATCGGCAACCGCCGCCACATCCGAGACCATGCGGCCCAGCCCCTTGGGGGGCGTCTGCGCGCGACCCAATTGCCACGCCTGAACCGGGAAATAAGCCGAAAACCCGCCCCCAGTTCCCTCGCCGGCTACGTTACCGGGGTTGTCGTTCCACACCCTCTCGACTTGGTTCGGAAATTTATTGGTTCCCCCACAGGCAATAGCGTGCGGACACGACGCTGGCGCGTCCACACCTGTCATGCCCCCGCCGTCATCTGCGTCGTTGTCGCCGCTCGCGACCAGAACGACCATCCCCTTAGATGTCGCGTAGAGCAGTGCCGCCTCCATCTGTACCAGTGCTGCGTCTCCCCATGCGCTTTCGTCCGCCCCCCAACTTATCGAGCAGACATCACGGCCATCGTCAGCAGCCTTCGTCACCGCAGAGGCAATGTCCTGTGACCAGTACATAAAAATGTTGGCTGGCTTGCCAGTAGCAGATGAATACGCCGTCAGCGATACTTGGATGTCGAGCGCGACCTCGCCGTCAGCATCGGAGATGCCTGGGCTATTTACCGTGCCATCCACCGAAATATCCGTGATGGTTGGAACCGGCATCCCGTAGGTCTGGCAGAACTTGTCGGTATCGGACGACAGATATCCTCCGCCAAGCTCGACAATCGCAATCTCCCCAGCCCCAGCGATGTTCGTCGGCCAGCCATAGGCTTTGCAGAGGTCGGGAACTTTCCAGGCAAAGGGTTGGGAATCCGCTAACCCTGCTGGCGCTAGTATCCTCTTGAAATTTGAGTGCAGCGCCAAGTGATTGCGCATCTGGATCGGCATCGTCGTCTTCCTTTTTAGGCGGTCAAATAGTCGATCCAGCGCTTCGTACCCATCGCGACGTAGTCCTCTAGCGCGGATTGACCAGCTTGGACCGCACCGAGGCGGCCGTTCAGCAGCGCCAGCCCAACGGTTGTCAGGCTCGCCGGGTCCCACACATTAGGGGCCTGCCAAGTGTGCGGCGTCCACTCCAGCGCACCGCTGGTGACGCTGGGCACGCCGACCGCGATCCCGTCAGCTGGAACCATGCCGAACGCCTCATCGAACGATGCGTAGAGGAGCAGATCCATCGCCTCAACGGTATCGACAAAGTTGGCCCAGTCCGTCCAAGGTACCGTTATCAACTTAGCCCGTGGGCGCCCATAGAAAAGCTGTCTCCGCGCCTCCGAAAGCGCCTTGGTCTCGGCCCAGAGATCTTGATTCACATATAGTTCCAGATCCGCATCGAGGGTTCTGGCAATTGCCAATGCTGCCTGTGCCGCAACCAACTGATTTTTCCAAGGGCGGCCCTCGGCAAAAGAGCCGATCCGCAACGGTGAGTAGGAAGGACGGGGAGCGCGGAGCTTCCGAAACGTCGAGGTGTCGTAGAGGTTCGGCAGCCACAATGCCGCAACCCCGTCCTGCGCTAGTATGCTGGCAGCAAAGCGAGGGTTGTTTCCTGCTACGAAGATGTTGTCGGTTGACCGCTGAAGCCGCAAATCCCAGCGGATGTTGCGCCACCCGTCGTGGTCGATTGATAGGTACGCGAGCCCAGTGTGATTGAGCATGACGAAATTTATGTTCGGCCATGCGGCAGACAGTGTGCCATAAGTAAGCGGGCCGATAAACTCCGGCGTGTTGATGACGACATGAGTTATCGGACGCTCGGTCTGATAGACATAGGACTGGAGCTTTTGCTGTAGTTGCTCGCCATCGGATACAGTCCACACCTCACAGTCGATACCCGCCGAGCGAAGCACGATAGCGGTCATCAGTGACGTGATAGAAAGCCCCATGCCGCTGCCTGAGACTGGCGGTGCCGTTGCCTGCACAATCAGCCTCACGACAACACTAGCCGGTGTCGGCGCAACTGCGTGCGACCGGCGAACAATTCGCCGTTCATGAGTAAAATCAGATGTGCGCGCCATTATACGGAGCCTTCCCATATCAGAGCGTTGCGCAATTCACCGAGATTCGGCACTAGTTGCCACACGCTTTGGGTATTGTGACCTCCGCGCGCGAATGCTTGGTCCAGCGCCGCGAGCCCATCAGGCGGCAATTCTAAAAATCGCAGCAAGCGCCGAAAACACGCGTGACGCCGCTCGCAATTCTGACTGACGAGGTCCTCAGTTCGGATGGTCAGGACTGAGGAGAGATGATGTCGCACTGCATCCCAGCGTGCTGCATCAAGCCTCAAGTCTGAGATCAGATGCGGTACGTCAAGCGGCTTTAGTTTGCTCACCTTTGCCGATCTGACATCGATGTGCCACTCGTCGAGTTGCTCGGCCACGCCACGACTCACCAGCCGCGCAAACGTATCGCAGCGCACTAAGTGGATATGCCGATAGCCATTATATTCGGCAGCCCGCGCCAGATCGGCATTGAAGTTGTCGTCGAATGGCTCCGGAATGTGCTTGATCAGCACATGGCGACTAAGCACTTCGTAGAGTGCCGCCGGATCGCCGTCAATGCACCAGTCCTCATAGATATATGAGAATTGTCGAGCGTTGGGTTGGTACCAAAAACACTCGTCCTCAGCAGGAGGATGTTCGGAAATCGCTTTCAGTGCCGCAGACAATGTCGTTCCCGCTGTGCGGGGGTTCGTCCAGATTAAAAAAGCGTAGGACAAAACAGTCTCCACCGGAGCCAAGGCCCGTCAAGCCTCGGACACCATTGCGGTGGTCAACAAGGGTGCAGTGAAGGGTGCACTGCACACCGAGGCTCCAGTGGAGCCATCCTACGCCCCGCTTGACGGCCGGGGCGAATTATTCAAAGATTCAAAATCTGCCGTGCCCAAACAAAAGGTAAAGAACTAGGCACACCAGCAGAATCCCGCCGATACCAATCCCTCCGCCGTAACCATAGCGGCTGTACCCCCAGCCACCGCCGCAAAGCAGCAGTATGACAATGACGATTAAGATCAGATCCATGGCGGCGCTCTTACCACATTGCTGCTGCGCATGCAAACCCAATCAATACTGGCTCAGTACCCAGACAATCAGGGCAATAAGCCCCACGCCGACGACGATCAGAATCGCGCAGCCCACCATGCCGCCGAGGTCTCTGGTTGGCGGGGGTTCAGGCTCGGGTTCAGGCGTATTGCGACGGAACGGGAAGACGGGGTTCGATGTTCGGCGGCGACCCCGCCAGCCCTCACGCCCCGCAACCACGCGGCGATGCGCGTCTCGCAGCGCCTTCATTGAGAAAGGCGGACGCACTCACTTCCCTGAGCTGAGCCCCAGCGCTGAGTCGGTGTGCTGGTCAACAACGCCTGTCGGATTTAGGTGGTTGTCCCGCTGGAAATGCTTCACTGCCGCGCGCGTCAGCGGTCCGTTGGCACCATCAACCTGTCCCTCATAGTAGCCGAGCGCCTTCAGACGATGCTGCACCTCGAACATGAATGCACTGTGGTGAATCTCGCCCGCAGTGGGTGGCGCCGGCATCGGCGCTGGCAGAGGCGTGAATGTTGCAGCCGGAGGAGGTGCTGGCTCTGCCGTGGAACACGCCGTCGCAAGAGCGAGGACTGCGATGGAGGCGAGTAACGGATACATCTTCATGGTGATGGTCTTCCTGTTTCGCGAGACCCTGCTGCGGCCTGCGCCGCCATTATATCATCCTTCTTCTGACTTCCGCTACTGGACCCAAGCCAGTAGTTCACGACCGTTGTCGCCATGGCAATCACCGCCCCCACGACAAGCAGTTCGAGTTGGTTGTCTCGCAGCAAGAACGAAACGATCAGGCAACCGAACAGGGCTATGAGCGTCAGGATTGACGTGACAATCTGTCCGTATAGGGCAACGAGTTTCGGGTCCATGGCTGCTATCAATCACCTTTCTTGGCAGTCCCCTCTATTACTCCAGCAGCGTGTGCGCGTTCGGCATCGGCTTTGGCTTTCTCCAGAGCGATCCGCTGGGCTTCCGCCATCATCGAATTGGTGGCCTTCTCAATCTTTTCGATATTTTCCGACATCGCAACTACCGCCTGAACCGTGTCGTGCGCGTGTCGCGCCGCCTCTATCCTCAGCGCCTCGACGCGCTCGCTTACTTGGTCCTGACGAGCGTAGTCACGCATCTCCTTTGCCTTCAGTTGTCGCCCGTTCAGATACGACAGCAGCGCTGGAGCCACTATGGCTGATGACGCCGAGATCAAGGCAATCGAAACGATATCGCTCACGGCGGCATCCCCAGCTTCCGCCGTGCCTCGCCGAGATGCAGCCGGTAGCGCACGGATGGTGGCATATGCGCGTCCGGGTGATGACAGCGGAAAGCCAGCTGCTGGTGCGAAGTCCACTCGGCGAGGCCATCGAGGGAATCGTGATGATCCATCGCGGCCTCGTGCCAGGACTGGCGGCACTCGCGCTCGGTCTCGGTCATCCCCCCACTGCCCATTTCGGCAAACCGCCCAGCGCGTCTGCCATGATTACGTCCTCATCATAGGAGAATGGCTGTCCGTCTACCACACGCGTTTGGTTGATGTTCAACTGCTCCATGCAGTACCCGCGCTTTACTGGCGTGGGCACATTAGAGGCCGATTTCCAATAGCGGGTCGGCGTCAGATTGTCGTACAATTGTGTCGCGTCGAGACCGCAGTCGAACCCCACATAGAGCAATGGCTCGTACTTGGCGGTTCTCACCACCGCAGACCATAAATTGATGTGCGCTGCCGAAACCGCCGCAACCATACTCGCTCTGCCGCTCACATTGACGCCTTCGTGATCTTTGGCGATCGACAACCCAGGCGGAATACCAAGCGCTTCGACATTGGCAACTGCGGCTCGACCCCAAGCCAAACCCTCTGCATCATTCGGCGTCCAGTTCGGCTCAGGCGCATGCTGCACGACGATCAATGCCAGACCGGCAGCAAGGATAGTGGAGATTTCCTCGGGTGTCAGATCCCCAGCCTCTGGCGCGCTGCGCGAGACATACCGTGCACACCACCGATAGCCCAAGCTAAAGAATTGCTTGGCGACAGCAGGCGACACCACCGTATCGGTGTCGAACCCAAGGCTTGGGACGGCGGTGGCGACGATCATTCAGCTTTCCATCGTATCCAACCGGCCGCAGTGCCGATCGTCGCTGGCTGCCAAACGTAGCCGTCCGGAACGCGGCACGTTTCGCGGCACTCGTCGCAGTCGTCCATCTCGTCGTCCTGAGCCTGTATGAAAGCCGGACCCGGCGGAAGCTTATCGACTATCATTCGCTATGCTTTTCGACCAAGCTGTCTAAATCGGCTTCGACCTGCTCGACGATGGATTTATCGAGATTCCGCCGATGCGCAACGTTCGGTTCCAGGGATTTCTGGAAGTCTTCCTTGATGCTCTTGATAGTGTCGGCCGTGATTTTCTCGAACTCAGGCGATTTTGTCATATTTTCGCCCTCTCAAATAGTCACGATGGTGGTCCAGTAACGATAACGCCATCATCCTCTTCGCCTCGTGCCAGGTCGCGCAACGATTCTGCCGGTGTTTGAGTCGACACCGTTCGATCCCAACCATTCGCCTCGCGCCACTGTCGATAACCGCAGCCATCCGGACGACAGCGCGGGTCTTTACAAGAGTAGCGGCAGCGTTCCTCGGCCGCCGGGGTGCTTATGTCGTAGGGCACGTCGCCGTCGCGATCATCTCGCGCACCCGGATCGGCTCAGGGACACACTCGCCCTCATGGCCGTGTTTCAAAGAGCATTGCATTCCGACGACAACGCCGCTGTCAGGATGTGGACGTAAGCACGTAGCTTGACAACGCACCGTTGGATCGCCGAAGACATGCGCGCGCTTCCACGGATGATGTAGATAAGCGCAGCCTTCGCTTTTAATGGTGCAGCCCACCGGCTTACCGCAACACGAGAAGCCCGCAGCGTTCACTTTCGGGTTGCCGAACTCGAAATCGCGTAGGTTCACTTTGCTACCTTTCTCACCGCTCTATCGCCGCGATCATCTCGCGCACCTTGTCGCCCCATTGATCTCCTGGATACTCACCCAACATTCTGACGGCGCTGATCAGGACTCGCGTGCTGTCCACGGTTTGAAGCACGGGACCACTGTAGCTGCGGTCCCCCTCGATGTTTGCCAGTAGATAGCGCAATTCGTCCACGGAATAGGTCATGTGTCACTCTTTCTTTGAGCGGATGGAACGACTGGCGGTTCTGCTCTGAAAGGCCCACGGAAGGTGCCCGGATAAAGAAACGGATTTGCACCAGGCACGTACATGTCTATTGCGGAAGCTCGCCTGAGCAGGCCATCTAAGGCACGTTCGTGCCGTTTGCGCTCACGTTCTAACAGTTTGAAGAGGATATTCGACGTATCGGTCATGGTTACGAATCACCTATTGACTGACTCACGGATCACTACCCGAGTAAACGTGCCGCTTGGTTGCCAGATCGTAGCCGAGTTGCCAAGCCTCGGGATCGGCCTTCTTGGCGCGCGATTCTTCGATCGCCCCGAGACGATAGTTCTCGCCTAGCTTGTAGCCAGCGTAGAAAGCGAACCCTGCTTTTACGCAGACCTTGAATTCGGCGAGGGTGACGCGGGAGAACTTCACTTCGAGACCGTGGCCATCAGCGTGTTGATCTGCTCTTGCTGTCGTCCGTCCTCCAAACGTAGCCCAGCAAGATCAGCCTCAAGCTGATCCAACCGGGCCTGCAGCGCTGCGATCTGCTCACCGTGCTTGGCATCCGACGCGTAGAGGTCGTCGGCGCCTTGGCCGGCCATCTGCATTGCGGCGCTGAAATATTGCGATGCCGTCCAGCCCTCAAACGGCGGCAGCGCATCCAATACCTTCTCGATCGCATCGACGTGTAGGAAGTGCTCGACACCCACCGCAACCTGGGAGAAATCTTTGCCGTTGACCGGGAGAAATGGCATCTGAATGGTTATCCTTTAATGTCGGGTGACGCGGGAGAACTTCATCATTGTCTAGGTATCGCCATACGGTTCTCGCATTGAGCCGTCCTGGGTCGTAAGTGCATCGGTCTCGGGGCGAAACTCGTGAACCGTGTGGGTCAATGATCCTGTCCTGCGAGGGGGCATGAAGTTCGGTTGGATTTCGCCAGATTGCATGATCCGCAGAGCAATTGAAAATCGGGCGGGTAGTTGTTCTTCTGAAGCCATCGGTAAACATCTCGTGTTGATCGACGGTTCTGTCGATGCTGCGCGCCGCCGTTGATGTGGTCGATGGTCAGAAGCTCAGCGTGGTGGACGTGACAACCAGGGCAGCTACACCGGCCCCCATAGGCGGCAATAGCGAGTGCCCTTAGTTCGATCCGCTGGGCGACAGCCTTGGCGTTTGTTTCGTCGCGATGCGCCTCGCGCCATCTAGTGCCAGACGCGCGTTTTTCCTCACGCCATTTCTCAGGGTCCGCGAGGCGCCTAGCTTCTTTCGCTGCCGTTTCGCGTTCCAGGTTCCCAGGTATTAGACGCCAGCGCCGCGAACGTTCGGCCGGAGTCATTCTAGATAAGGTTCCCGAATCGATCCGTCTTGGGTAATACGAGCATCTATTCCGTCACGGAATTCGTGCACAGTATAAGGGTCCTCGCCTTTTCCATGCAATGGGGCAAAGGGCCGTTCCGCGCCGACCCTGAACCATTCTCCCAATTCGTGGTTCTCCAACCGTCGGCACTGCTCGAATATCCACCGCCGCCACGTCTTCTCGTTGTACGTGGCTTGGGGTATCGGAAAGAAATGTCGGACTGTGAACGGCATTCTTTTGGACGGTTGGCTGCTGTCGTAGCCCTCGACCGTTATTACCAATCGTCCCGCGCCGTCCTCTTCGACGATCCTGAAAAACCAACCTGGTTTGCAATGTACCTTATCCACCAGAGCGGCGAGAGTCTCGGAGATCATCGCGATTCTTCCTCAGTGTCCGTTAATCTGCACTACCGGGACCGGCGGCAGCACGTATAGCCCCGCATTGCGCTGCAGAGCTTGCGATAGCGACGAACTAGACGAGACTGGCGAGCTGGCTGTCACCTGCGCCGTCAGCTTGGCGCGCTCACCATACTGATTCGCCGCGAACTGATTGCACGTCATCCACGCGCCCTCGATCTGAAGGCTCGCCGCAGCCAAGTCGGTCGGCATAGATAGGTTCGCCTCGTACTGCTGTAGGGCATTCGCGATCAGATACGCATCGCCATCGGACAGCCCGGCGCCGGCTTGCGTCGTCAGGACGTTTCCGAGGAACGTCCCACCGATAGCAGCCCCCGCGACCGCCGGGCCGCCAGCACCGAGAATACCCATGATCCCGGCGGTCGCTCCGGTCGCGTTCGAGAGCGCGTTCTGCGCGTTCGCGATCTTGTTCGCCCGCGACGCCGACGCCTCCAGCCACGCGTCGCAGGCCCGCTGCTCGCCCAGCATACCATATTCTAGCGCCTGCAGCGGCGTCAGCCCGGCGACCTGCTCGGCCGCGAGTTCCTGCTGTACGGCGAGGATGTTGGCCATGCTGGGCTGCGTCGGCGGTGCCGGAACGGACGAACATGACACCAGAGCGAAGAGAAGCCCGACGACTGCTGCTTTATAGATCATCTTATCTGACAACGATATAGAGCCCAATCACTTCCCTTCTTTATCGTAATGCGCCGGGGCGCCGAATATCTCACGGCGCCGGTCTCCGACCTCGGTGCTGTCGATGCAGTGATACGACAGCGATACGGCGCGCTGCACCTCCCTCGGCATGCAAGCCCGCTGCTCCCGCTCGACATACGGCACCCCGCAGCCGGGCACCGTGCATCGGTCGCTCGCCGGCGTGTTGTTGAAGACGTGCTCGCGGATGACCATTACACGATCCTCATGCGTAAGTGCTCGCTAGGCAATACCGCGCATCAATCGGGTTGTCACCGGCCCCGGCGAAGTAAAGGCCAGGGCCGAAACCCTGATTGTTGTTATTCAAACGGAAAGCCGCGTCGGCAAGCTGTGGCGCGGCGCCAGAAGCGCCCAGTGCGTTGCCCCATGCCACAAGCGCACGGACCTGGAACATGAAGTTTGGGGCAAAGGATATATCAGCCGGGGGCTGGTTCGTCGGGCCGGGCATGTAATTGAATTGCAGATTGCCGCCGCTGCTCGTGCTCGCGATGGCGATCGCCGAACCGCCCTTCGTAGCTGATAAGTTGAAACTCGCGTAATTCCCACCGCCCGGCGCGAAATCAATCTCCACAATATAATACGGCGTAGTAATACTTAGCTCCGACGGATAGAGCGGTGGGCCGGATCCATTGTAATCGGACGGCATGATCACATCGCCATTAGCCGGCGTGTAGCCGTTATTTGTTATGTTATTCATGACGAAGGCGTTCGTGGTGCCACCCGAGTTCGGCGCGAACGTCAAATTTACCGGGTCCCAGGCCGCGATGGGTGTTGTTACATACTGAGCGTCTTCGGTTATTAGCACCGTCCCGACATTGCCGCCACCGGGAACCGCAATCGTTTTCTGATCGACATAGGCGTAGCAGGGCCAGAAGCCACCATAGGTTGTGTTAATGTAGTTCAGGCGAGCGATCATCAGGTTAATGAAGGCGAGGCTTTTCGTGGCAGTCGATGTCCCGCGCAGCGCGCTATAGCAGTGCGCGAGCCCAATGTAGCAATTCTCCCATAGCGGGCTCGCGTTGAAGCCGGGGCTCCCGCTGTTAGCATTGTACTGATATTGCGTCCACATGGAGGCACCAGCAGCATAGGGCGTGAAGACACCGGAAGGATTGTAATTCCACTGGTCGATCGTAAACGACGCACTCACGTCAGCGAGATCGTTGAGGTACTTAACTTGCTGCGTCCCGTCCCAGAGGTACGTTGGGTCCGTCGGGTTCCACGGCCCGATAAGCGCCGCAGTAGCGAGATTGCGGAACCCCCAGCCGGTGCCCCGCGCCTCTTGAATGGCGTAAGTCACAACGCCATAGGTCGTGCCGCTGTACGGGCTGTCGCCGTTCGCGGAACTCGGATTGCGAGCACCCGCGCCAAGATATAATAGCTCGGCCCCCATTCCTTGCTCGACGAGCAAATCGTAGTATTGTAGTTCTCCGGTGCGGATGTATGGCCAAAAAGAGAAGAACGGCACATGCGATGCATCGGCCGCCTGAAAGAATAAGGCGCCGGCGGTTCCCGGTCCAGGCTGCGTGTATCCTGTAGGCGTCCCGCCGTTGCCTCCCGAACAAAGCGCCGTAGTTGGCGACGGCAATCCTGTATAGGAAGTATTCGAGACGTTGACGACGGTATCGAGTGTCGGGTTCTTGATGTCGAAGCACATCATCGCGGCGGCGAGGCCGACGTAACGGTTCTGAGTATCGCTAGCTGCTGACTGATTGTAGAAATCGACGACGGCGTAATTCGTCAACACGCCGATCCATTCGCTGTCTCCGCCGCCGCTTATCCCGGCCGATATAGGCCCAGCATTATAGCAATTCCAACTGTAATTGTAGGTAGTATCAGTTATCTCTGCACTAGACAGCGTGGTATCGTAAGGCGGTATCAGCTTAGCCGACTGCCAATATGTTTGATTGATCTGCATCCGCAGCGTCGTATCGGCGGATTGAGATCCCGATCCCTGGAAATAGTTATACTTTGCTTCCGAGTTGGCGAACATTATCGACGTGAACGGGCAGAACCCCACGACCGGAGTCGCGGTGAATGTCGCAGGGGCCTGCGGGACTTGTACGGAGTTGGGGGCGGTAAACGTCGTGTTGAGGGCCTGGAAGTTGGCGGGCGGGGCGTTTGCATTTATCAAGCCCCAATACACGTATCCAGCGGACCAGGGAGCTGGGACCGACCCGGAAAATTGCACCGGGACGAAATTATTGCCGGGGCTGGTCGACCAGACTGTTGCCCCGGTCGTTGTGTTCAGCGTCCCAGGAGTAAAAATGTCAATCGGGCTCGTGATCAGACCGCCAGGCGTGTTGCCGATGGCATAGGTGCCGACGCCTCCCGTCCCTGTTGTCCCGGAAGTGCCATAAGGCTCAAAAAATGAGCCCTCTTCCAAAGCCACGTTAGCGCCGGTGACACCCTGTTGCGTGCCATTGCTGATCGAGCCGCTGATGACCGAGGTTACATCGAGGATATTGCCTGAACCACCGGAGCCGTTCGAGAGTGTGGCCGTGCCGGTGAACGTAACCTCGGCGGTCATGTCGGTGACGGCGGCAAACGGCCACGGCGGCAGGAACGTCTGGACGCCAGCACCACCGGGGTTGATCTGCCAGTTCAAGCCCGAAGTCGGCGACCCTGAGTTCGGGGGGGCGCAGAAGAAATTATTGTTGCCGCTCGTAGTGACGGCATAGTTCGGCATCCGCATCCGGCCCATCCACCGGAACCCAGCCAAACTACCAGACGAGTTGTTGAGCGCAAAGATGTAGTGATCGAACTTGAGGAAGGTATCGGCCGTGCCGCCGATAGTGTGGGCCATGTTAGTGCTGACGCGCCATGCCGCACCGGCCGCCCCGTCCATCCACTGGACTTGCTTGTAGTTGTTAGCGTCGCTCCGCAACCATGCCGAAACTTGGACCCCGCCGCCAGGAAGGGCTCCGTTCGCCATGCCGCCAGGATCGGTCAGAGCCAACGGCGGCGCGTTGACGACAAGCTGCTGGTTGTAGACATCGGTCAGGCTACGGCCTGACGCGGCCGGCCACGATCCGGTCGCCGCCGACACCGTACAGGCGATCGACGCGCCCGCACCGAGGCTGAACCCCGTCTGGAGCAGCATAATCGAGACGAAGCGCAGATTGCCGGATGGGTAGTACGATCGGAGACCGTAGGAGAACGGCTGCGATACCCCGCTAACGGTGAAGACCGGGACCTGGCTCGGCGTCATGTCGCCGTCGCGGAACGGCAACCCAAAAGGCTGCATCACCGCGCCCGCCGATTGCGTCGATCCGCCAGAATTGACGAGCGTGATGTTCATCGGGAACGTCGCGCCCTGAGCGACCGTCGGCGTGATCTGCTGCGGCGAGTTAGAGATGCCCGCTTGGGTGTAGACGATGTTGAAATCGCTGTACGGCCCGACTCCGGTGGTACCACCCGAATTTTGCAGCAGGGACGCACCCGACGACGTACCCGACAGATGGAATCCGCCGCTGTTTGTCCCGGTGATCGACAGGGTGCCGCTCGGCCCCGGCGAGTTGCCGTTGCTCATCAGCACCGTCACGGTGCCGACGACGCCGTTCGCTACGCCGGCCGTATACGTGGTGGGCAAGAGGGTGATAGAGAAGATCGTCTGTGGTGGCGGCCCAGAGCCAGCCGCGCCGCCGCCGAAAAGATGCGGCCGGAACGCCTCAACCGCCTGCGGCAGCACCCCGAGCCCGAGCGCCGCGAGAAGCGCCTGCGCGATCGAGCGCCGGGTAAACCGGAGAACGGCTTTGCGGACTTCGCTCATGTTACGATATCGTCGGCCACAATGACATCGAGATCAGAATCTTCAGCGCGTAATTCGCGCAATCGACGAATAGCGACCACGGCCACCAGAACCATACGGCTAGGCACAATATATTCAGCGGTGTAAGCCGGACGCTCAAGGGGGCGCGCCGCCGAAGGAGATGCGCCAGTTGCCATCAGACCCGCAGTACGTGGTAGCCGTCGCGTTTCCGTAGACCGATAGGGATACTTCCTGGTTGCTCGCCGGCAGGTTGGCCCAGTTTCCCGACGAGAGGGTCAGCCGCAGATCACCATCCCCGATAGCGTCCCAAAAACTGCTGGCTTGGGGGCAAGCGGGCAACGTGATTCGCACGATGCCCGTCCCAGTCTGAGCCTCATACGAAGGGCCGAGTGTCGAGAGGGTCTGGCTCCCCGTCAACAGCGTAGGACCACTGCCGCTCGACGACGTTGGCGTGGTGCTCCCGCCAGAGGACCCGCCGGTCGTGGTAGTGCCGCCCCCGGTCGATGGCGAAGGGGCGCTTGCCTCTTGGGTCCAGCCGGAGCCGTTCCACAGGAACCACACGCCCGGAGAGACCGAGGTGTTCTCGGCGTACAGCGCGCCGCCGGAGACTTCCATGACCGCAGCCTCACCACCGTCGGCGGACACGCCGTTGCGCAGGACGTAGTACTGCCCGGCCTGCGGTGCGGTCCCGCCCCAGCTCCACGAAGCCCCGTCCGATGTCGTGACGGTTCCGGCCGGAGCAGTAATGGTCTGCGCCATCGCCGCTGCGGGCAGCATCATCGCTATGAATGCGAGTATTTTCAACATGATCCACACGGAGAAGGGAAGGTCAGCGTCGAAAAGAAAGCCTGGATGTTGTTCTGCGCATCCGTCGCATCAGCCTGGCTCATCGTCCCGTTGGTGATAATCATCTCTCGGCAGAAGCATGGCGCTGGCTGGCTTAGATCGCCGCCGCCACCGAGATGGATCGCCAGATCGGTGTTAACGTGATCGCTGAAATCAGCAAGAAAGGTTCCGTTGACATAGCTATGGATAGGCATGCCGCCAGTAACCGTATCCCATGCACCAATGGTGACCCTGTTACCCTGAGAGGTAGCGTAATCGCCTAGCGGCAGCGTCGGATTGCCGCCGCCCTCCATCCGCAGGCAGTAGGTCGTGCTCGATCCGCATTGGTTGCCGGAGATGAGCCCGTTTCCATACCAGACACCCGGCCCCAGATCGTAACCGTCGTTGGGGTTGTCGGGGAGGCTGTTCAGGTGTGCGAGTTCAAAGTGTCCGCAGCAGACGGCGATCGGCTGATCCTGTTCGTTTATCAGCACACTCGACGGGGAAGAACCACCGGTCACTCCGGTCGAATTGGCATCCCCGGAGATGTAGTAATCGCCGTAAAAACCGTTCGTATTGGCCACTCGGGTATCGACGATCGGCAACCCGGTGGCGACCTCGATCTCGAACGGCGCGGCGCAGAGGTAGGGACCGCCACCAGTGCAGTTCGGGCCGTACTGAGTATTGATCGTGATCGGGACCAGCGTGTTGGGCGAGCCTTGGATGGCGTCGTAAAATGCCGCGTAATAGCACGTCGTTGACACTAGGACCGCAGTGCCGTAGTGGGTCGTCGAGGTCATGCTGCCGCCGCAGAACGCCGCGTAGGTTGAAAGATCGACGGTATGATTTGCGGTCTGCCCGACATTCAGTGTCGATGAGCCGTTCCATAACTGGAACAGGGGGCCACTGTAAGCACTGGTCGGCGACCGATCGACATCGTAGGCGACGGCGCACCCGCCGACGATGACATCGCACACCCCCTGATAGGTGGGGGACGCCCCCCCTACAAACCCCGCGAACCTATGTGGGCTGAAGGCGCACAGCGCCAAGAGCAGCGCGAGGAAGGCAAGACGCCTCATGGCTTTAGCGCCAGTTCCGCATACGCGGATTGCGTGCCGCCGACAACCGTCAGATTTCCACCATACGTACCTGTGCCAGTCCCCTGCTGCGTCAGAGCGAGACCACTGACACCCGTAGTCCAAGTGCCGCCGGTCGCCGTCAGCGAACTCGATCCTGAGTTGCCCCAGCCTGCCAGAAAGATGAGGTCATTAGAAAACGATGTGGTCGCGGAAAGAGAGAAGGCGACTACATTTGATCCGGCATTCCCAGCGCCATTTCCACCTTCGTAGATGGTCCCGGAAGTGGCCACGTTTTCTGCTTGATAAATCTCTCCGGCAAATGACTGGGTATTGTTGGATGTGATTGTTACCGATGTGCGACCCGATGCTACATTTGGGCAAACTATCCACGTAATGTATGAGGGAGCTACACCGGCATTTCCACTATTTTGGGCAACGGCACAAGTATCACCGCCGTCATTGATCGTGTAGGTCTGTAGAGAGGAGTTCTGTAGATTGCCGAGCGGGATTACGAGAGCATATCCCGCCACCGTCGCTGGAATCGTAAAACTGCAACCGGACGTGCAGCCAAACGATTGAAATGGAACATTGGTGTCTTGGGCGACGGCGGGGTTGCTGCCGCCACCACTCGATGTCGGCGCCATCGCGAGGTTGGCATGCGCGACGAGCGCCCACAGCAGCGCTGCGGCGGTCAGGCTGAGGCGGCGGATCATTGCTGCAACGTCGCCGTCAGAACCCCGGCCCCGAGCGGACTACTCGTGAAGCCCGCGCCGGTTGCGATGATGCCGATCCGATCGCCGGCCGGAACCGCGACGGGAGACGACAGCAGCGCCTGATCAGTCCCGGCCCCGGTGTTGGCGTTGCACGGGGTCGTTGTGAGCTTCGTCCCCGAGCCGAGCGCGGTCCCCGAAGGCGCTTCCCAGAGGTCGATCGTTGCCGTTCCACCCGCAACAACCTCGGGGGTGCACGTGATCTGAGAGATCATCCAGCCGTTCGTATTCTTGAGGTTCGCGATCGGCAGCGCTGCGGCGGCGAGGTTCTGCCCCGGCAGCCACGAGATCGCGACGGGGATCGCCCGCGCACCGCCCGCGACTTGAAGCCCCGTGCTGGCCGTTCCACCCGATGTGCCGGAGCTTGTGACCGTGTAGGAGCCGGGGCCAAAGACGACCGATGTGTTGACCGACCCAGCGTTGATGCCGTCGGCGGCGGCGGGGGTCACAGTGAAATACTGCCCGACCGAATTGATGAAGACGCCGCCCTGCGGAGAGAGGGTCGTCACGGCCGGGAAGGTGAGCGTCTGGCTTGCCGCCGTGATCGTGCAGGTAAAGCCGGCCGCCCACTGCGCTGCGGTGATGGGCTGCGACGTGCAGGGGTTGCTGACGGGCGAGCCGAGCTGGTTCTTGAGCACCCAGACCGAGGCAGCCGAGTTGTATTGCAGCGTCCGCATCGTGTTGCCGGCCGCAATCTCGCCGCCCACCAAGGCCGAAAGGCCCAATGGCGTCTGAACGTCGATCGCGACCGCGCCGCCAGAATCCACATTAATCGTGCTCGCCCCAGTGTTCGCCGCGTTGAAGGCGACTTCGATCACCGGCTGGTTCGACAGCACGAAGCCGCTGCTGGGCACGGTCGTCAGCAGATAGGTGTTCGCCGAGCCGGTCGTCGTGCCGGTGAAGGAAACCGGCGTGCCCCCGCAAGCGGAGCCATTATCCTGGACGCCCGGCCCCCACTTCAGACAATTCCCCGTCGTGATCGCCCCGTCTTGCGTCGGGAATGAGCCCGTGGTCCCAGGCGCTATCGCGAGGGCCGTCGCGACGCCAGTGCCAAGGCCCGTCAAACCGCTCAGTGGCGCTGCGGACGCATTGATGGTGCCGGAGCCGGCGAAGGTAAGTGAGGCCCCGGAGCCGACGACCATCGCCGCTGTCGTGTTTGTGCTCCCGGTGAGGGCACTGAAGGCGCTCGATCCCCCGCCCCCGCACGCGGACCCGGCGTCCTCAACACCAGGCCCCCACTCTAAGCAGTGCCCAGTCGTGATTGAGCCATCCTGTGTCGCAAATGATCCTGTAGTTCCTGGCGCTATTCCGAGCGCCGTGGCAACGCCAGCCCCGAACCCAGTAATCCCGCTCAACGGAGCCGCCGTCGCCGTGAGCGTTCCTGATCCCGTGGCACCTAGCGATGCGCCAGAGCCCACAAGCATCGCGGCAGTGGTGTTAGTCCCGCCGCCAAGAGCGCTGAAAGCCGTACCCGCACCTGTGCAACTGCCGGCAGTCCACGCCCCCGCGCTAGCGATCACACAATCGCCGTTGACGGCAGCCAGCGCGGAGAATGGCGACGTACCGTTGCCGAGAGGCAACGCGCCAGCCGTGAACGTCGTCAGATGCGAGGGGCCGCCGACTTCGATCGTGCCGGTTCCCGTAAGCGGAGACGGCGACACGACGATGCTGGTGTCGCCCGCCGTAACGCTGACGGAACCGCCGCCTGTCGCATTCAGCGTCGATCCCGACATCGACAAGTTCGTGCCGAGCGCGATAACCGAGCCCACGCCGCTCGCGTTCCACCCAGCCAGACTGCTTGCCGTGGGGCCAATCGCGCCGAATGGCGAAGCGCCAGCGCCGATCGGGATCGCGTTAGCCGTAAACGTCGTCAGATCCGAAGGTCCAGTCAGCGAGAGCGTGCCCGCCGTCGTAATTGTCCCGCCCGATAGCGGCGCCGTCGTGCCGATGCTGGTGACCGTGCCGCTGCCCCCACCCCCACCACTACAGGCGTTGGTTGCCGCGATGTGAAATGTCGTGTTGCCACGAACAACTGGGACAAAATCGGAACTCAGACACGGCAACTGTAGGGTTGGCGCGTTGGTAACAAAATTAGACCAGGTCTCGCTCTGCGCATACGCCGCACCAGCGTACAAACCAGACGCAACGGTCGCTGCGGCGATCAGAAACCAGCGCTTTACTCGGGTCATTAGCAGCTAGTCCGCGACACCGCCGCAGCGCGCGAGATGCCAGCTTCCTAATGCCCAAGGCGAGGGGCGTAGCCCTTATACCATGCCCGCGCCGCAGTGACTACTGACTGTCACGGCTCAGAAAACAGCGCCCCCACATCCAATGGCGGCGGCGGATTGCCCCCAATCCCGCTATTCGCTGGGTCAGACGGCGGCAGCGCATACGGATTGTCCGGCGTCAACGGCGTCCCAGTGTCCCCCGTCAACCCCATTCCCGTATCGCTGCTGAGAGTCAGCGTCGGCTGCGGCCCAATCGGCACCGTCGGCCACGGCAACGGCGGCAACGGGTAGGTGCCCTGGTTGGCGGCGGTGAAATCTTCGAGTCTAGGGTCCGCAACTGGGACGGGATCGGCCGGATAAACCAAAGGTCGAAAAAAGACGAATGGTTTGTCATAACACCGTTGGCACACACGTAAACGTAGATTTACAAGTTGCGGGCCGCGATAATCATACTGGTAGTGTAAGTCTACGAGATTAAAAAGACACCCGCAACGGTCGCATATGCCATATGCTTCCGGGTAATTTGCATCAGTTCTCGCCCTTCCCGTGTAGCGCCAACTCACCTATTCCTCCTCCTCGTATCTGAATAACAGCCCATGCGCGGAGTTTCTCTCGCCCCGGCAGACCCCAGCAATAAAGGATGGATGTATGCCGTATGCCGCGCCAGCCACCTGGGTGGAGGCGAACAGTCTCCCGTCTGACACGCATATAACAGCCTTCGAGAACTTAGCGCGGGCGGTACTATGCTGGTTAGCTAGTCGTTCCTGTGCGGCAGCCAGATCGGCCTCAGCTGAGGGATTATCGTCAATATATCGGAAGATGCGCCCAGCCGCAGTGACCCGACGTGGATCGCGATTGCAAACCTCGACAACAAGACTGTTGTGTATGTTGTAGGCGCGTGCGGCAGCACTAGCGCTTTGATACGTTTTGCCATCGTCAAGGCAAATGACTGACCGTGCCGATGCGGCTGGTCCTAATGCGCGATATTTGGCGAACCGCGCTAGTGCCTCATCGGTCTTGCCGATCTCCGACAATCTTCGCTTCGCTGATTCCGGCGTTGGCATTCCCAACCTAGCCTTGCGACCTTTCGAGGCAGCCCCGATCCGGGCCTTTGCGTCTTCGGATAGCGGAGGTCGCGCAAAGGCGGCGGTTTGGCGACGTTGGTGGCTTTCTTGTTCTCGCGAGCGGATAATTTTTGCTCGCTCGTCAGCGCTTAGTGGACCAGTTATAAAAGCAAAATGTAGCCCATTGACGGACACATGCTTACCCGAGCACGCCCCCGATACCCCTCCAGCATTTATCGAATAATGCCGCGCAACATCGGCGGCGCTCTTGAAAGCAAATCCATCCTCCAGGCACATGACGGGTTTGCCCCAGCCTCCCTCTTGATAACTGGCCTGCCATCTCGCTTTAGTCTCAGGCGTTCTTTTGTTTCCCTTCATTTTTGCCGACCATGCGGCGCGACGTTCTTCCGTCCATGGGACGCCCGAAACGCCGCGACCACCCTTCGAGATGTTGTATTCGGGCTTGAGTTCAGCGATCAGAATCGCCTCGCGCTCAAGCGCTTCTTCAATCGTGGCCGTCCGCTCCAAGACCACCCACTTGAAGGCGTCCGCGCCGTATTTGCGCAACGCCGCGTGGAAAATTCGGCAGGTCGCCTGCTTCGGGTCGTGTGCAGCGAGGATGTGCTGCGAACGGCGCGTTTTCAGAACCTTAGCGCTCGCGCCGATGTAGAAATGACTGTTATGGACGTTAGTCGCTTTGTACACGATAGCCATCGGGCACCTCCGAAGGTGGTCGATTGCGGTTGAGGTTAGCAAAGCCGACATCGGGACATTGCTCGCACCGCCCAAGCGTGGGGCGAGCGTTGACTATAGCATCAATCGGCTGGCACCGCAGCCTCGTCCCGCGCACTCATTTCCTTGCGGTATTTCTCGGCCATATCAGCAAGATGCGCGCCCTGAGCGGCGATTGGGAGACCGCGCGGGTCGTCTTCTGTGTCGTCTTCGTCTGGCTCGTCGTCACTGGCAACCCCGCCGCCATCGGCGAAATGCTGCTGGCGAATCTTCATTGCGAGATCGGCGAGGTGCTTGCCTTGCATCTCGATTGACATCCCCCGCACTGGGTCGTCAGCGACTGAGCCGCCCGCTTTGTAGCCCGCTCTCTGCTGGGGCGTTGTCAGGTCGGTGCCACGCGCCGTCTGAACCGCGTTCTGCACGACACGCGCGGCAAAACGGTTCAGCACCGCAGGCCGTACCACCTCGCCTTTTGCCGGGTAAGCGTTGCGCATCTCAACGGCGTATTTTGGATCGAGCAGCATCTGGTCGAGCATCTGATTGGAGCGCAACTGCAATGCGCTCGATTTGCCTTTCAGCCAGCGCATTGTCAGCGGCACAGCGATAGCCGCGCCGGGAATGCCAGTCAGCGCTTCGCCCGCGCGCTCAGCAGCGAAAGCCGTCGCGAGTTGGAGAAGATTCCCTTTGTCGGGCTCGACCTCGTGTTCTTTCGCGGCGTTCTGCAATTGCATAGTGTCGGAACCGCCCGGTAATTTGGCGTTCGGTACCAACTGGGAGCGCTTTAGATCCTCGGATAATGCGTCAAAATTCTTGGCAAGTCCATTGGGGAACAGAACGTCCAGCACGCCACGATTGGCGGCAATGAAATCCTGCAACATCTGCGGCTTCAGTGCGCCGCTCTCGGCACCAGCCATTGCCGAGCCTGAGTATTTTTCGATGATGTGGTCGATCGCCGCGCGCTGCAGACCCTCGATCGCTGGCTTGTTCCCAGCCATGAGCCCCATCAAAGCCTGGGCTTTCTGCGCCCGATCGGGGCCAGTGAACACCCGCATGATTGCCTTGTCGGGATCGTCGCCGATGAATTGCCCAGCAACCGATTTGGTGAATGCATTCCGCGCATCGAGGTGATCGCTGGTCGCCCCCTTTTCCGCGCCCTTCAGAGCGTCGGCATATGACTTCTGCAAATCAGCCAGATTGCTTCGGATGTCGTTCAGTCGCTGCTGTGCCTTGGCGGCGGTGTTGAACTGGTTAAGTAGTTCAGGACGCTCAGAAAGTCCCGCCTCATGCGCCGTCAGCCAGCGATTGTACTTTGGCAGATCGAGCGCCCCCGTGTCAGGGTTCTGAGCCGCGCGGCGCAGGGAAAAACTATAGGCGTTATCAAGCGCTTGGTGCGCCTCTGGCGGTGTCGCGGCGAGAAACCGCTGAATGCCTTCTCTGGCAGTTTGCTTGCCGTCAACAAACAGCCAAGGCACTTGAGAATCAGCAAGTTTGAAGCTGTCGTAGGCACCGCCCTTTTGCAGCATCTTGCCGACGGCGTGCAGCTTCCCAGCGGTCTCCCCCTGGAATTGCCGCTTCATCTCGGCATATTCTTGATTCCATTGGGCGAAACGCTGGCGCGCCTCGTCGGTCAGCGGCGTTAGCGCAGGCTCTTGCGGAACTCCCTCACCGCCCGCACCACCGCTAGATCCCCCGTTCGGATCGCGCCCCTCTCCACCACCGCCAACCATTGTTCCCGCTGGAACGGGCTCAGCTTGGCGGTCTGCCGCTGCAAGTATGCCACGCCCCGTCTCGTCTCCTCTTGCGGCCCGGAGAGCGGTGGGGTTGGATGCGTAAGCTCTAGCGACATCTTGGATGAAAGATGGTCCCATCCCTGGGGTTGACGCAAGCCCCGCGATGCGGTCCTCGATCGGCGGCGCATCCTTGTTGATAGCGCCAGCTTGCTCAGCGACTTGCGTGTCGCCGACCGTGTCGGTGATGGACTGGTCAACCCCTTGTTTTAGCATCAGAAGCCGCTTGGCTTCCTGCGGCGAATGGTCCATCGCCTGTGCCAGCCGGCCGTTGATGTTGGCGCGCATCTGGAATGCTTGGTCGATCGGAATCAGCGATCCCCACCCGTTCACCGTGTCGTAGAGGTGCCGCTCGGCACCGCTATACATCACCCCGCCTTCTGGCTTGAAGGTATCAATGATGCTGCCCACCGCCGCTTTTGCGGCATCGGGGCGCATCCCCATCGTGCCCGAGGGATCAACGGCCTGCCGTAAGTCATTGAGCCGGCTGCGTTCGGCGACGTAGGCTTCCTGCGCTGGATCGCGCATCGCTGCCCCGTAGGCGGCAGGAGCGGCGGCGCGTTCTTCAGCCGAGCCCAGCGCCTCGGCCCCGCCTAAGCTATTGACCGCATTCGTTGCTTCGGACTGCGCCTGATTTTCCTGCTGTTCCAATGTTGTAGTGGCCGGCTCGAAGGTGTTTTCGACACCCTGTCGCGCCGCCTCCAGATTTTTCGCCCCCAAATCATCAATGTTCTGTAAATGCTGACGTAATGCGGTTTGCGCGGCCTTTGGCGTCGCGGTCTCTGGAGACATACCGCTCAACGCTTTGACCCGAGCCTCATTGTTCTCGGCGCGTTGCTCGGTGACCGCTGTCGCCATCTCTGGGTTTTGGCGCGCGCGCGTCCGCTCTAGCGTGGCCAAGCCGGGATCATTGGCCAACTCAGCGGTCGTCGGTTTTGAGCCGGGGATCAGTTCGGCGTTGTCTGCCTCGACCCGATCCTGCAACGCGTCAAACGCCGCATTCGGGTCGGCAGCGCTGTGTTCGAGTGCCTGTGATGCGAGGTTGCCAGCCGCCGCCTCGCGCCCTGCTGCCGTCAAGGGAGGGACGACATTGCCCGCAACATCGCGGGCACCGCGTGTTAGTCCAACAGCCCCAGCTGCGGCGCCCGCAGGCAGGATGCCGCCCGCAAGGTTGCCGATGATCTCGCCAGCACCCTCATACCCTGCCGGTGCGTTTTCCTTACCGACCTCACCGCCCGCACCACCGGCAGCGCCAAGTGCCGCCTGACCGGCAACCGAGCCCTCCCCCGCGAGTTTGCCAAGCGGCGACGCCTCGGCACCTGCTGCCTCTGCGGCTGAAATCTCAGCTTTCCCTGGAATTGCCGTGGCGAGCATTTGCCCAGCACCACGTCCAGCACTCTGCGCAATCTTCTCGGCGGTAGTCTGCGGCACTGCCGCTTCAGTGCCGATGCCGATCTTGCCCATCTGCTTGTTCCACCACTCAGATGGGAGTGGGTTTTCAAAAAGATGCCACTTCGGATTGAGGGGGTTGGCAATGATCGCGTTGGCCAAGTCGGTAGGTATGCCGGTCACTGCGCCTAGGGTGTCGGCAATCAGCCCGGTATTCACCCCAGCCAATCCTGATGCAACGATGCCTGGGTCAGAAGGCTTGCTCGTAGCCGAGGTTTCGCTAGGAGTGGTTTTGCCCGATAGCGCCGCGTGGATGTCGCCCAGCATGGGATCTGAAGATGCGGCTGGCGTTGGAGTTGCCGGAATGTCCGGCGACGCCGTCGCCGATCCGGTACTCGCGGGAGTCTGTCGTAGCGCCGCCCCGATATCGTCTAAAACCGGGTCGCTCACTGGGTCCACCCGTTCGCTGTTGCAGTTTGGCGCTCTTGAGCAAAGCGCTGTAATTGCGCCCGACCCTCATCGGTCGTGGCCATTCTGCCAAATAACTCTTGCCGTTCGTTCTGCGGCATCCGCGAAATGATGAAGGTGTATGGGGTCACTGGCGCTTTCGCCTGCCAGTCGCTTTCAAATCCCTCAACATGACCAACGCCGCCGTGTTCCGTTTCCCACTGCGCTTGAGCATTCGCCTTGGCGATTTTGTAATCGTTCAGACCCTGCAGTTCGCCAATGACCGCATTCAGTCCCTTCGGGGACATATCTGGGTTCGGCAGCGTGGACTGGACAAATCGCACTTCTTGGAATGCCGCACGCGGTGACAATTCGCGGGTCGCCTGCCGGATCAACTGCCCGCCGTTCTTCATGAAGCTTTCGCGGGCCGCCACAGTATCATCGTAGGCTGGGTCTACCAGCCGGGCAATTCTATTAAAGTCGCCGACGTAGCTTGCTCCAGGGCCAGTATAAATATTGGCTGCGTTGTCTTTCATCACGTTCAGGGTGGACTGTTGGTTTTGCGCCGACTGCGCTTCTTTCAGCGTCTCCTCTCGTCCGGCCTGCTCAATTTTAGCGCGATCCTCCAGAGATACTTTCTGCCCAGGGCCAAGTTCGGTCTGCCAAGACTTGCCCAGCGCGCCATCCTCAGCCGGGGCGCCGGCCCCCGCTGGCGATTGGGTTGCTGCTGGCCCCTGCTGCGTTGCGGGTGATGCGCCCTGTTGCCCAGGCAGCGGCGGCGCAAAGAATTGCTCCGACTTAGCCCCGCTACCCGGATCGGTGACTGTGCGCACGGTCGGAGTCGCGCCAACCACCTGACTGCCTCTATACATATAGCTGCCTGGCGGGCCTCGCGTTGCTGTGTTGTTGTATCGAGACTCCGCCTCATTCTCGGCCTGCACTGCCTTCGGCGCCACTGCCGCCCAGTCCTTCATTGCCTCGGCCTGCGCCTGCATCCGGGGGTCGCCGAGCATCAACTTGGTGTAGTTGTCCATCTGGCTCGCCAGCGACGCGGTCAGTTCTGGCGCGTGCTGCGGGTACAGCGGAATGATCCGCTTCAACTGCGCTATCTGTGCGCCGATCGCCTGATACTGGCTGTCCAGCCCCGCGAACTGTGGGTTTTGACCCATATTGGCCGGTTCAGGCATGCCGCTTGCGCCCTGCACGGTGCCGGGGGTTAGGGGTGGGCCGCCCGAAGGCGTGGCTCCAGCCGCCGATGCTGGGCTTCCTGTCACCGCAGCAGGTCCCGCTCCGCCCGTGCCTGCTGTGCCGCCAGGCTGTCCTAACGGACCGCCCGATGGCGCTGCTTGACCACCCGCCAACGCCTGCATCTGGATTGGCAACAGCGCATTGGTAATCTGCGCAGTCTGCGCTTGGGCCTCTCGCAGCTGGTTCTCTGGAATCTCGGACTGCTGACTACCGAGCGTCTTGAGCCCCGTCTCTAAGCCCTCCCCAAGGGCCACGCCTGGGTATGGCGACCGCGATGCCAGCATACCCGCCCCCGCTGCAATCAGCGGCATCCACGGGCTTGAATAGAAGTCGCCTGTTGCCGTGCGCTGAGTTCCCGTCAGTCTGGACAACTGGCTCAAGTCCAGTCCGCCTCCCCCACCCGCGCCGCTCTCCTGCGAGAATGGCGCGGTCAGCGCCGGACCAGAGCCCGCCCCAGTGCCAAGCTGCGGACCATTCGCCAACGAGGGCTTGCCGCCCTGTTTTGATGCCAGTGACGGCCACTGGCCTGATAGCGCTTGGTCAACCTGTGCGGTTTTCCCCGCCGCGAGATCGGTCGCGAGATCGCGACCAGTGCGGTCGTGATACGTCTGCTGCGCCAACCACGCATTGCCCTTGATCTGCGATGCCGGGGAGAAGTCAGAAACCCCGGTCGCCAGCTGGATGCGATGCCAAGTGTCTTTCTCGTCCTGCAGAAGCCCGGCAGCGCTGGTGGGTTGCCCAGTAGGTCCCGTGCCGCCCTTCCAACCAGCGTCGGCTGGGTGCTGCGACATATCGGTAAAACTGCCACCACCGTAGAGCGCATTGGGATTACCACGCGATTCTCTGGGGGCAACGTGGTCAACCAGATAGTTGTAGACTAGCGGATTAACCCCGATGCTCTTGGCGTCCGGCAAGCCTGCTGACAGACCGTTACTGCGTTCACCGCCGCTATTGTCATCAGCCTGCCCTTTCGGGGCTTGGCCAGTCGCTACTTCTTTCGGAGTGTAATTATTGACGTAATCGTTGTAGCTCATGGGCGGCGAACCGCTGCCCGCTGATGGCACTGGGTTTGCCAATGATGGCGGCGCAAATAACTGCGGCGAGGCATTGGCTTTTGGCGGCGCAGCAAGCCCAGCCCCGCCAGGGACCATCTGCGGCGCAGCCTTTTGCGGTGGCTCATCACCTTTCTGGGTCACGACTTGCGCGTTCGGCGCCGTCGCGATCGAGACGCCGGGAATGTCCACGTCTGGCGACTGCGGCTGCGCGAAGGCTGAATCCGCCGAAACCGAGAGTCCTGGAATATCGCCGCCCTCTTGACGCCCGATGCGGCCGCCTTTCCAATTCGCCGCCAACACTGGGGAAAGTCCTGAGGTCGCAGGGCCAGTCGGCGCTGGAGTCGCGGCGAGACCCTGCGGTGATGCGGGCGGCTGCGGTGCACCAGCCCCTCCAATCCCCGATCCGGGGTTCATGTGCTTCAATTGCAGAGCACGCTGGATCGACTGACCCTGCGGGGTTGTCGGCGGCGCGCGTTGCGCCAGTTCCTGCAACTGCTCCAGCGGCATCTGTAGATATTGCTGTAGCAACCCCTGCGATAACGGGGTGCCCCCGCCAGTCCCGGATTGCCCCGCCTGCTGTATGGCGGCACCGCCGTCATCGAAGCCTTGGTATGGCGTGCCCAGCGTCACGGCACCGCCTGCCGAAGCCGCAGGCGTGTCGGAGGAATCGCCAGGGAACAGCCCTTTCAGACCCTTCAGTGCTTGGAGGGTCTGCAATGCCTGCATGACCGGCTGTTGCTGTTGCTGCTGCATCCCAGCGCCAGCCCCAGTCGGTATCCCGCGCCCCCCCGCCGATGGCGGCGGCGTTGGAATATAGCCGCTCGACAGATTTGGCGGCTGCGACGGCTGCGGTCCTTGCGGCGCGTTCGCCTGCCCCATCGCCGATTGCAATGTGGGCATGCCAGGGATCGTCAGACCCGAATACGGCGTGCTCAGCGGGCCACCCGCTTGCCGTCTGATCCTGCCTCCCGCCGCGTAATCGCCGCCCGAGCCGCCCCCGTAGAGCAACTGATTGACCAGCAAACTCTGCAATGCGTTCGAGGTAGGCGTCGGAGCGGCGGATGAATTGCTGCCGCCTCCGTCTTGGCGCGGGATACGCCCCCCCGTCCTAACGCCTACAGGCGCACCCAGAATCGCCGCCCCAGCGCCCGCGAGCCCCCCTGAGAAGTCGGTGGCAGTGGCAAGTTCTGGACCGAGCGCGAGCGCAGCATCACTCGCTGCGCCAGCGGCGGGCGCAAAGCTGCCAGCATTGCCGAGCAATTCGTCGGCCAGCCCGCCAGCGCCAGTAAGATAGCCGCCCGACCCAAATGCTCCCGTCGCGCCCAGGATGCCGGTTCCCGTCAACCCCAACCCAGCAACCTGTGACAGTGCGCTTGGCCCCGGATATTGCGTTGACGATGTGCCCCCCGATGCCCCGCCCAGCCCCTCGGCGATGTTGGCCTCCCATCCTGCCTCTTGGTACGGGTAAGATTGCTGAGCGATGAACTGCTCGTAGGGGATATTGAGTCCCTCCTGCGCTTGTTGCTGGAGGAGACCACCGAGACTCGCCTCGGTGCCAAGCGTTCCCTGGCCAATGTTGTAATTTTCTTGGCCAAGATTGCCGACACCATACCCGGCACCTTGCTGTAGCCAGCCAGTGGCTTGCTGCGCTTGCAGGTTTGCCTGCTGTTGTGCATTGAATTCGCCAAGCGCCGTGTTGTAGCCAGTCTGTAGGTTTTGCGCGAGAACTGGCGCTTCTTGAGCCTGCTGCTGCCCTGCCGTCTGTGCCGCCGCCACCGCTTCACGGTCACCGCCAAAGGCACCTTGTGCCGCAGCATTACCCTGCACTTGGCTCAACTGCGTCGCATTCTGCTGATTGAACAAATTTTGCAGCGACGACGTAACGTCCTGGGTGTACGGCGACAGATATTGGTTGACTTGTGATGTTGAAAACGGCGTTGCGGTAATCGGCGTCGCCGCATTTTGAAAATACTGCTGCGCCTCATTGAGATACGGCGTTGCGTTGCTGGAAAGGCTCGGCGCGTTGTAAGCGGCGTTCAATTGCTCATTGTTGAGCGGGGCCAGCAGAGAGCCAGAATATTGCTGATAGGGCTGCGCCGCCAGATTCTGCGCATTGCTGACCGCCCCCGAATAGGCATTGAGGAACTGAGCTGGAGGTGCGCTTTGTGTTTCTACGGTATTTGTGCCGCCCGAAGATTTTCCCATCGCCGCGCTGCCGGAGCCCGGCTGAACGGGGCGGCGCTCAGACTTGGGTCAAGGCTCCCAGACACGGGGAACGCAGCACAGTACCATAATTCTCAGCGAATCAGGAATACCCCGCCGATCATCTCACTGCCTGACCGCCTGCGCCACAGTCTGAGCTTGGTAGGGAGCCGCGTCTGCGAGATCACTGTGTGAGCTAACGGTACCTTTTGTCCCGCCCCCGCCTCGATCTGCCGCCGCTTCTGCTTAGCCCATTCGATCAACTCTCGCTCGTAGGGGAAATGCCGATACGCCGGTCTCACAAACAACCAAATCTGCGATAGCATATACTGCTTGGCATACCACCAGCGGTCCCAGATGATCCCGATACTGGCCGCCAATTCGTCATCGCCATCAATCACCCCATGCAATCCGCCGCGTCGCTTAGTGCCAAGCTGGATGTGCTCACGGATGCGGCGTTCGTCGAGTTCGTCACCAAAAGAGTTGTTATCCGCCGCGAGCGACATCAGCAACGCAAAGAGCGGTTCCTCGTCCGCTGGCTCAGCCAGGCGGACTGGCATTTTCTGGTATGTGCGAAAAAACCGCGCCGCTGATTTTCAAATGGCGGGTGCAAAGCCTGATTGTCGGGGCATCGATCTCGGCAGCGTACTCGATGTTTTGCAGCCGCCGTCCGATCCCGTCGGCGTATTTGCGGGCCTCGACCAGTAGCGATTTGGCATGCCCCGTCATCCGCGCCTCTGGGGCCACAACTCGCCAGACCGTGTGCAGAAAGTAATTTCGCGACAACAGCGGTCGGAGAAACACGATCCCCATGCTCGCCTCAATGCCGCGCGATCCGCGCACGATCAACGCCATCCCACCGTCACGGCACGCCAACTGCGTGGCCATCGCCGTCATCAAATCGTCCTCGGCGGCACCCCCGTCTATCTCATCAGCGACCGAGCGCAGGAACCAAATCAGATCGTCAGCGTCATCCGCCGTCGCCATCTTGACATCCGAGAATGGGCGCGGCGGTCGTTGCGCGGGACGCTGACGAGGAATGCGAACTGGCGGAGGCAGACCAAGCATTGTGGTCAACGCACTGTTTCCATGACATAATGATCGGATCGCGAGGCAGTTACGAGCCGCCTCGCGATCCTTGCCAGGTACCGCCAGAGGCGGGCGATATGGCTGACCAGCTTGTACTCCCATTCGAGGAATGGCGGCAGATTGTTGACTGGCCTGACTACGAGATCAGCAGCCTGGGTCGCGTTCGACGATGTCGAGATGCGCTGTGGCGCAATGCCAAAAATGGTAAACTCTACCCTCGGCAACGGGCTGGGACGGTGCTTACGCCCGGCATCAATAAGAGAACTGGCTATCCCCACGTCACTCTGCACGCGCGCGGCGGCAGTAAAAAAGACATCAATGTTCACACTCTCGTATGCATAGCGTTTCGTGGACCACCGCCATCGCCAGATCATGAGGTGGCGCACAGAGATGGAAGCCGATCGAATAATGTATGGACAAATCTGCGGTGGGCGACACACCAAGAAAACGCAGCCGACATGATCGAGCACGGGCGCACGAATAGGGGAACCGCAGCGCATCAAGGCAAACTCTGCGAGGAACAGGTCCGCGAGATCAGAAAGCTTTCGGCATCTGGCTTGGATAATGCCGCTATTGGTCGGCTGTTCGGCGTCAGGCGATCCTCAGTGAGGCAGATCATCAAGCGGCTTTCTTGGGCATGGCTCGACTAATGTTTCGTGTGGCCAACTTTCGGATCTGTTGAGCCGGCAGGACCGGGCAGTTCCTTCAGTTGTTTGATCGTGCGTCCACGGACTTCTTTGACGAAGGAGTCAAGCAATCGATGTCCGTGTTTTATCAGTGCTCTCCGTGTCCGCGTCCTGTTCGCGGGGAAATAATGTGCGCCGATCCTCGCCACGTCAGCCGGCGTCACCACAATCTCACCGTCCGCCATGGCGATCGGCACCTTGCCTTCTTCTGGACCCTCATCTGATTTTCCGCCATCGGCCAACGTTGGCGCAATTGGAGCGGAATCCGCCCCTTCAAACATTCCTTTGGCGAGCTCGGGATCACTAGGGGGGCGCGGTATCCCTGGGCCAGTACGAGGATGCGTCTGCGGGGCTTCGATGCCGTGCGGCCCACCAGAATGCAAGATCGCATCCCATACTTTGGCACCAGCTAAACTATTGCCTTCGCCGAGACCAGCAACGAGGTCGCTCGGTAAAATGTAGGCCCCTGCACCGACGTTTATATTATTTTTGTCTGTTCTGCCGCCGCCATATCCAGCGCTGAAACCGCCATCATCCGCAATATTGCGCATCTCCGCCTTCTCAAAGGAAGGGATCTCTGGTGTCACGCCGCCGAACGCAAAGTGCTGGCGCGTCATCAGCAGCGCGGCCTGAACAGGATCGCTGGGATCGAGTGGCGGTCGCTGCGGTGGCGGACGATCTGCGGTTCCAGCCTGTTTAGCGAGGTCGCCAGTTGATGACGCCGGCAACTGCCTCAGCAGGGCGAGCGCATTGCTGACGGGATCGTTGTCGTTTGCCATCCCGCCATCAGCGCGTTTGGGACGCACATGCTGCGGCAATTTTCCAGGGTAGTCACTGGCGATGAATTCCTTAGCGACAGAGAGCGGCACGCCAGTATGTGCACCCTCTGCTGTCGCATAAAAAAGACCTCGCTGAGATTGCGATTTTATCGGCACTTTAGGCCAACGCCTCCCTCAGAATCTGAGCGTACTGGTGCGCGACGTTGCTGCGATCCTGCGGGATTTCGGCGACCGCAGCAAGTTCGGTCTCTGCCTCCTCCCGCACTGCGGGGTCGCTTTGCACCGCCTCGCGCAATTTGGCTGGGTCAAGACCGTAACGGCGAAACAAATGGAACTGCGCGCGCCCAGCCATCAGCTGGTGCCTTCCGCATCGGCCACCAATCGCCGATCCAACGGCAGCACATTGTGCTGTAACGAGAACAGCGGATGGCGCCCGCACCAATCGGTGAATTTTTTTGGCGGCAGCACCGTATGCGTGCTGAATGTAGAACGCCCCAAAGCGTCCTGCGGTGTCGTCATGGCGACCACCTGCCCTGGGCCTTCGTGGCAAAGCCCCATTTCCTCGTTGGTCGTCACGTAAAAAGGGCAGCTACCACAGCAGATGGTCAACCCCGATTCGCTTGGCATTTCTGACCTCAGATATCAAGGCGTATGTTTTAACAGCGGCGGCGGCACAAGACCAGCCTCAGCGTTACGGCGCTGCTCCGCCTGCCATGTCGCCCAGTTGCCCGAAAAGGACCGCAGACCGATGTGGTCGAATGTCATGTTCGGGATAAAGCTGACCTTTCCACCAAGAGCGGCCCAACGCCGGCAGAAGTCGACATCCTCAGTGACGTGACGGCGCCGACCGTTCACAACTTTGCGTCCCGATTGGAAGAAATCAAAGATTCGGGTGCCATCACTGTCTTCGTATGTCTCAACTGGCATCGACTGAAAAACCGCCCGATTGATGCGGAGAAATCCTGTAGGTAGATACTCTACGTCGAGCGTGCCATCGTCGTTGAGCTGATGCAGACCGGGCTCCAGCCCAACGGTGAATTGCAAGTCTTCGGTCTTCTTGGGGTATGCGCCCCCCGCAAGCGGTCGTTCAATCAGAGCGACTTTCAGAAAGTCTTCTTCACGCGCAGCGACATCCTGATCGACGAACAAGAGATCGGTTGCCGGCGAATCAAGAAATTGCGTGGCTAGGATATTTCGCACGTCATCGACGTAAGCATTCTGCGGCTCGACTTTGATCGTCCAGGAAATCTTTGCGTCGCAAAACGCACCAACCGCTCGGCAGACAGACACCAATGTCGATGCCGCTGGGTGAAAATCGTAGGACGGGATCGCAATGAACAGATGCGATGCTGACGGACAGGTAAGGATCATCAATTCACTCTGACGCACGACAGATTTGAGTTGATCAAAAATTTGGTTGCGGTTGTTGTGTACTGCGCATTCTGTTCTCCATAGACATTGATCGTGCCGCCAGCATTAACAACAATGGACCCTGTAATATAAAAATCTGTATATAATGCCCCAGACCCTTCGTAAGTACCCAATGAAGTCGCTGCGGTCGGATTTACATTTAAGGTTGTGCCATTATACCCCAAAACCGAATAACTCATACTAGTAGCCGACAGGCCGGCGGTCGCGACCAGCGCGACCTTGGCACCGGCAGTCGTGTTCGGGTTCGTGAGGACGACATGTCCGAGGCACGAATAAGTCTTGCCTGCCGTCAGCGGAATGGACAGGCCAGTGATCACCGCCGGTGTCGTCGTCGTCGAATCAAGCTCGCTCGTGCTGACGGCGTACTCGCGGTTGCTCGCGTCGTTTAGGATAACTCCGGTCTGCGGGTCGTTATATGCGGCGGCTGGACTAGCCAGCGCCACCAGCGACACCCCAGCCAGAAGGGCAGCTCGGGAACCTCTCATTTAGCCCCCACCGCCAACCATCCAATTGGTGGACCCATCATAGACGAAACACTCAGACTGATGAGTCTGGTTCATAACATACCCGGTCGCTCCAGCTATACCATCAATAGTGGAACTGTCGGATGTTTTTATGGTAGCGTTGTTGGTTGCAAAATTATTCGTGTAATCCTTCACGCATTGCGTGAAGCCAGCGAACAACCCGATCGCGTTTAGATTTACGACCAATGCGGCCGGCGATCCCTGCTTAATCTCCTCCCTTAGATTGTTCGTGGCAGGCAACGTAAGCGGCGTGGTGTTTGACGTATAGATGGATATCGTCGGTGTTTGAGTTCCATAATTACTGAGACACTGCAACGTCGATGACGTGTCGGCCGCACAAAACACCGTCGTCTTGGCATTCGGCAGCGTACTGACTGAGCCCACCACCTGATAGTCGCTACCCCAAGACACCACCTCGCCGCCAGTCGAATCCTCGGAAATCACGAATTGTATCCCGGAGCCGGCAGCGAAACTTGTCGGATTGGCGACCGTGACGCTGCCAACCACAGATGTCAGGCCCAACGTAAAGAATGGATACTGTGGGCTAGTGATGCTAGGAACAGTCACCGTTGTCGCGTTGGTCAGCGCCGTTGGCGTTATGCTGGTCCAGCCGGTGCCACCGTTGGCTACAGCAAGAGCCTGGCTTGGCGTCATGATGTTCGCTGGGAACGCGGCGCCAGGATACAGGATGACTCCGACTGCTAGACATAGCCATGCCAGGATAGTCCGGCGCACATTGCTGCTCGTTCAGGCGTCTTTTGTGGCTGCCATATTGAAATTATTCCAAAAACCAGTTTGTCCCGTCGGACATTGGGCATACTTCCTGCCCCTTCTGGTTCAGAACGACGCCGGTTGACCCTGCTATTCCGTCAATCGTTCCAGAGGTGGGGCTCTTCAAGGTCGCGTTGTTGGTGGCGAAGTTGGTCGTGCCGTCTTTGACGCACTCCCGCCAGCCGGCCGTCTGCACAGCTGTGGGGAGATTGATCGTCGACGCCGCAGGTGTCGCCATCGAGACGATCGTGGTCAAGAGGTTGGTTGCCGTGATGGTGATTGGCGAAGCGCCTGTCGCGGTTGCTTCGGTCGGAACAACGCCGGCAGACGCATTGCAGCCAAAGGTATGGGTTGATGTCGCGTAGGTCAGCGCCGTGGCGCAGTTGTTGATGGCGGTGACGGTAGGGTCAACCCCCGATGATTGCCACAACGGAATGCTATCGGCCGCCGCCGCCGCAAAGGCGACGTTGCTGGTGCCCTCGCCGATTATCAGCGCGTGTGCGGTCAGGGTCGCGAGGCCGGTGCCGCCGCCCGCGACCACCACGGTGCCGAAGATCGGATCGGCCGAGGTTCCTTGCGAGATAAGGGGCACGCCACTTGTGGTGCCGGGAGACACCGCAGCAAATGCGCTCGTGCCCTCACCAATCAGGACATCGTGGGCAGTGAATGTGCCAGCGCCAGAACCGCCGTTGGGCACGATCAGGAACTGACCGGGCGTCATCAAGTTTGCCGCGCGCGCCGCAGGCAACGAAAACAGCAGCCCAGCAGCAACGGCAACCGCAATCTTAACTCTGCCGATCATGGCCTCAGTCCTTTCCACCAAGAGCATAGTTCAGCGGTAGGCTTGTTTTGAACGCCTTTCCAAGCACAAGCCCGCACAACGTGCGCGAGCAATCCAGGCACCTCGGAAACGCCAGATGTGTACTTCTGCCAATAGGCATTCTTTGCGTCCATCTCAGCTACCAATGCGCGCCGTGCCCCTTCGGTATTGAAAAGTTCTTTCGAGGTCGTGGCAAACGCGTCGAGCATGGCGCATGTGCTCGGACTGTCCTTTGCGTTACATATCTCCGAAGCGTTCGCAGACACCACAATGGTTGTTGCCGCCAACATCACGCAAGCAAGAAGCTTGGCACATCCCATTGCGATCCGTTCCACACCGCCAGAATACCCTGACCAGTCTGCATCATAGTGATACTGCCGACAGAGTCACCACCGATATTGAAGGTGCCATTGACTGTTAACGGATTGGCCAAGCTCGCTAGCCCCAAATTGTCGAGGATCAGAACCGTTTGATTGACCGACGTACCATTGGCTAGGGTGTACGATGTTTGATTCCCGATCTCGGCAAGCTGTATTCCTGAGCCAGATCCCGCGGGGCCTGGTGGCCCCGCAGGGCCAGCTGGTCCCGGAGGACCTTCTGGTCCTGGTGGGCCAGATGACCCAGATGGGTCGGGCGGGTTTGATGGCCATGGCGATGGTCCAGGCATAGGTAGCGGCAGCCCAGGCAATGGCAAGGGGCCAGCAGATTCAAACCCAACACCAACTGTAATCCGTGCCCATAGCGAGATCGCTTGGCTGTAATTCGTCGCGATGGCGATGCCTAAAATATAAGTGTTCCCAGCTACCGTATTCAGTCCTGACGGCCACATCACAATCTGCTGCACGACCGAACCGGAGGTCGCTGGCCCGATAGGGCCAGCACCTGTCAGCGGACCACCATCATCCCCCGTCAGCGGTTCTCCACTGTCGCTGGTCAGCGTGACATTGCCGCCAAAATATGCTGTCGGATTTAGTGCCAGCACCGGATCGGGTCCGTAGACACAGGTCAGGCTGGCAGCAGCGTTGGTGATCTGCTCGTTGGGGCTCAGCGCTGGCGAGAAATCGAACCCGTAAAACCACACCTCGCCGGGATCGGCAGTCGGGAAATTCTGGCCCGCGAAACTACCCAATCCCGGAATTGTCAGTTTCAGTGGCGCTGCCGGCAACACGATGATCTGCGCTGACGTTGGCGGCACACCAGACCCGCCATCAGAAGTCAGCGGCGTGCCGTCATCCCCCGTCAGAATCATGCCGCTGTCGCTAGTCAGAAAGATCAACTGTAGCGCAGGCGAGCCGAAGCTCTGCGTAACCGTAAACCGAGCCCAAGGGGAGATTGTCTGCCCCAGACTCGTCAAAGCCGCCAACTGCAAGGCATAGGTATTGCCGACCAGAGTGCTCAGCGGATCGTTGAGAATAATCCCCTGGGTGACAACATTGTTGTTGACCAGCGTCGTGCCGATAAATCGCGCTGTCGGATTGTTGGCCAGCACGGCATCGGTACCCTTCCAGACCAGCAGGGACGACGTGGCCGAATTGACGATCTCGCCTTCAGCCAACACTGCGGTCAGGTCGAACCCCAATACCCGACTTTGGTTGTCTTCAAACGCAGGGAAGTCGCGACCAATGAACATTTCAGCCGTCTAGCCTAAGATACATACTGCCGCAACGGCAGCATTCAGCCTGACCGACCTGATAGACATCAGATCGCCCGCAGCGCAGGCAGACGTGACGATGATAAATTTGCGGCACCCTCGCCGACCGAAATTCTTCTGGTGGCTGGCAGTAATCGACGGCCACGACATTTCCGGTCAGTGCGTCTTTGTACTCCTGACGGATCATAATAGGCGGTACCATGTCGTATTGGCGAGGCGATAGCGCCACCACATCGAGGTGTTCGCCACAATCGTTGTCGGCGCACCGTTTAGGGTCTGCGGCCCGTTTGGCGACACGGTGAACCCAGTGATCGCATGCGATGTCGAGATGATCACGTTCTGCCCATCAATCGGCCCCACCGGCATCACCACCGTGCCCGAACCGAGCGTTCCTGACGGATCAAGGATCAGCCATGATGACCCGTTGGGCACCGTGATCGTAAAGCCGCTCGCCGGCTGGTGATAGTCGCCCGACTCGTCTGCGGATGCGCCATTGTTGATCAATGTCGTCGCCGCCACGAACGCTGGCGTAGTCTCGCCGATGTTCGTGCCGTCAATCGTGCCGCCAGTGATCGCGACGCTGTTGGAATTCTCAGTGCCAAGCGTGCCGATACCGAGGTTCGTGCGCGCGCCCGCAGCCGTCGTTGCCCCAGTGCCTCCCTGGGTCACCAGCACTAGGGTCGGGATTTGACCGGTCGTCTCGGTCAGCCGGTTGATCGCCTTGATTAGTTGCTGGAGGTCGGTGTCGATCTGCGTCAGACCGGGGGTCGCGCCACGAGCGCCAGCCGGGATCGAGCCAGAAGGAATACCAGACATTAGAGCAATCTGCCTTGTTCGCGAGCCCAGACAATCGGGTCCTTGAACGATTTATGTCGATTGCATGGAGTGCACAGCGCCTGTAGGTTTGATGGGTCATTCGATCCGCCCCGGCTGAGTGGCTGTATGTGATCAACCTCATACTTATCGCCGAGCCGCTTGCCACATCCAGCACACCGACCTTTCTGTTTGCCGACGATCTCTCTAACGTCTTTTGTGGTGTATTTCCCAGGTGCACCTAGCTTCCTGGCTCGACGATTTGTTCGCGACTTTGCGCTAAGCTCTCTGTATTTCTCAGGATAGCGCTCCTGCCAACGCCGAACTTCGGCCTGATGCTGGGATGGATTTTTTTGTCGTCTGCGCTTGACTGATTCGTAAACTCTCGCTCGTCTCTCGGCGCTTTGCTGATACAAAAACTTACGCCGCTCATTTAGCTCAGTTCCGTGCGCAGCACGCATGCGGCGGTTGTATTCCCTATTATAGGCGAGGACTTTGTCCTTATTTTTTGCTTTGGAGCGCTTCGCATAAAGATGCCTTTTCTCTATGTCATAGACCGCGAGGCGCTCGATCGCGCAGGCCACGCAGCCACCTGATGATACGAAGCGTTCTGCAACGTGCCCATGCTTGCACGGATTGCCTGTGAAATACCGCTTGAGGCCGCTCTCGCGAGCTTGTTTGCGGATTATTCCCGACAGAGTCTTAGCGGCGACCATCTTGAGATGCACGATATCTCACCAAACCTCCGCGCACAAACGAATTCATATCGTTACCGCTGAACTCGAACTGTATTCCTCGTCCTCGACCACGCGCGCCCGGAATAGACCGCGTCGCATCTGTTATGTAGAATGGCCCCTTAACTGTGGGCGGATCTTGCGGATCTTGGTAGACATAAATCTTGCATTGGACAACACCAGGGCCAGGGCCGTTTTCGCTAAACTTGAAGTCTGGCTTGACTTCTCTAAAAAACGTAATCTGGTCGCCCTCGGCGACCATGATAATACCCGTCTTCAGATACCACGCCAGTGGTCGCGTCCCAGCATTCTTCCCCGTTTCATGCTGCCAGATAATGCCGGTTGCATCAGCTGCCAGTGGCGCACCAAACACCGACTGGTCAATCCACGCCCTGCGTGGCACGTCGTCACTGTTATTAGGCAGAACCGTGTAGCTCCACAACCCCGTATCAATCTGTATGGTCGCGCGGGTCACAGTCCCATCCGCCTGCGGCACCTCCCACGATACCTCATTGTAGAAGGAATTGGTCTCGCACACGACATTGGAGAGGTTCGCCAGATCCATGTTCTTGAACACCAAGTCCCAGACCGCACACGCCATGACCTGCGGCGACGCGCCCGGCGACACGAACACGAATTGACGCTGGGTCATCCAGAATACATTGGCTCCCAACGTGCCAAAAGCATGCGGCCCGACCAAACCAAAATTGAGCCCAATAGGCTGAAACCCCCAAACCAGAGGCGGCCCAAGATACTGCGCCCAATACGCACACAGGTCGGTCCAGATGATATTGCCGCCTGCCAACGCCAAGCCACCTACAATTCGCGAGCCAGTCACCAAGCGAAAGTCGCCCGCTTGATTGGTAACAGTTGGAATAAAATCAGTATAATCAGCAACATCAGACCAATTGATCAGCATTGGGTCAAACAGACCAGTCGCCGCATTGACGCTGCCGAGGCAGAAAAGTTGCTCCTCTTGTGTCGCGACAAAAATGGTGCCGTTGCTCTGCGGTGCGGTCGTGATGTCCTGGGCTGGGACTGATGTCCCAGATGCCGGCATCCAGACAAACACCGGACCGAACTGCGGGCACCACATCAGAAACTCGCCCCAGTTCGCCATCGTCGCCTGCGAGGCGTGCATATCAACTTGCGTCCCACCAGTCGCGGGATTGAAGAAGGTAATCTGCATTGCCTCGCCAGCGCCGAATGCAGCCTGCTGCTCAGGCTCGGTTACACTCGACGTTGCCGCAGTCGCGGCTGTCACCTCGTAAGTGCTAGAGTTAACGTAGACGGTCAAATAATTGCCTTGCAGCGTCAGACCGCCGATCGGCGTGGGGTCTGGGAAGCTCGCGATTTGCCCATTGAACAAGCCGTGGTTGGGTAAATTGACAGTCACTGTCTTAGAGCCCGCAACCGTGGTCAGAATGCGGGATTGGCCACCAGCCACCACCGAAGATGTCGCCTCGACCGCTGACATAATCGAATAGGTGCCTGCGCCGATCGCGGTGACCCCGTAACTTCCTTGCAGGATGATGCCGCCAACAGAAACGGGATCGTGAATCTGAAACCACTCACCGACAATCGGCGCGTTGACCGAGTCTGCGATCACAACGACGGCACTGCCGGTGGTGGTCGAGATTGACAGCGGCACCAGCGAGAATATTGTATTCGGCGTGATGTCGTAGACCTGCTCCGACAGGAAAACCTCAAGGCCGTGAAAGCAGGCGATGCCGAGAAAGTCTAGGTTCGCCAGAGAGGTCCACGCCTGTAATGCTAGCGGCACTCCAGCGCTAGGCGGCGCTTGCGCGAACTGGACATAGCCGCCGTATTTTTCTGGTAAAGTGTCTTTCCAGCGCACGTTGGCACTTGACGTGTACCCCCCCTCATTTAGTAATGGGGTCGGCTGCGTCGTCACGCCAGGCCGCAACCGGATCGGAATAAGAGCCATTAGGTTTGAGGTGGGGTGGCGGCACGCGGCGGAAATCCTGGATGCCACCCCGTGCTCTGCAATTTTTTGCGGTATTCCTCAATCAAAGCTGGCGCCATAAGTTTATCGTACTCGTTTCGCCACCCTATTGCCATCTGCGGGTCGTCGCCATGGGCCGACCAATTGCGCTGCTGGGCGCTTATTTCTAACATCTCAGCAGCCACGAACAGATCGCGCAACTGTACGCTGATGAAGGTGCCTGGTGCTGGCGTTTTAGGACCGAGCGTGATCGGTCGTTGCGTCCCGAAGACGCTGACAAAATAATCCTGGTCTGGTGGCGGCCCGACCTCGACGGTCGCTTGGTCTATTGGGCACCATTGGTTAGGAATGCTTGGGAAGGATGGCGCGGTTTCCAATGGCCACAACGAATCGATGCAGTCCTTCGACGTGGGCAGCAATGGCGGCCCGAAGATGCCTGGTACTCCAGGACCGGATGGGCTTGGGGTGATGATCCTAAGCTGGCTGACCACGATGAAAATCCCAACGTCGGTCGGCAACTGGAAGATCTTGCTGTTGATGGTTAATTTGCCGGAGTTGTCGGTGACGTATGTCGACAGCAGATCGAGGTCGCGGCAGATGCGCAACTCAGCCGACGAGATGCAGTACGGCATGTAGCTCAGGAAATCTGGGTCCTGCTCCAGCGCGCTGTCGCCAGCAAGCTCGGCTAGGATGCGAAGATTCTCTTCGTAGGTCATGTCGAATTACGCAGGCTTGATCATTGAATCGGATACGTTATGGTTCCAGCGATCTCGCTATTGTTATTAAAACTCGAATTGGTCAAGGTCGTTTCCCCAGTAGTGCCAGATTCGAACAGGTACACGGTGGTCGAGCCAGGATTAACCTGAGCCAGAACTTGTCCCGTCAGGGAGTTCATATTGTTCCCGTATAGAGCGCCAGTCCCGACGGAGATGATCTGCGATGCCAGCGGCAGATTGGCCAATGTAGCAGCCCCCGTAGCGCTTCCCTTAGAAGTCAGCAGCATATTGAAGGTAACAATCATAAACCCGCCGACATTGCGGTAGTAGCAAGCATTATTGTTAGCCGCATAGGTGATTCCGGTAGATGACCCACCGAATTGGAGTTGTAGTTGCAACCCGCTTGGATCAACGCAAGCCTTCTGGTAGACGGCCCCCTGGCCAGCAGCCAGTATAGTAGCGCTGTCAATATTGGTTCTTACTTGTGCAAACCCGGTTGCCGTATTAAATAGTATGGATGACCCAAAGAAATCATCAGCGCCTAGTGTCACATTGCTAATGGTGTCGAGGATAGAAATCTGGCTATTATACATCGTGTCGCCAACTAGCGTGAGCCGCCCTTGTTGTAGGCTCATCGCCATGTGAAGCCCAGAATTGGTACTGATCCATGCGTCCGATATGGTCTGCGCATTGCCGTTAGTCGTGTTCATCACGACGGCGGTTCCAGCACCGTTTAATTGGCCACCAATCCAACTGGAGACACCAGCCTCGCCATCGATCAAGAGACTTACTGATGTCGGGTCGCCTGGCGGCGTGTAATGGTCATCGCTACAGCTAACACAGTGCGCCCACGCATTGACCGCGCTACCACCGAAGTGATAGCTGGTATCATACCCATATAGAAAAACGTCGTTAAATTTTACTTCTGCCGAGTTCAGAATCTCCAGTCCTTTCCCTGTGCGGTAAATCGTGTTTTGGTATATGATGCCGTCACCAGAATAACTGCCCCCCTGAGCAAAATTCACTGTGACAGCGCTGCCTCCAGCGGTCGCCGGGCTCGTCAAGTACACAGTATCGCTGTGCTGATCAATCGCCAGAATCGAATCATTTGTGGGGATGCCGGCTGTTGCGGGGATCACCATTCCGACCCATAGTCCACTGACGGAATTGCACGTCATGGCCTGCGAGCCGAGCACGAAGACGCCACCCCAGGTGCATACTGGTGCAGGTGCAAATTGCGATCCCTGGAGGTCAAGGTGCGTCGCATCAACGACCGTCACTGGCCAACGTCCCCGAGCCCCAGTCGAGCCCGAGACAATGTTGCCGACCTCATCAACATCGCCAGTCTGGAAAGTCGCAGTCGACGGGACTGTGATTCTGATTGCTCCAGACCCGTTATTCGCTATGGCGCTGATTGAACTGGTAACCGCGCTCCATGCCTGATTTGCAGTATAGAATGGGAACCCCTCGATCGTACTGATAGTGCCGACATCTTGAACGCTGGTTAGACTGATACCGTTGGTGCTGTCATAGAAGAAATGATCGATATACGGGCGCGCCCAAGCTGAAGTTGCGAGGGACGCTGACTGGGTGAACGCTTGATTAAAGCCAATTACATAGACATCGCTGACATGCGGATTGTTGCCGACCGCGGTCAATGCGGTTCCAGCAAAGGAGGCGATTCCTTGGTAGGCGGTGCGCAGACTCGTCGGCACCGAGAGTCCGTTTTGAAACACCGCTGTATTATAGAAACCCGCATTGTTGGCAAGTTGAACGGTAAAGGCTGGGTTCAGCCAAATCGCGGGCTTAGTCGCAAAAATGGCGGAGCCGCCAGTTCCTACCTGATTGCCGATCCAGATTCCAGAATCCCAAGTACAGCCCGTCGGCACCGTTATGTTTGCAGAAAGAACCTTGTAAGCACCATTCCCTGGCGTGACTGTGCCCCCAACAGTTCCGCAATACGCAAGTGCCGCCGTAACGGGACCAGTCGAATCATTGGTATCCGTTGGATCGGCACCCCACTCTCGTATATCCATCGAGCCAGAAAACCGTGCCAACCAGCACTTGCCATCAGCAGACGCCACTTGGGAACCGCCGTCACCTGCGCCAGCATTCAGAATGCACGCCGATCCGCTGGGAATGAATCCAAGGGGTGGCGCATCACCCGCAGCCGCGAACCCAAGACGGGTTACGAACGTGGTCGCAGTCGATGGCAGCGCCTCCAGTGCCGCATTGTTCGAGGCTACCGCTCCGCCTGTGATGTTAAACGTCGGCGCTACGATGTCCGAATCGAACAGCACCCGCCAAGTGCCTGCGCCGAGCGCCAACGCAGAGATATTGCTGCCCGCCGTCTGAGTGATATTGACGCCCTGTGGCAGGATCAGGGACGCTGAGTTGATCAGTGGCGTAGCCGCCGTGAACAGCACGACCTTGATCGTGCCTGCTGGGGCACTCGCGCCAAAGCTCTGGATCGCGTTCACACCTGAGATGGAGACGGTCGCCTGCGGTACTGAGCCCAGATCAGTCGTGGTCGCACTAAGGATCGTTGGCGGCACGCCCCCGCCAATCGGCGGCATCCAGATGTGATTGACCGAATCAAACGAGCCAATCGGCACCCAGACCTTCCCATCCCATTCGTTCAGGGTGAACGTCGTCGAGTTCTGCGGAATTGACAGCCAGAGATTGCCTGCACTTGGGTTCGACGGTGCCGTCACGCCCGCATTCTGCGTCTGCAACGCGTTAACGTCGTTGATCGCATTGCCGAAGTTTTGGTTAATCAGCCCCGCATTGGCAGGAATGCCGATCGGCAATAGATTAGGGACGATCGTCGATGCGGCGTGAGCCGTGATCGACCAGACGCCTATCAGTGCCGCCGCAAGCGCCAGATGCCACCGCATCCGCCAATCCTGGCACCAGCCCGTCCAGCGCGGCAGGCGGCAACGTCAGCGCTCAGACGCGGAACGCTACCTTATATATAGCAGAAAGATTGCAGGGTTGTCAGCCCTGCGCCTTAACCCGCTGGCGGAACGTCACGGGCGGTAGTTTCTTCAGCGTCACTGCGCCAAAGATCGGCTCCCAATCAAAATCCAAAACCCACTCACCAGCCTCGTTGGCGGTGGGCGTCACCTCGGCACTGCATAGAATCTGCCGCAGCAGTGTCGCGATGTGCGCGCGGCGATCCACGTTCTCTGGCGTCTTGAGCGACGCGAGGTCGATTTCAATCGTGTCGGGAATCATCGGGCTGTCCTACGCTTGGAAGACATTCGCCTGCGCTCGGAGCTTGTCTGGCCCGGCACGCAGATGGAGCAGTTGGCCGATCAGCAGATCCTCGCGCGGCATGAAGTCATTGCCATCTGCATACGGGTCCGGGTTAACGCACCAGCGTTCTCTGATCCGCCGCTTGCTGGCTTCGATCATCCCCCCAGGCGTCAGTATGAACTCACACCCCCCCAGCCTTTCAGTGACACGACCAGCGCTTTCAAATTCCGCCCACTGCGCATCGGTCAGCAAGCTCTTCAGCAGCCCCCGTGACCGTTCCCTGGAACGCGCCGCCGTCTCGCCGTCAATGCGAGGCGCCGCAAACATGGCTTCCCAGTGCTGCGGGATGGTGGGATAAGCCCCGGCCACCGCTTGCAACCCAGGGAGCAGCAGATCTCTGAGGCGACCGACCCTTGCGGCCGCCATCTGACCAAGTTGGGCTCGGATTTGCTCTTGAGCTGCGTACTGGTATGCGTTGGCATATTGTCGAGGGATAGTGATGCCGAAACCAGAGACATTGCTGAACGACACACCCATCGGATCACTCCAGATAGCACGCGGGTTAACCCAACCCCACTGAAACCGCTCCGACGCAACTAGTAATTCAGGGAATGGTTTCGGGCGACCGAGTCCGCCAAACGAATAGGTCTTACCGTCCGTCACCCCGCTTGCATCCTCGGCACCGCGATCACCTCCTCGGCGTCAGGATCAAACGCGTCCAGTTTCCGCCCGCTCTGCGGATTGGTGATATCGAATAGGGTGTAGTGTTTCTTGACCAAATCATTGAAGGCCGCAGCGCCTGCCGCGCGCGATGCGGCATCATCACCCCAAGTCGCTACCTCGCCGTGACCCGACCGATCGAGCTTGTAGATTTTGCCTGCCATCGCTCGTTCTCCATTTAATGACCACAACCGTGGTCGCCAGCATCAAGAGCAGACTACGATTGACCATGTGCCGTCGGCATTCTTATTGGCGGAATCAAGTGTCAAATCGTCAATATCGTGACCTATGATACCGTAAGTCCCATTGGTCTCATTTCGGTTCAGCCACCCCTCTGCTATGCGCCCTTCCTTGATCGTTGATGTACGCCTTTCCTCAGAGTACATTTCGGCATACCGTGCCCGAACCGCTGATAAAAACACGGCGGCAGTAAAACCGTCTACTGACCGTTCAGTAAACTGAACTGAAGATCGAAGTGGATAGTCGTAACGGATGACGATCTCGTTTGCCGGGTCGAGCATGACAGCGGGATCGGAGATTTCCTCTTCATAAGCTATGCTCGGAGCATATCCTTCCAGCGTCTCAAATTCAAAGCCATTGTCGTCCATTAGAGACATCCTCCATGCGTGGGAGTTACGTGCGCATAATCTGCTTAGAGGATGCGGAAGGTCAAGTTGGATTTTCCAAGCCACCCGCTTCACGGGTTATCTGAAATATGAAGTCAACCCTGGGGTTATCATCATCGGTACACGTTCCACGTCTTCACGCAGAGCCGCCTGCAATGCAGACTGGTATTCTGCGCGCAGATCGACGATCGAGGTGCCGCTCCGTGGGTCTGGCGGGAATTTGCGGCACAGGCGCAGCGCAAGCCCAGAGCAAAACGCGTCAAACCAGCGATATGGCACGCCAACTCCGACGCCGCCCTCAATAACCGCGTCGTCCTGCTGCTGCATAACCCAAAGGTTCATCACGTAAGGACCAAAATTATCTGGTACATTCCAAAATACTATTTTTGGGTTTATCTGGCGGTCAAACCAAAAAGTTGTTGGCCTATATTCTATCTGTTTGTCTGGTTGCATCGCATACTCTGTGCGACTTAGCGGGTACAAAATAAAGTCAATATGGTTATCGTGATACAACTCCGTCCGCGCCTGCGCGAGACCGCCGTTCAGCATGATCGGCGTGCCAGGGACGCCGGGCGTGACAATGATTGGGTTGCCGTTGTCGTCCAGTAAAATCTGGCCGTTGTCGCCGGTCAGATAGACTGGGGGCGATCCTTCGCCAGTACCGTAGACGGCATCCTGGTTGACCTGAATCTGAAAATTGTTCTGGTCTGGCACGCCAACCACGGTGAAACCGCCGTTCAGCATCATGCCGCCGATATTTAGCGTAATATTGATGTAATACGTCAACCCAGATGACATCCCATGCCCAGGTAGGTTGACACCGATAAGGTCGGTTCCCGCTGTCGCCGAAAAAGTCGGCACGACTGGCGGATAGAGCCCAGTGCCGTCCGTCAGCAACTGACCGTTGTCGTCGGTCAGAGGTTGCCCATTGTCGCCGAATAGAATATTGCCCGTGCCAGATGACGGCTCAGTCGTTGTAATATTATAATTATTCGCGTCAACAATTCCTGAGATGATGTACGCGCCACCGATTATAATCCCACCAGCCGCAATTTGCCCAGGGAACCACACCATCTGGTTAAGGCGGTATCCGTGCTGTGGCTGGTACACATTCCATACCGACGAGCCGGGCGGGGCCGTAAACGCCGGCAGGAAATTTACATCATTGCCCGTAAAGTATTGTCTGACGAACGCGTCGAGGGGGGCAATGACGTTGGACGGCAATGTGTAAGACGAAATGCCAGGAATTAGCGGTATTTGCAGTCTACGCACAGCGAATAACAACGGCATTCCAATATTGGCCCACTCGCTAAACAATAAATTACTCGAAAGTCGCGCCTGGACAAAATGATCTCTTGTTAACGAAGGTGGGCGTACTTGTATTCTACTGTACGCCTCTATGACAAACTCACCTAGACTTGGATTAAAGTTTGTCGTTCCTGACGATTCTAGTAAAGCTTGCGGCATCGCGCTTTCTCAGGCGACCGCCGCCATGCCAGCCTCAATCGCGGTCACGGTCGCACTGCCGGTGCCGCTGTTAACCGTTAGCCGCCAAGCGTAGAACGGATCATTGATCACGCCCTGCGCCGCCACCGCTTGCGCAGTCAGCCCAGTCGGCCCAGCCCAAACCGTAACTGGGGCTGGGTCATTGCCGAATGCACCACCCATCTGATTGGCGTTGGCGTTCGGGTTAGTGTAGGTCAGTTCGATCGACCAATTTACAGTGCCAGTGACCGACACCGCGAATGCGACCTCGGTCGGGCCAAACATCTGCGCGTTGATGATTTTCCAATCGCTTGATGCGACACCATTCGTTCCAAGTGATGCGGCTGCAGTCCAGCCGGAGCCCAATGGCAATGCCGATGTTACTGACGCAAAAGACTGCACGGTCGCAACTGTACCGCCAGCCCCAGAGGGTACGGCGAGTGTCTCTTGGATTGAATTGCCGCTGGCGTTGGTCCCGGTTACGACCAGTGTACGCGCCGCAGCTTCATTACCGTATGTGAGCAGCACTTGGCGCGGGACCACCGGCACTGCCCCCGTGAGCGTGAGCGGCACGCCGCTGACCGGAGTTGCAGAGGCCGCATAAAATGCCGCAGCGCCCGCGACCAGCGGCCCAACCGTTAACGTGATCGGGAGCATTTATCAGGTCCAGCCGGGGATGTAATAGGTCGTGCCGTTGACGCTGATCTGTAGCCACAGCGTCGGATTGCCCACCGCTGGCGCATTGGTCAGCGTGCCGGCCGACGATCCTGGTGTCGAGGTCTGCCCGGTTAGCACCAAAGGTGCTGCCGACCCGCTTGATGCGGCAGTTACCAAACCCTTGGCGTTTACCGTGACGTTGGCGAGCGTAAAGCTACCAACATTGGAATTGACGGTCGCGAGCGTCGCAGCTTCCGACCCAGAGCCAGGACCAGCGGTCACGTCGCCAGTCAACTGCGTAATACCACTGCCGCCAGATCCGCTGACCCCGCCGCTGAGCACGTAGATGTCCTGACCGACGCTGCTCAGAAACATCTGCGCGTACTGGCCCGCCGAGGTCAGTTCACTGCTGAGGTTGTTTAGGGTAACCCCCGAGCTGGCAACAAACGTGATCGCCCCAGCACCATCCTGGATCACCGTGACGCTGAACCCGACTGGCAGGCCAGGATTGATCGTGACCGTGACCGCAGACGCCGAGGTAAACGAAAGGATGAGATTATTCGTCTCGGCCGAGAGCGTGTAACTCGCGGCCGAGATCTGAATCAGCCCGCCATTTGGGCCGACAACCGCTCCAGATGCTGCTGTCATCATCGCGACCGCGACCGCAGCGGCGACGGGCCGTCAGAGGTCGTCTTGCCGATCTGGCGCGGATCAGCGCCTCACTCTAGCTGATCCGCGCCACGCGGTCACGCCCGCAATTCAGTGTGCCAATACAGATACGACCCGAAGTCATCCCTGACATCATTCGGCAGGAATTGCAGCCCCGCACGCAGTAGCTCCGCATTAGTCGGACGCCGAGGTTCCTTGAGTGGGCGCATCTTACCGGGCCGGACGACACCCTTGCGTCCGCTATAATGCGGCAGACTATTCGCCTTTGCAGCGTTGCACCGCAAGCAAGCAGTGACGATGTTCGTCCAAGTCGTCTTACCGCCCAGCGAGCGCGGAATGACGTGATCGTAGGTGAGTTCTTGCGATGGGAACTCCTGCCCACAATACTGACACCGGAACTTATCGCGCACAAGTATTGAGCGGCGACAGAACTTCGGCTCGCCGTAGATGGGGGCAAATTGCCTAAGCACGACAACTTTTGGAACCGGCACAGTCAGCGTCGATGAGCGTACCATTACGCCCCAATCGTCAACTATATCAACCTTGCGCTTGATATAGTTCTCGATTGCCTTGCGCGCAGGCTTGATAGACACCGGATACGTGCTGAGCGGCCAGAAGTCGGCGTTTAGGATCAGCGTGTTATATTGCAGCGATCTACTTCGCTCCTTCATCGCTGCGCGAGACATCTGGTGCTCCGTTGAGAGAAATGGCCCCGGTGAGTGTAGCCTACATCACCGGGGCCGGTGCCGCGATTTCGCCCGGTCCATGGCGTTTAAGGGGCAACCCGAGTCTGAGAGCCGACCGTTCTTCCGCTAAACTACCCGGCCAGAGTGAATTGGCGGCCAGGGCTGGATTCGAACCAGCGTTGTCGGTGTTGGGTGCCGCCCCGATCGATTGGGCCAGCGCGGCAATACTCAGTTTGGGGGACATAATCTCAGGTTTATCTGCGGACAGCCTTACGACCGCGTCTGCCAATTTCGCCACCCCCGGTCGGTGGTCTGGTGGTCCGGGGGGAAGGGCTCGAACCTTCACGTCCGCTCCTGAATTTGACCCTCAGTCTGAGTTTATTCGTACAGGTAGTCGAAGACCCTCGCGCCGATTTCGGGCGTCGCGGTCTCGTCCACCGAATTCGCGGCCTCGCGGGCCTGCTTGACGGCCTGGAGCAGCCTCTCGACGCGCTCGGCCAGCGCCCGCTGCTTCGGGCGCGGCATAGCCCCAGAGAGCTTCGTCTGGTGCCAATAGCCAGCGAGCACGTCCTCGGTGATCAACTGCGTCTGCGCCGGGTGCTCCGGCGTCGCGTCGTAGAGCACGACCGGCCGCTGAAGCTTCTTCGTCCGGTGCGTCTTGATCTCTGGGGTGCGTTGAAGACCCGAGTTGTCGTCCAGCGACCAATCGTCCGCCTCGTCGAGCAGGGGCAACTCCGCTACGAACGTGCGCAGGTCGGTCAGTTGTTTTTCCAAGAAGAGCAAATACGTCACTGGCACGGCCGGGATCAGTACGTTGCCGTCAACCGAGACATCGGCCGTGGCCTGACAGTTCGTCCAGTCCTTGCGCGCGGTGACATCCATCAACTCGGTACTGAGTACCGCCAGCTTTTGGAGGATCTCATTGGCGCGGTACTGCACCCGCTGCCGCTCGGGAGGAAGCGCCTCGCCAGCATCGTCAATCGGATGGTAGTCCTTGGCGAATCCGCTGAAGAGCGCCGGCTTCTGGTTGACCTTGTGGAGTTCGGTAATCTCGCCGTAGACCCGCGACTTGATGCCCTTCTCCACCGCGATAATCTGGTTGAGCTTTGCCATTTAACGTCCCCATCACATTGGAGCGGTGCGCCACGCCGGGAGTTGGGCCACCTGACGCGCAGGATAAGCGGCGATCCCGAAGGCGTCAAGAGAAAAGTTGGTGGTGCTGACGATCCGAATTGAACGGATGACCCCCGACTTACGAGATCGGCGCTCTGCCATCTGAGCTACGCCAGCAAACTGGTGCGCGGTCCCGGCATCGCACCGGGCGACTCCGAGTTTGAATCGGAGATGTCTGCTCTTGCATCAACCGCGCTGGCGCGCCCGCAGGGAGTTGAACCCCGCATCTCCGGTTCGGAGCCGAAGCGCCAGATCCGCTGGCGAGCGCGTTATGCGATGTCTTTTTTGAGTCGCTCTCGGATCGCCGTTTTGGCGGCTTCGAGGTAGCGGTCACGTTCCTCATCCTCAAACTCACCCTTGAACGGGTCATCGGGGAATGTGGCCTCGTAGATCGTTTCTCCGCCACACTCAGGATAATCGACGCGGAAATGTCCCCAGCGCAACCGCAGATACCCTGCGGGGACATCACCCAGGTAGGCGTCATACTGCTCAGGGCAGGCGGAACAAGTTAGCTCAAGGCGTATCTCTGTCATTCATCGCCTCCTTTCTCCGTACCGCTGCCTGCATAGCAGCTTTCATGGCATCTCGGGTGCCCCAGATCATTCGGTCCCACTCCTCCCGCCACAGCCACTCTGGCTTAGGCTCGATCGGGTATCGCGCGCGAGTTTCGCGATCCCATTCTCGGTACATCCCGGTCCACAGATTCGGATCGCTCATTGTCCTTTCCCCCCCGAAGTGGTGACCGCGACAGGGCTCGAACCTGCATTGTCCCCGCTTAGAAGGCGGGTGCCCATCCAGTTGGACCACGCGGCCGAAATGGAGCGCCAGAAAGGAGTCGAACCTTCAACCTTCTGATCCGGAGTCAGACGCACGGTCCATCGTGCTGCTGGCGCGTAACTTTTTGCTCTCGACGAGACAGTGGATCGCGCATCGCGCTGGACCAGGAACCTCGACGGCACCCGACGCCCACCGCCGCACGGTGCGATCCGCGACACCAAGCGTCTCGGAAAGCCGGGTCTGCCATCCCCAACCATAGAGATAGAGCCCAGCCTCCCGGAGATCGTCAGGGGTCAATTCAGGATTTTCTCGAACTCAGCAATGAAGCGGAGTGTCTGCTCGGAGAATCCATCTACGTGACACCAGCCGTTGCCATAGCCGACGCCGTTTCGATATGAGGCGACGTTGATGATGTAAGCCTTGCTCGCCTTTGGCGCCGGCACATGGTCATGACTCTGTTCATCGGTGATCACGATGAGCCGATCATGATCAATCCTGTTCACGAAATCGACAGCCTGACCGAGATACGTCCCGCCGTGCTGCTGACTGCGCTTGATCGCCTCAATGCCAGAGAGACCGCGTGGCTGGCCAACTGCAACTACCGAGTGCGAGAACGAGAATGTCTGACAGTCGCCCGGTACGATCGCTCCCAATGTCGCCGCCACGTCAATGCGGTTCAGTTCGGACTTGCCTGAGATTGGCGCGTCCATCGAACCTGAGACATCGACCAGCACCACGGTGCGCCCTGGCAATACCGGAAGATCAAGAATCGCTTGCTGCAGTGCTTGATCAAGCGGCTTTGCCATCTGCGGGCAAGCGCGTGCCGCCGTGACATAGCGGAATGGCAACACCCGTCGAGCCCCACGACGACCGACGATTGCGTCGGCAATCAGGGTTTCATCAACCCCCGCCTGCGTCATGTTGCGCAGATTGCGCAATAGGGCGAGATAGCCGAGCTTTCCAGCACGCAACTGCTCTTCGAAGGTCTCCTTCTTGTCCTTGCCGCTCGACAGCTTGGTTTCCCAAGTGTCAGCCCCGCCTTCCTCGACAACCCTCTTGGCGATAAGCTGCTTCCAATGAGCCGCCTGCTCTTCGTCGAGCGGCTTTGGGTGCGTCAAGAACATCGCATCGCGGGCGCGAATCGGCTGACCCTTCTCACCAGAGGGCGAGAAATACTTGCCGAGCTGATAGCGATCGAACTTGCCGAACGCCGCTGCGATACCCTTCTTGACCTGCGCCGACAGCCGCTTGCGGACAGCATTTGGCGGCACGCCGTAGACCTTGGCATAGATCGCCAGGAATTCGGTCAATTCGTCAGGCCGCTGGATCACGTTCGCCAGCGCCTCGCCGATCATCCGTGAACCACCGCGACCCGGTGCCGCGACAGCCGCCATGACCAGCAGCGGCGCATGCCGCAAATGGAAATGGTTGCGGGCATCCATCGCCAAGGTGGTCGCGACTCCCACCGGTACCTTGCCGACGAGTTCGACAATGCGGTCGCCGATGTCCTTGCCGCTCTCGTAGTGGGTGTCCTCCCACAACAGGCAGGAACACACAGCACGGCGCAGTTGGAGTTCGACTGGGATCTCTGCCGCAGGCGCGCCCTCATGGGTACGCTGGACATTCGACGGATAGATTGGGTTGGTGGCCTGTGGTGGAGTTTGCGGCTTCCTGGCCGCAACGTTCAATCGTGCCATACGACCTACTCCTCTGTTGAAAGGAACCGATCGCAGGGATAGGCGGCAGAGGAATAAGCGGGAAGAGGAGCTAACCCCTTGCGGGGTCGGTTGGATTCGAACCAACTACCGTCAGTTTGATAGACTGATGCTCTACCAGTTGAGCTACGAAGTACCTCTGCCCTACGCCGTCTGCCGTCAATCAGAACTGCGACCGGGGAACAGGCGGGAACGGGAACTGGGCCGAAGCCCATCGTCGTTCACAGCAACGAAGTAACCGTACCCTACGCCGCCGATCTTGTGAGGGGAATATAGGACGCTATGTCCTGAGTGTCAAGAAAAATCTTTGGTCACGTCAACCGTCGTCTCAGGGTCAACCCCGTTGTACCGGCACCACATTTGCCAGACGTATTCGGCAACCGGAGCAGTCCCCGATTGCCCACGCAGAAAGTACCTGCGCCCGCTCCGCGTGGTCACGATGCGCTCGCCGATCATGATGATCTTTGACGACACCCGACCATCGTGACCGCTGTTCTGAACGACGCCGACGAGATGCCGATCGCCGTTTTCCAACTGTCGTATTTGCCAGTGGGTGATTTCAGCCTCGGGCACGTCCGACACTGGTGGTGGTCGAGAGATGGGCATCGTCGTCCTCCTTGGATTGGTAGCCCCTGCGAGATTCGAACTCGCTTCCCCGGAGTGAAGGTCCAGGCATCCTATCCAGTAGACGAAGGGGCCTTGTTGCTCAGACCGTGGCGTTTGAGATCGGCGTGGTTGGCTTGCCGCTTGCCGATCCGATAGCGCCCCGGATAGGGGATTTCCTTGCCGGTAAAGCAATCGACCGCGATGCTGCGAATCGTCCGACCCTGGGCATCGACAGAAGGCGCTGGCACGTCGGCGAACACCGCCCAGTACCAAATCCCATTGACCAAGCGCAACTCGCTCTCTGGAGCCAGAACCACGACATCGGTCGGTGGGGTCGGTCTTGGATAGCGCCGCCGTTCCGGCATCCGACACAAAATGCCGGTGCGCGGATTGACGTAGAGATCGCCAGGAAATACCTCGTGGACCCAGTACGGACCGAACACAAAAAGTTTGCCATCGCGCTCGATCAGCTTGGTCGAAACCATGCCATCGAGGTGCCCGAGAATGTGGATTTGCACCGTCGAACGCGGGCTGATCCGCTGCCGTATCTCAGAGTAGACATCGTTCCACAACCGACCGACCCGGCTGATCAGGAACCTCCGTAGCGGCCCGAGCAAATCCGAGAACTCCTTGTGCTCAGGGTAGGGACGGCTCATCCCCTGCTTGTCTGGCCACTCCTCCGATTTAGTCCGCGAACGGATGTTGCGATAACGGTACACGCCGCCGCTGCGGGGCCGCTCGATGACGACCTCGTGCATGTCGTAGCGCATGATTACCCTCCGATGTTGAGCGTCACGTCATCGGAACCTCCTTCTGGGTTAGCCGCGCGCGATGTTGCCGACGGGCGCGCTCTTTAGCGCTAAGGGGCATGATCCCCGCGCACCGAAGCAAATAACTGCCGATAGCGCTGGCGGTCAGATTACAGATTTGTACCTCCGACCACTCCTTGCTCGCGGTGATTGTCAGGCATGTGACAACAGGGGCCAACCCGTATTCGGCACCACCGTATCGATGTCCTGCAATTCTGACGACTTCGCGTCGCCCCGGTAGCCCATAGTAACACGCCTCGCTCTGCATCGAGGTGTACCGATGCTCGAACCCAACTCTTTTGAGAAGATCGGCAGCATAGGTACACGCCTCAAGTTCTGTCATAGCGTTGCCGCCGCCAACGCAAGCCGTGTGCGATTGGTAGGCCGCCGAGGAGTCGAACCCCGTTCTGCGCGGTGTAGGCGCGCCGTTCTAAGCCGGTCTACTAGCGGCCCAACTTCTTCCGTCGATCAACCTCCTCGCGGGCATCATCCTCACTGAGGAAAATGGTCTGACCTATCTGAGCATGCTGACCCCAAAAATCATCGTGACAGGTGTCATAGGTGACCATGGGAGCGCCCCACTCACTTTCCACCGCGATCGTGATTTTCTTGATGAAGGTGGCATGGATCTGCCAGTTCGTGGTCATCAGCCACACAGGCGTGCCTACTGGCATCACTGATAGTGTGAGTGTTCTTTCCATTTTACCGACATCCTTTATCCGGCAAGGGAAACGGACGGGGAAGAGCAGAGAATCGGACGGATCAAACAGCAATCAGCAATCCTCAACCAGCACGCCCGGTGTGCCAGGATCACCACGTCATCGTCCGTCGTAACGGAAACCGGCGCGGTTACCAAAGACACGATCGGTGGGCGACCCCGGATTTGCAGATTTTGCCCGCTTCTCTACTCACTCACCCGCCCGCCCATCAGGGGCGAACCCCCGATCTCAAATGATGCCTTCCGCCTCCAATACCTCGGCATCGCCATCGTCGATCACGATCTTGTTGCTCGCATTCTTGGCAGACAACTGATCGTCAATCTCGACCAAACGACGATTGACCGCCAGCAAATCACGCTGTAGATCCCGATGATCAGCGGCGGTCAGCAACGGCACCGAGAGTTTGTCGGCGGGCGTTTCCGGTTCGCCATAGCGCGATGATGGGCGTGCCGCCATGGCGGCAATCCGTTCGCGCAATGCGTCCAGTTTCGTCTTCAAATCGCACTCGTCGAGTGTGCTGGCGCCAGTCAGTTCTTTGATCATCCCATCGAGGATTTGCTGCTTGCGCAGCAAGCCAGCGCGCGAAGTCACAAGGCTCGCGATGCCACACTGATGATTGGCGCCACCTACCGCTTTGCGCAGCACCGTCAGCACACCCATCAGTCGCCACGTCATCTCCATTTTGAGCCGCAACTCAGCGCGGCGCGCAAGCACCCCCGCGACATCCGCCGTGTCAACGTCAACCGACGCGACCACCGCCAGCGGGTTTACGCTCTTGGCGTGGCGTCGCCGTCGACGACCATACACGTCTTCCTCTGGCTCCTCGCGCGGCGGCTCAATGCGTCGTTGAATTGCGTTGATGATCTGCGACGCCCGTCGCAAACTTACTTCCATGGTCATGCTGCGTCCCTCTCAGATAAGCCATGTTAGGATACCTAACGGCGGTTGTAAAGAGGAAAAGCTGGTCCGGGTGGTGAGAATTGCACTCACGATCCCCGCCTTCCAAGGGCGGTAGCTTAGCTGCTGGCCCACACCCGGAGAAACTGGCGCGCACGAAGGGAATCTAACCCTCCTGCATCCGCTAGACAGGCGGCGGCACTCTACAGAATGCGACGTGCGCATGGTAGGGACATAGGGGCTCGAACCCTAATCGACCGGTTAAGAGCCGGCTGCTCTCCCTCTGAGCTATATCCCCGCAAAACTGGTGCCGGCGGTCGGAATCGAACCGATCGTTCCTCGCTCATCAGGCGAGTTTCCTGCCATTGGAAGACGCTGGCATTGGTGGGGAAAGGCTGAGTCGAACAGCGCGCTATTCAGCAACCGGGTTACAGCCGGCGTCCCGCGCCCCGCGGGTGACACTTCCCCTAGTTAAGTCTGCCCCACACCACGGGCAGAAGCTGATCAATGAGAATGACGTTCCGCCATCCTTGATCATGATGCCGAATTCTCCACGTCTTGTGACGTGGATTAGGCAATCAGGACATTCATGGCGATCGTGGATGCCAGACGCGCACTGATTCTCTGCGTTACCAGCCATCTCGACGCAACAGAAATCCATTCTCAATCTCCCACAATGCGGAGCCACCGCGAGGAATCTAACCTCGGTCGCCGAGATACCGACTCGGCACTCTGACACTGAGCTACGGCGGCGGAATGGCGGACAGTCTGGGATTCGAACCCAACACCCTGGGGTGCCATCGGTTTAGCAAACCGCGACGGTGAGCCCTCCCGCCTGCGCTGTCCTTGATGGCGGAGCGCTGAGGAATCGAACCCCCTGCCTTTTGAGGCATCCATCCCAGTTTTCAGGACTGGTGGCCGACCATTCAGCCGGAGCGCTCCGTGTTGGTACCCCCGGTCAGATTCGAACTGACACTGCTCTCGTTCTAAGCGAGATGACTCCTGCCAAATTGGTCTACGGGGGCGTATCTGGTGCGGGCGGCGCGAAACGAACGCGCATGCCAATGGCGGCGAGGTTTAAGCTCGCTAGGTCTACCGTTCCCCCACGCCCGCCTGCTGTCTCTCTAGTTCCGATGCGTAAGCTGCCTCGATCAGCTTACGCCACCCATCTCCAAATCCATGGATTTCGCCAGGACCGAATAAGTCATCCAGTATCCGGCCAATGGCATAATCAACGCTAACCCCCTGGCTTAGCGCTCGGGCGCTCTCGAAAATAAGACGGTATGCCTCGCTCTTCGTTAGAGAGCCGCGCGCCGATGGCGTAAGCGCCAACTTCAATCTCACCACCATCTGCTCGCTGGGCGACAGACGTTTTTTGCGGTGCGGGTGATTGGTCATCGTCTTTCTCGGCCCCTGAGAAACCCCCGAGGCGCGGGGTGTTGGTCGCCCCTGCCGGAATCGAACCGAGCATTCCCGACTTGAGAGGCCGGTTTCCTTGAGCCATTGGAAGAAGGGGCGTTGGCTAATTCAAGCAGGATATCTGCGTGGCACCGGTGTGGCGCACACCAACAGACAAGGTCCCGACCCCTTAACTCGACGATCTGCGCCATCAGATCATCGTTCTGACTCAGGTAGAGCCTATAGCGTTCGATGACTTCGTCACGAGGCCCATCCCGCCCAATGAGAAAGGGATTGCCCCACTTCGAAGGTCGCCCGACATAAGTCGCGGTTTTCGTAGATTTACATCCTACCTGTCTGGCATTGAGGACCCTCATATTGACTCCTATCGTTGGCAGCCGGCGACGTAATCGAAACGTCATAGATGCCTTCAAAGGGCACCCGCACCGCCTGGTGTACCGGCCTCACTTCTTGGCAAGACCAGCCAGAGCACCACCGAACCGCTCGCGTGTATGTCTGATGGACGCCTGTGCCGGACTCTCGGAACAGCAACCGTCGCAACCGTGAACCTCCTCGGTATCGGCAAACTTGTCGCCACGGGCGGCGCGCTTGAACGCGATGTCGTCGGGGTCGGGATGACCGATGCCGTGCGGACAGATGCGCTCCATCAACTTGCGGTCAGCACGCCAGTGGGTCGGGAATTGCCGCATGCAATGGTCGGATGGGTTGTGGATCACACAATGCTCACTAACGCAGCTCGCGCGCGGATGGACCCCGGTGAGCCACTGACCTGTGCCTGTCAAGTATTCGTTCTCAGCCATGTTACGTCCCTTTCTGTTGGGTATCGCGGGGAGGGTGGGCTCGATCCAGAGCTAAGTGAAAAGGCCACGGCCGTCCGTCACCGACGGCCCAAAGCTCTGACCCGCGATTGGCAGGCGGATTGGGATTCGAACCCAAATCTATGCGGTCAGAGCGCATGATCCTCGCCATTGAACGATCCGCCATAACAATCCGCTTCTTGTCCCACCGAAACGCGCTCGCGCGGATCACCTAAAAGCTCGCGCGCTTGCTCGTAAGCCGCTTCCTGCAACCGCCGAATGTATGCCGCTCGCGGGCAATCTTGCCGAAAACAGCAAACCCAATCAATGCGACACGCGCAAGTTTCCATCAGAAATCACCCTCGGCACATTGCAGACAGACCAATCCTTCCTCACGCCACATCCGAACCACTTTTGTACGATCGTCAACGACCAGACACGGCTCAAATCCAGCCGCCCGCATCTGCGCTAGCATCTCGCGTTTCACAATGGCGTCGTCGCGAAAGTCGCCCTCAGCACGCATGTAGAGAGCCGAGCGCGGGACATCGTGGTCGTAGAGCCAGCGCTCGGTCACCTCGCGATAATTGGAGGGACGCCCAGTGCAGAGGACAATGTGGTAGTCGCAAGCGAGTTGATTGGCCAAGTCGATGATCGGCTGGATAGCCGTGTCCTCGCCCATCGCGGCGTAGAAGGCATCCCAGTCCTTTTTCAGGGCGGCCAAATGATGCTGACGGTGTGTGCCATTAGCGAGAGTCCCGTCAATGTCGAATATTACAGTGCGCATCTCTTGCCTCTCCTGAAATTGGTGCTGGATGTAGGACTTTAACCTACGTCGTCATCGCTTACAGGGCGAGTGCCTATTCTCTCGGCCAATCCAGCCTAGATGGGGCGAGGTGCGGGTTCTGGCCCCGCTGCTCCGCCTCCACAGGGCGGCGTTTCCACTGGTTCACTAACCTCGCCATCAAGATGTTTTCGTGCGTCTGGGAACGGTTCAACTTCCCAGAGATCGGCGTCTGCGCTGCTTCCCGGCCAGGAGCAACACAAATCCAAACCGACCCGCCCACCCGATAACCCGCACGAAACTGGAGTGCCGCCAGGGGATCGCACCCTGCTGAATCGAGGTTGCAACTCGACGCCTTCCCTAGCTGGCTCGCGGCACGATTGAAATTATTTCGCGTTCCCCTTGCGGATATTTTCGATCGCAATCCCGTCGAAGACTGCCTCATAATCCTCGTCCCCAGGGGAAACCTCCGCAATATCGCAACCGAGCGCCGCCATCGCGGCCTCGAAGTTTGGGTACTGACCGCTTTGCCATGCGTGGAGCGCCTGCCGCATCTTCGCCGCGACATCCTTCATCGCGTCCGCCAACTCCGGGTCTTCTGCGATTTGCCGTTTCGCGGTCTCGCTGTAGATCAGCGGATCGTCGCCGAACGATTTCTTAGCCATCGCGGTTTCCTCTTTAAGGTATAGGGGGGTGTGCTGCCACGCCAAAGTCTCTGAGGGCCGATGCAGTCATCTCGGTACTAAGCCCTGTCGGTCTCGTCCGTTTCCGATCAGACCCGCTGTTCCTCTCGTACTGTGCGGGCAAAACTGCATCTTCAGCATCGGCTCTGATTCGAACGCCTTCGCGTGGAAGAGGAACCTTGTCCGTCGCCGAACTTAGGAAGGCTTCCAATGCCAATAGCGCCGTTGCGCCTTGCCGATCCCTGTGGATATACGCCCAGGTGACCCGATCGTAGCCTGGGACCACTTGATTTCAGCCCTAGGAGCCTACTCTCCTCCACTCGACACTCCTTAGATGATGGCTGCTCCTAAGCCAACATTCCCACCCTATTCTGGCACGGGCGTGAGGAATTGAACCCCATCTTGCCGGGTTGGAGCCGGTCGTGCTGCCGCAACACTTCGCCCGCAATTCAGTTGCCAGTGCTCTCCTGGCTGTCACGCCGACCCCGTGGCGTTCCGGCTCCGTGCGCACGAAGACTGGCTGGCAGGGCCGGGATCGAACCGGCCTCGTTCTCGGTTAACAGCCGAGCGCGCTCACCCTGAGTGCTACCTGCCAATGTCTGGAGCGGGCTGAGCCGAGGGATCGGCGCATTCGCTACTACCGAGGGAGCGATCGACTCTCGGGCTCGCTATCCCCTTGGGGACCCGCACAAAACTGGAGCGGCGTAGGGAAATCGAATCCCTCTCTCTGCCTTGGAAGGGCAGGGCAATCCCCAGATTACGAACGCCGCGGTGCCGAGTCCCCGCATCGAACGAGAACCTTCTGCTCTTCAGGCAGACGTGCAGACCGACTACACCAACTCGGCAGGAAACGTTGACGACAAGATTGACGCCAACGTGGGTAGGGCCACTGGGAACCGGGGTGGCAGGGGGAGGACAGGTGGACGTTGCCCCGGCGCGTCACGAAAGCCTCGCCGTTGGGGGTCGGCGATCCCAGTGGGTTGGTGGCGGGACCGGATGCTGCCTCCGGGTTGTCCGGTTATGAGCCGGACCAGGGCACTGGCCCTTGCCTCCCGCTTCAGTATTTCTTGGTAGGCGTATTCGGGGTCGAACCGAAGTCTGACGCTTATAAAGCGCCTGCTCTTGGCCGTTGAGCTATACGCCCGCTGGCGTGAAACGCTCAAGCCTTGGTGCTTTGGCTCCCGCCGACATCAACTCATAAATCGCCCCAGGAACCCGCTCCAAGACTTCGGCGAGCGAATGCCCCGTTACAAGCAATCCTTTCGGTTCGTCAGCCGTAACTGCTATTAACCCACCTTCGCTGGTCGAGATACTCAGGGTCATGAGGACGGTCCACTTGACCTCAACAGGTTCTGCCATCTCTGACTCCTTTGCCGCCGCAATCGGGGCAGCACAACCGCCGCTTCAGATAATCGTGCAGAGTTTCGAGGGCGCGGCGGTCGCCGTCGATTAATGCCTCTATGTGAGTCGGCTTCTCCCGAATCGCGGGGTTCCATCCAGAACCACCACAGGTTTGGCATTTATCACCGGATTTGGCGTCAGATGCCATCTCATCCTCCGGGTTACGGGTTCTGCGCGGGATTGACCGGCCGGGACGACCTTAGCGAGGCCCATACTCGCTAAGGGGGCTACGCCGGTCAATCCCGCGCAGAGGGTGCCGACCACGATGGTGCTCCACAGGTTTCCACGACCATCCGTCGGCTGACGGGGTTGTTCGGGAATGGAACCCGCGACACTCACCGTCTTGTCGCTAACAGCGTTACGGGTCACGCTCTTAACGGCGCGAATTAAACCAGTGGTCCCGTATTGGTGGAGGCGGAGAGAGTCCAACTCTCATCTTCTGGTTGCAGGCCAGAGATCCTCGCGTTGAACGACGCCCCCAGGTATTCCGCTTTCGCCTAACGTCGCTTGCGCTGCCCTCCAGCCCTAGAAACCTTCACGGGGCCGACGTTAGGCGAAAAAGGAACAAAATACACCGTAGATCGCTGCGTGGGTTCAGCCGGCCATTCCCAGCCCCCACGAAGGTCACGGGCTGTCGTCCTTCGACGAAGTTTACCGGTCTCCCCGACGGCCACTGCTATCAAGGCTGGCCGTTCACCTTCGAACAAAACCCCCGCTCAGGGGGAACTGGCGGGGGCTGATGATCTCGCGATCCTATCGGCAACTGCCGAACAACCCCTACCTCATGCTTGCGGATTCCCCAAGGATGGGTACGCACACATGCCGAACCAACGGAGATGATCCGATCGTTCTATGGCTTGTGTGCGGGCAATTCGCTGCATGACGATGGAGATGATGGCGACCCCAACAGGGTCTGTCAATCCCTTTTTATCGACCCCGTTGATTTTTCCAACAGAGACCCTATTCTCAAGGCGTTCACTTAATCAGAGGAGAAAATCATGGGCGATGGCAGGTGGGACCCGAAAGCCTGGTCGAGCACCCGAGTGTCATATTCAGCGACAAACCCGACTGTTGATCACATCTACAAATCGAGCCGCTTGGCCCCCGACCTCGCGCCTGCCGATATCAAATTGCGCGAATCGCGAGACTCGGCGTCCAATCCGAACTCGACGGCGCTGATCGTCGCGCTCGATGTCACCGGGTCGATGGACAAAGTCCTCGACGTGATGGCGCGCGACAGCCTCGGCACCCTCGTTGCCTCAATCTACGAGCGGCGACCGAT